CGGCAACATCTTGATGAATCCTGGCGGCTTTGTCGGCATTAAGGCATCCCCACCCGACCGCCTTTTCCACGTTGAGATCTCCGACGCAGTGACAGCCGCCGTCACCTATGCTCAGCGGCTGACGCATATCACCAGCAATCCAGCCGTGGCAGGATTTGGAGTTGGCATAGAATTTGAGCTGGAAGAGAATGACGGTACGAACAGGGTAGCGGCCTACATCATCGCAGACTGGCAGGACGCAGGTGAGGGCGCATCTGCGGATGGGCGGCTGAACTTCGGAGTGATGACGGCTGATGCAGCAGCAGCGACAGCAATGTCAATTTGGAATGGCAACGTTGGCATAGCAGATGTGACACCGACGGAAGGCAGACTAGTTGTTAGAAATAATAGCTCAGCTAATGGTGTCATAGCTTATTTCTACCGCGATGCTGCAGTAGGCCCAGGAGGGGTCAACGGCGTTGAAATTTTCTTGGATAACGCCACCGATTGGGGGACAGCACTCCGTGTCCGGCAGGATGGTACTGGATTTTTGGCTGATTTCTATGACGGTGCAGCTTCTGTTGCTAAAATCGAAGGCTATGGAACGATACGTTCAACGCCGAATACTTTCGGGCCTTGTTTCTACGGGCTCTTGGATATCGGCCCAGTGACCAATCCCGTTGCCAACTTCTACCAGAAAGCCACCGACGGAGGGGTTGAGGTATTACGGTTGTGGCAGATGGATGTGGATCAGCCGTTCATCGAGTTCCGGGGGACAGCAGCGGCAGCAGACTTAACTCGTTCCATCGTAGATGAGGGTGATCAAGCTAGCGAGACGCGCGAAGGATGGCTAAAGGTTTATGTGAGAGATGACGGAAATCAGATAACAGACCAGCCTTACTTTGTTCCAATATATTCCTTGAGTGCATAGGAAGTCGGCAAAACTTTTTACGCTTCTTTCCGAAATTCAGCTGTTGACACCAAACCGAATCTTGACTATAATAAGATGCTTTGTGATTGATGCAACATGCTTGAAAGGAAACAGAATGAAAACACTCAACCTGAACATCTGGGAGCGCGTGCAGCTGACAACGCTCATGGCCCAGCAGCGCGGCAACCCGCAGCAGTATCGGAAGTCCATCCGCGTCTTGGACGTAGTGGAACTGAACGAGGACGAACGGGAAGCGGTGGGCTACGAGGCCACCGTGACCGACGGGCGGCTGGACTTCGACTGGAAGCACGAACGGGATTTCGAGCTGTCGTTCGAGGATGCGGACTGGGACACGCTGCTGGCAGCCGTGACCTCTTTCAGCGGCTGGCCCACCGACCGCCGGGTGGGCGCATTGCTGGACAAGCTCGGAGTGTAGGAGTATGGACTGGGCGAAGCTCCTGAACGATTACGGATTCCCGACGGCCTTGTTTCTGCTGCTGGCGTCTCACATCAAGGGCATCCTCGCTTTTGCGGAACGGATGCTCTCCAAAGCATGGCCGACGTTCGCGGAGCAGCGGCGGCTGAAGCTGGAACGCCTGACGGCGGCGAACGGGCGTCTCGCGGAACGGCAGCGGCTGGAGCTGGAACAGGCAGCGGCGGTAGCCGAGCGGACAGACACGATCATGGCGCTCAAGGAGATGCTCCGCCTAGTCCGCGAATCGCTGCGCGATGAGCAGGTGGAACGGCGGCTGGACAAGGAACGGCTCTATAAGATCATTGAAAGGCACGAGCAGCTCGATGCGCAGATCGTTGAGGCGCTGCGGGACATCAGCGAGGTCATGCGGAATGTGTCCAGAGTGCTGGGCCGCATCGCCGTCAGGGTAGGAGTGTATAATGACGCGGACAAGAAAACTAGTCACGACTAAAAGCGACAAGCGAACGCAGGAATACATCTTGGGCCTGATGCAATCTCTACCGGTGGAACTGTTTGAACTGGTCAAGGAATTGCGCGGCATCACCGAGACCATCAGGAACAAAGCCGATGTGCTAGACCAGGACGTCCAGCAAGTCACGGAGGATCTGAGGAAATTCTCAACCCGGCTTGACGCGCTGGAAAATGTCGTCCGCGAACTGTGCGATACCGCCAGCAAGGCGGTGGCGATCGAACCGCTGTACAAGCTGCTCCACCCAGAGGAGGAAACAAAATAGCTGGATCTCCTCTGCGTCGCCGGAACCTGATATCGCTGATAGTAGTTGCCGTCATCGCCGCTATGCTGGTGACAGCGGCAGCCTGCCCGCATGTCTATCGGCTGTTCGTGTCGCCGCTGGACGTTGCTTTAGTATCACCCGTTTACCTGCCGCTCGTCACCAAGAACTGCCGAGCAAAGCCAGACGGACGCTTCGGCATAGCCGAGCACGGTCTGGAGCAGATGCTCCTGCTCGGCTTCCCGAACGACGGACGCTACCATTCCGTACAGTGGGCTCAGCCAGAGGAGTCGGACACGGTTCGCTTTCTGCGCCCGGCAAGCCGCGAGCCCGCCAGCACCTGGGCGCTGGGCGCATACGATACTGTGGTCGGGCGATGGTCAGATGAGGCGGGATTCCGGCAGTTTGTACGTTCCCGTGACGATGTGGATTTTATTGTAGGCAATGAACGGTCAATCAGTACACCGATTGGCGATTCTCATGTGACCCCCGAACAATATGCTCGGTGGTATCGGGACGCGTGGGAGTTAATAAAATCGGAGAATCCTAACGCTCGTGTGGGTCCATTTGGCCCGGTAGCTTGGAGTCCTAAAATCGTACCGGTTTGGGATGCTTATTTACGTTTGACTGGCAAACTTATGCCAGTTGATTTTTATACTGTCCATAAGTATATGTGGCCTGGTCAGCTACCAGATGATTATTGGCGAGGGCTGGTGGATTGGATCAGCTGGCTGGAGTCATATCGAGGTCGGGCCTGGGTGGGGCCACAGGTGTATTGGCTGACCGAGTTCGGGTTGCCAGAATGGGAATATCCTGACTGGGTGACTTCGGAACTGGCACTGAAGTTCATGGCCGACATCGTCCCGCGATTGATAGAGAACGACCTGGGCATTGCAATGTGGGCTTGGTGGCCGTCGGGAAGGGATACAGCCCTGATTCGTGGTACTATGATAACTCCGCCAGGAGAAGAATATCTTAGGTTGGCGCTCTCAGGAGCGAAATGAACATCTAGTTGAAAGGAAAAGATGATGGAATTCTTACGAAGTCCTGCAGGAACAGTAGCATTGGTTGTCGGCGCGATCTTGGCGCTGGCAGCGCTAGTGCAGGGAGGAAACAAACTGTACCGGTGGCTCAAGGTGGCCCGCCAGGGCTATCCGTATGAGGACGAGATCGAGGAGGCGCTACTGCCGTTCTTGTACCAGGCGCTCATGGCGGCGTACAAGGCTTCAGAATCGCTCATGGATGCCGTGGGCGAGAGGCTACATGGCGCGGACAAGATGATGATAGCGCGGCTCATCTACCAGATGCTGCCCGACGCTGTGTCGGTGGCGGGCATGGACTGGCGGTGGAAGGAGCACATCGGCGAGGAAAGGTTCTCCAGGTGGATGCAAGAGCGGTTTGACAGTTTCACCGGACTGTGGGATACGGCGGAGGAGGGCATACTGAGGGCCATCCTGCCGGAAGGCAACCCGCCGATGGTTTCCGATGACACTTACCGCATCAAGCTGCCGGACGTGACAGGGCTTCACCCTGAGTGAAAAGCATAGTTTACGGCCTGTTTTCGCCGACACATCTCTGACAGGAGGTAGACACCTAAATGCTTAAGCGAAAGAAGCCAGTGATAGTCGCGCTGTTTGCGGACACTCACCCGAACAGTACCGTCGGCCTGGTGCATCCTGATGGCGTGGACTTTGACGACGGCGGGAAGTACATGCCGAGCCGGGCGCAACAGTGGCTCTGGCGGCGATGGCTGGACTTCTGGTCGTTCGTGACCGAGCTGAAAAAGCGGCACAGGGCCGAAGTGTGGGCCGTCTGCCTGGGAGACGGGGTAGATGACAACTCACACTCAAAGCATGGGTTGATCGCTGTCAACAAATCAGTCATCGTAGATTTGGCCGCCATGATCTGGGAACCAGTATTGGAGGTAGCCAACACTAAGTTTGTGATTCGGGGTACGGAATCACACACGGGCGGTAGCGGCGAGTTGGAAGAACTGATCGCCAAAGAGATCGGGGCTGAGAAGGATGACGTCACGGGCAACAATTCCTGGTGGTGGCTCCCGCTGGAAGCAGCGGGCGTGACATTCGACCTGGCTCACCACCCAGGGAGCACGAGCATGAGGCCATGGACGAAAGGGGGCGGGGCGCTCAGGCAGGCATCAATTCTGGTGATGGAATATGCCGAAAGTGGCAACATACTGCCACAGTTCGGCGTCCGCGCCCATGTGCATCATTTGGAGGACTCTGGTCTGAATCACTCAATTCAGGTGTTGTTCCTTCCGCCGTGGCAGTTATGCACATCATATGGACACCGGATAGGATTTTCTGGCAGAATAGAGCCGGTGGGCGGGGTCGCGGTGGTGTGCCGGGACGGGCACGGGGAAGTGCATGTGCAGAGCTACAGGCCAGTCAGGAGGGCGGCATGGACACGGAAATAGATGCCATCACCGAAGATGAGTTGGTGGCCGCGCTGCTCTCGGCGCGGACGGCAAACGATGCAGTCAAGGGAGCATTGACGACCAACGAGCTGGCCGAGATGACCGGGCGCAGGGTTCGATGGGTGCGCGAGCAATTGAAGCCGCTCATTGCCGAGGGCAAAATCGAACCCGTGAGGACGCGAATCGTGGATATCGCGGGCAGGTCGACGATAGTGCCCGCTTACAGATGGAAAGCGAGTGATGATGATTGACGCGGCAGAGCAGATGTTCCGAAAAGGTAGCGAGTTCTCCTCTTTGATTTGGCTGAACTATGTTCTGCGGGACAAGCCCAGGCCGCTCATTTTCATGATTCACGACCACGGCTGGTGGAAGGGGTTCCCCGACTTGTGGGACGGTGAGCCTGTACAGTTCCCGCATCCGGGGACGGTTCAGGGATTCGCGCACCTCATAGAGAAGGCGCAGCTCGGCTCCTTGCTCGGCGCTCCCATTTGGCCAGAGAGGCCGTACAGGACGGAAGTGTGCGACGAGCCGTGGCAGTTCCAAGACAGCTACGGGCGGCTGCTGAAGCTGGAGCTGCCGGGGATGAACGTACACATAGTATCATATCCATAGAAATCATCTTTCTCCTCCTTTCGCCGGACGCCCTGGGCCTGACCAACCCAGGGCGTTTGTGTATCTGTTGCTAGGTGTTCTGGAATCCAGAAACGGGAAGGCAGGGGAAACGGAGCATGAAACAGGCTCTAACCTTAAATATTTGGCTGTTTTCGGGTAAACGCTTGACAGATAAAACATACTGTGCTATAATATATACAGGTTGAGAGAGAGCAGACAAGCAGAAGAGGAGAGAATTCAGGACATGGCTTACATCGAAAGAAAAGACGCGGTAAAGAGAATCAAGGCAGCCCTGAAGAAAAAGACCGGCAAGACCTGGAGCGTGACCGGCGGCAGGGGCACAGCATGGGGCTGGCTCTGCGTGCAGGCTCCCAAAAAGCGGCGGGTGTCGCACAAAGAAAACCCCGCATGTAACCGGATGGTTTACCCGCTACCGCCAGGACAGAGCTTGTACATAGAATATGTCAGAGAGAACGGCGTAAACTACTACACCAGCGACGTGGACTGCGAGGAGCTGGCGCGGGCGTTCGGGCTATCCAGCAAGGTGCATTATCAAGGTCTGAATATTTCGCCAGACCAGCGTGAATTATACGTAAAGATGATAGAGGAAGCATGATGACCTGGGAGCTGAAACGCAAGTGCGACGGGCTGGTGATCGTCACGGCCCATACCAAGCGAGAACTCCAAGAGTGCCTGGAATCTCCTAAAGGCCAAAAGCATGTCAGTTCGTGGCTCGCGCCTGACGACGAGGTTGAGATAACTAAAGTCGAAGCAGCCCCGTTTTGCGACGGTGGCTGCGACGGAATGAATGAGGATTGGTATGTAGAGAGCGGCGAGTGCGACATCTGCGGCTTGCCAGTGAATTGAGCAGCAACCGCTCGCTCCGCAGCGTGGCAGACGGCACAGCCGACGGGCCGAAGCGGAGCATCAAAGCCCCGGTAGTTTAACCGGCAGAACGGCGGCCTCCAAACCCGCTAGTTGAGGTTCAAGCCCTCACCGGGGTGCTGAATAGTTGCATCTATCTACACAAGAGCGCCAGCGCGATGCTGGCGCTTTTGCTTTGGACTTGACAAGAATTATTATTTGTGGTAGAATGGGGAAAATTAACAGAATGTCCACAACGGAGGCGAAATGACGATAGACAAAGAACGGGTACAGGAACTGCTTGTGGCGATAACTGACACCAGAAACAAAAAGGAGCGAATGGAGTATGTCGCCGCCCTGCGCGAGCTGCTGCGACCGTTTCTGGCGGACTTGGCGCTGGCGGAAGATGAGAAAAGACAGCATGAGTGATACTACCGTCATCATCCTTGAAAAAGTGCTTGGGCAGCTATTGGCCGAATACAAACAATGCCGCTCTGAAATTAATCTCGCAACCTACAAGGCACATACGGTGGAAGTGAGAGTTCGGGCGATAGCAGAGCTGATAGAGCGCGAATCAGCGGGCAGTGAGTTTCAGTATAGTCAAACAAAAATTCTGGAGAACTGTGGACTGAAAGACTTGACGCCGGCAGACACGGAGGACAAGAAATAATGGCCCTCATCAGCTTCTCGCTCACCACTAAAGAATTCCTGAGCGGGCGCAAGACCGTCACGCGCCGCCGCTGGAAGCCGAGACACCTAGAAATGTGGCAGCGGCTCTGGGACACCAGGCAGCTGGAGCATGACGCCTGGGACAAGTCCCCTCGTTTTGGCGGAAAGAAGATCGGTCGTTTTCGCTTGACGTGCCGTCCTTACCTGGAGCGATTGGCCGATATGCCGAAAAGTGATTTGGTTGCCGAGGGTGGAATGGTAGAGACACTGGGGGAGTTCATCCTCTTGATTGGCGGTGCTCCACAAGAGATAGTAGCGGTCGTGCGTTTGGAGAAATTGGAGGAACTGGATGATACCTAAAATAACCCTGGCCCGACGCGCCATAGATTCAAACGCGCGTCAACACCGTTATGATGAATACCGGCCAGAATTTCACATGCTGGCGCAGGAAATGCTTGAATTGAGCTTGGCTTTGCAGGGCCGACATGAACATCCTGTATGGATGGAACTCATCCAAATCGGTGGCATTGTTACCAATTGGCTGGCAGATATTATGGTTGAACAAGGCGATACTGAAATAGTTGAATATCTAAAGCGAGGAGATAAGGAATGAACATCGGCAAATTTCTGATCCTGCTCGTCACGCTCGTCACCGTCCCCCGCTTCGCCAGCGCCTTTCGTCCCATTGACGATTATCTTTTCGCTGGAATGCCCGTCACCGCCTTGGGGATGGGCCTAGCGATGGGCCTCGGCACTTACTTCGTCATCATCACCTATCACCAGACGCAGGCGATGAGGGCTGAATACCGCGCCGAGTGGGAAGCGCACGACAGGCGCATGGCGGAGCAGGGCAAAAAGAACCGCAGGCCGTCGGAACCGCCTGGGCTAAAAAGTGCGTGGACGCTGTACGCCTCGTTCGTCGCGCTGCTGGCGCTGGCCGTCGCCGTGCAGTCGGTGTGGGTGCTCTCGCGGTTCCGCTCCGTCCCGGTGGAGGAGCTGCTGAAGCCCTGGACGCTGGGCGTCTACTCGTTCGCCATCGTGCTCGCACCGGAAGCGCTGGTGTTCGCGGTTAGCACTGCGATCCATTTCCGGCACGCGATGCGGCAAGTCGGCAAAAAGGGCAAGCGTGCCGAAGCGTCTTTCTCGCTGACCGAACGGCTCGCGGCGAGATTCCTGCCTGTTCCAGTGATAGAGGAACCCATGCCGAACCCTGCCAGCATTTCAGTTCCTATGCCAGAACCGAACGGGAACGCGCCGACGCGCTACGCGGACTTTGCGGTTCTGTGCCAGGAACGGAAACTTGATGCGGCAACCGTCGCTGGAATGACCGGCAGGGAGATGGTGGCTGCTGGTCTTGCTTCTGGTCAACGGTCGGCGACGAACTGGCGGCGGAGGTTTGCGGAAGATGGAGGGAGCGAATAATGCGCAGAGGAGGCATGGGATTCGGGCGCATACCAGGCGTATACTCGCAGGACCCCAGCACGCCAGCGGCGCAGTTCGCCGTACCGTTCCTAAGAACGCTGGTCGGGATTCCGCTGTCGATCCTCATGTCAGGATTGGGAGCCGCATGGTTCATCTGGCTCATACCGCCGAAGAGCGCGTTGCTCATCGCCGTCTTCGCGCTGGCCTGCGGGCTCGTGACCACCGGCTGGCTGGGCCTGCTGGCGCGAGCCGAACAGGTGCGGGCGACGGACGATGACGCGGTGCGCCTTCACATAAGCCGCCAGGTGTCGGCATTCCTAGCCTGCGTGGGCATAGCCGCGCTGATATGGGGCGTCGGCGGCCTGAGCAAGACGTGGTGGGGGCTGCCGCCGAGAACATGGAGCGCGGCGACGGGGAACATCGGCCTTTATACCACGCAGTTCATGCTGGCGATAGGACTGTTCGTGGGCGGCAGTTTCGGGATCTACTGGTACGGCAAGGAAACTGTCACCCCGCACGAGCTGGTGGGGGAGCACTACATAGCCCATGAGGTCTTGGAGTGGGACAAGGAAAAATATTACGACCAGCGGGCATGGACTTACGAGAAAGCCGAACTACAAGAGGAGATAAGCGCCCTGAAGCTCGACCTGCTGGCAGCGCAGAGCCGTCCCCTCGTCAACGCCGCCGAGGTCAGCAGGCATCAGCGCCAGCCGCTCCAGTGGCAGCTGGCGGTGGCGCAGCTTCTGCTGGCGGGGGAGATGGGATTGGGACACAGTCGCAATTCTCTAGTGCCTGGCGGCTCGCCGGTGCATACATTGCCGCTCACGGGAACGAGAGTTACGGACGCTTTCGTGAGGCACATCTACCGCCAGCTGCGCGACATCAAGGTGGCAGACATGCCGGTGATGACCTCGGCAGGCAACAGGACTGGTTTCACAGCAGGCGTGCCCATTATGCTGGCTGTGGGGGCTATTGAAAGGGTCTCTGTCTGGCGGGGGTTTGGTAGTTAGTTATGTCGCGCCATTATGTCGAATCAGCAGGGTGAAACGGGGTAGGGTGCGATTTGCAATGTTTTTTGAGTTACCCTGCAAGGAAAGGTAGGGGAGGAGCCATGAAAATAACGGATGCCCGATGCCGCTGCGGATGCGGCTGGAGCGGCACAGTCGGCGACTGCGAACTAGACACGAACAGGGACAACCCCATATGTTGCCCCAACTGCCTCACACCGGTTGCATTTGACGACAGCTCGCCCATCATACTTATCATCAGCGAGGTAGAAGTCAACTTTGGCGGAGGTATGCCCCTTCCCACAGCCACGATAACATTCTGGGATCCTGGCGGATTCATAAGCAAGTGCCTGCTCCAGGCGCTCGGCAAGCGCGTCGAGATAAGGATATTGGGGGACCTTGATGATCCATGCTGAAAGCGTCAACTATTGGAAAACCAGCAGAACATCCTCAGACACATGGATAGAAAAAACAAAACGCCAGATCGAAAAACTGGGCGGTCAGGTGCTGATGGAGGGATTCAGTAGGGAATCAGTGACCAATCGGGCGGCGTTCGTGTTGGCTTTTGTGATCGGAGAGGACAGATTCAAGGTCGTCTGGCCCGTCCTGCCGAGCAAGAGCGGCAATGAGAAGGCCGCCAAGGTTCAGGCGGCAACGATGCTGTACCATGACGTCAAGGCGAAGTGCGTCTCCTCTGCCGTGCTGGGAGCGCGGGGTGCATTCTTCTCGTTCTTGATGCTTCCCAGCGGCCAGACCGCTATGGAAATGTCTACTCCCGATCTGGTGCAGGCCATACCAGAAATGTTTGTTTCTGTGCCACAATTAAGCGCGTAAATATAGGAAAGGAAAACAGCATGGCTCAAGCAATCCTGATACTCCTGATCGTAGCTGTCGCCATAGTCGGCGGCGTGTTCCTGGTGGAAGCGTGGAACGGCCAGCAGGACGCGCAGGCGCAGCGTTTGGCGGAGGAGTCGCGGCTCGTTCGCGCTCGCGGCGAGGCGGACGCGGCGCGGACTTTGGCGTCTGCCGAGTCTGCAAGCATTCGTTCTGACGCTTCTGGCAGGTTGCTGGCGACGATGTTTCCGTATTTGATTCTTGCTAGTCTTGCTGGCCTGGCGATGTTCGTCGGATTTCCGATTCTGACCAACTATCTAGAACGATCTCGTGCTATGCCAGCACAGCCTGCTAACTTGTTAGCTCTGGCCGCTCTTGGCAGAATGTGGCTGGCGATGCGGGAGCAGGAGCGGCTGGAAGTTCCGGCAGAGATGGCGATTCTGGAATCCAGAAACGGAGAAAGGAGACTGCAAGATGAATGACAAAGAAACGAGAGACAAAGTGGCGAAATCAACGGTGGAAGGGCCAACCGGCCCCCGACAGGAGCTACCGGGCCAATATTCGACAGTTGAGGGGCCAGGGCCGACGGGAACCTTCGGGCGAAGATCGACGGTTGGGGAGACAAAAGACGAAGTGGAAAATCTAAGAACGATGCGTTGTTACGCCTGCTTCGGCATGGGGCTTAGCCTTGGCGGTATTCTAGGTGTGCTCTTTATGCTTCTCGAAGGAACTTGTTGATGGACTTGCTGAAGCTGGCGACGATCACGGACTGGATAACGCCGACGGTGGCACTGTATCGCAATCTCATGGCTGGCGATGCCGTGATGTTCACGATGGAAGAAGGGGGGGCTTGGTCTGCCAGGGACGCGGAACGGCTGCTTGAGAATTTCGGCGTTGAAAGCTGGGGCTGGATGGGCCTGCCGTTTCCCGAAAGCGGTTTCGTCTTCTCCGTCCATGAATCGCAAGAAGAGTGGGCCTGGCATGTGTTGCAGGAGCACGGCGTGCCGGTGAGGGACTGACGATGAGAATAGGGACCATGATTCGGGAAGCCGTGAGCGCGGCGATGCGCCGTCTCTGGCCCAGGCAGAAGCCGGTCTCTGGGCGTGCGGGGCTGGATGTGCGGAGCATTATTGTGGCTCTGGCGAACAGTGAGGACTATGAGTTTTGAGCGGGGCTTGACAAATTCTGGAGTTTAGGTTATAATAGGGAGGAAGAATTGAGAGCCTGGTGCACTGTGGCGGGCGCACCGTGAAGGGCCGAATAGACGTTGGTCATGCGAGAAAACACCTTTGTGGTAGCTGCCTCTAGAAATAGGGGCCGCCAGCCCAAGACATGACCATCGTCTAGGGGCAGCGACTAGAAAGGTGCTTTTTTTGTTGGGAGGATTAAGATGACAGAGGAAGAATATTCAGCAATTTGGAATGCCATAGAAGAGGCCCGATGGAATCTCGGCACGGTTCTTGAAGGGAATGAGCTAATCCCCTCTGCTGAAGTAGAAAAGAGTCTTGAGCATATTAGAGAGGTTCTTGCAAAATTCTATTCGCTGCCAGTGTAGACAGCCGCCGGCACCGACACAAGTCCGAGTGTGCCTTTTTTATTGGGAGGATACGATGTCAAAATTGTTGGTAGACCTTAATGACGACGCAGGCCTGGATTTTATAGAGGCGGAACCATTATGCCTGGCGTGTGACGGCGTTGGCAAGATAAGCTGTGGGTGGTGCAATTCAGGAGAATGTCCTGAATGCGGGGCTCCCGGCGGTTGCTATCATTGCGTCAATAGTCGTATAACCTGTCCCCAGTGCAGAGGCAGTGGAATAGAGCCCACTTGAAAGCGCAGCTAAATTACGCTGCGCTTTTTGTTTTGCTAAAGTGAGCAGTATGACATTAAGCAATCATTCAAAAACATACAAGAGATACTTAAAATCTAACGTATGGGAACAACGCCGATTAGCTAAATTAGAAGAAGCTAACTGGAAGTGTTCTTGGTGTGGTGAGCGAGAAAGACTTTCCGTACATCACCTTAATTACATACGGCTTGGTAATGAAGAAACGACTGACCTTATAGTTTTATGTGGTTCTTGCCATTGGGTAGCCGATGAGTTACGGCGTGGTAAAAACCCTCAAATGTTGAAAGATTTTCAACGCTCCTTCTGTTCTAAACCTCTGACTGACAAAGAAAGACGAGCAGAAATGCGGCGGCGTAGACGTAATAGAAACTGTAGCCGACACCGAATAGGCTCCATGTCATAGATACAATACGGTCTAAAAGCCCTGGCCACCCTGCGACAAGCGGGGCAGAGGTTACGTTTCGGTAGTTGGCGTTTACAGCCAACAAAACTCCAGAGTCACAGCTAGTGACATATCCCGCTATCCGGCGAAAGCCAGGGATGACAGACAAGTGGAAAAAGAGGATGCCTGGACACGATGGGAATTACCTGGCGCAGCAACTGGGTCTCTCCCTGAAGTCTGTTCCTGCTACAGCAGGCCGTTGAACGACTGACCGACCGACCGACGAAAGTCAAGTAACGGATTCTCCCCTACTGGGGGGGATCCGTCTCTCTATCACTCTCTCCCTCTGAAAGTCAAGGGCCTCTCATATCCCCGCCAACAGAGCCGCCGCAGCCTGCAACAGCTACCCAGCCACAGGGAGGGCAGAGGCGGGGACAGGCAGAGACGGAGAGGCGGAGGAAAAGGGGCGGGAAACAGGCTCTAACCTTAAAAATACAGCGATATTCGGCTGTTTGCTTGATAAATAAAACGTGATATGCTATAATATACACAGTTGAGCAAGGAAACATTAGGAGACAGGAGAGCAAAGATGGCAAAAAACGAATTCCCGCCAGGACACAAAGTGCAAGTCGGCAACAGAACCACGACACTTCGGCAATTCACCCTTGACGCAATCGCTGCCCGCAAGACATTGAACGAATACACCAGGAACCTGAGACTGCCCCGCAAGCGGCAAGCTCGCATTGAGACCGCGCTGGACAAGCTCAACAGCCTGCGGTGGCATCTGGATAGCCAGACCGCGATAGACAACGCGGCACTGGTAGTAGCGAGGATTGAGGAGCGCGGCGCAAAGAACGTGGCTTTCTTGGACATTTATTATTACACCCACTAGCAGCGGCAAGCGCCCCGCCACAGCAGCACACTAGGCGAGCGCCTGGGAGAAAGGCAGCAGAAACATGAACCAGAAATATGTAGCAAAAACCACAGATGAGTTATACGAAGAGTATCTTGAAGCCCGAAACAAGTTCTGGCAAACCTACGACAGGTTGGCAAGCGAAGGAGTTAAAGACATCCGCTCCCATCCTGACTGTGAGTCTGCCGATAAGACCACGCACGAAGCATACTCAAAATGGCTCAGTGTAGCCAGAGACGAAGACTAGTTGCCTGAAACTGTATCAGCCAGCCCCCGGCCGCTTGCATTCGCTGACTGGGGGCAGAAAAGCCAGCCAGGGCCATATCTGGCAAAGGAGATTGGGAGATGAGATTCAGAACAGCGTGGGAATATGAAGCATACATGCAACGCCTCCGAGAACAGGAGTTGATCCGGGAGCGAGAAAAGTTCGAGGCTCTTGAAAGAGCTTGGTATTTCCGCACTTACGGCACGGCGCGGCCGCAAGAAATGCTAGAAGTCTTTGAGGCCATCAGTCAAGTCAAGGCCAGAGAGTTGTTGAGCCTTTAACCACCCCGCTAGCCCCCGGCCACAGTACCACGAGGGGCATCGCATGGACTTACGAGGAGGTCGGAGAATGAGCGACAAGGAAGAAAGAGAATTGAAAGAATTGAAAGAGAGGATCGCAAGGCTGTCAGACTCACAGGCCCGGATCGCTCTCATGTGCATTGCTGCGGAGATATCTCTGGCGCAGGCGTTGGACATCGCCGAAACGTATTGATCTGACAGACGATTGAATATCTCCAGCAATAAAGCTATACGTCAGCCCCCGGCCATCCGTATCAGGCCGGAGGCATCAGGCCCGCCGGGGCCATATCTGGCAAAGGAGATTGAAAGATGAAAACGACAGTGGCAGTTAAAGTCTGGGGGATGGGTTCTGACCCAGGATACAGACCCTCCAGCGGGAAACAAGAGATTCGCCTTGTTCCCATCAAGAAAATCCAGGGCGCAGCCTGTGAAGACAACGAGGCATTATACCACATCGCCAGGGATTTTTCTGCGGTTCCTTGGGGAGAATTCAACGAACAGGAGCCACTCCGATGGCAGAGTGGCGCTCTCACCTATACAGGCGTCACAGGTTCTTACGAGGTGCCGGAAGGCTACGTCGCGGTACAGACAACGTACGAGGACATCTGCACCAACAACGAAGTCTTCTATGGCGCGAAAATGCTCAATGAGAAGTCCCTGCTCACAATGTACCGTGAGCGGGCACAACGGTACGCCGAACTGGTCACAGAACTTGAGGCCTGTGCCTGATACGTCCCAGCCCCCGACCGCTGCACTCGCCGGTCAGGGGCCTGAACTCTGGGTAGGTCACTGCCCCTACCAGCTCCCCTGATCGGTGCATATCATCGGTGTCGCGAGAGCGGCTTGCTTTCTCTGTTCACGGGGTGAGTCCCTGTGTGATGGGCAGAGGATACAATGGCACAGCATCCTGGTAGTCCAATGCGTGGGGGAAGGGGAGTAGACCCACGCATACCAAATCAAAATCGTGGTGCATCAGGCCCGCCGGAGCCAGCGAGAGCGAATCCGGTAGAAGGGGTTGAAAGGTGAGAATATCATTGGCGCAAAAAATAGCTCTTTGGATAGGGCGGGACGCCGGGCCTACTTCATGGTACTTGCATCCTGACTTGAGAAAGTACAACCGTGCTGTCTATACGCGGCGCGGTACAGGTTTAGCTATTGGCGCAGTGACATGGCGGTGCTTGCCAAGCATCCTTGCTGCGAGGATTGGTATACTCTAGCCGCCAATATAACACGGGAGACCTGTCCTCACAGGCTCCCAATCCTGCCACCGTCGCCGCCGCTGGTGGGGCAGGGTCAGCGCCGCGTGGCGCAGGCGGGGCGACAGAAACGATGCCGCATGTGCGGCGGAAAGGAACGGAAGTGACGCAGATTACGGTAACATGGAGAGCTTCTGAAAAGTTGCAGAAGCGGGAGTACGCGATGACTGGCGAGAAGCCAGACGCGAGGCGCAGGTTCATCATTGATATGGAAGGGCTAACCCAGAAGGAGCGCGAGCCGCTCATTGAGCACCTTGGCTTGCATTGCTTCACCTTGGGGCTTGAGACGGCCCACGTCTTCAGCGAGAGGCGGCCCAGCACGTACCTAGAGCCGCGCAGCCTGGCGTTTGACTGCCAGCCGTCTCTGAGCACTATGCTGGGTTATGTCGCGTCAGAAGCGGCGGAGCGCATCAAGGCGCAGGCGCACAAGGCCGCGAAGAAGGCAGAGCGCGAGCGGATGCAGGCGATCTATGATAAACTGCGTCCAGAGATAGAGGCATTGGCAGAATCGGGTGAACTGGAAGCGATGGAGGCTTTCAGCTCCTTGACGAAGGGCATCGCAGACTTCAAGCCGTCCCCCCATGCCAGCACCCTGTTTGACCTGCTGGCAACGGGCATCAAGATCGCCTGCAAGGCCAAACGCAAGGCCGACAAGGCCGACTGGATCAAGGCCCACGGTTCCAGTCACCTAAAGCGCGCCCACGGCAACGGCTACGACGCACAGCGGCTCTACGTCACCGAGCGGGCGGAGACGGAAGCGCCAGGGTTCACGGTCGACTTTGACGAAAAGGCCGAATGGCGAGGCCGCACCTGCCCGACACTGGAGGCATTGGACGCGGAGGCAGAGGCCGAGGCCCTGGGCATCGGCGAAGAGGTTATGGTTGTGTGGCTCATCAACCAGGCGTGCAACGGGGTGCAAGGCCAAGAGGGGTACTACGATGTCTTTGACGCTTGCGAGGCCATAGTCATCCGCAACTACCTGGGCCAGTTGTACGACCTGGTGCGGGAGCTGTAAACAGTCACAGTCACAAAAAAGAGCCGCCGAGGGGCATGATTGGGGAGCTGGCCGGAAGACCGAAACCGGTAACAGGCCAGACAGCGGCGGGTGCTGAACCGGAGACGGGGCGGCGGTAGGCGGCTTGACAGGAATTTGAATCACGGAGGAGATAATGACAGAGTACACCTATTTCGCAAGTTACAGGTTTCATCAAACGTCACCGTTCTCAACGACAGGAGCAGGACGCGCGAGAATTGTTGCTGCTCAGCCTATCACCAAATGGACTGATGTTGAAGCAATGGAGGGAGCCATCAGAGATTTGCATCCAGAATGCAAGGACATCATCATCATGAATTACCAACTGCTGGGGACAGACGCAGCTGAAGGAGACAGCCGTGATACGCTCAATATTACCGAACAGATCGAACAAGCGATCGAGCGTTACGGCAGCGTCTATGGTGTCCTGAACATGACGCTGGCCGACCTTGACATAGCGAACGCGCTGCTGGTGAAAGAGCGGGAAAAGTCAACCGCGTTAGAGGATGTGCTGGAGACCATCCGAGAGCTCGTCTGGATGAACGGGCAGCCGCCCGTCTCTGAGACGAAGAAAACTATAGACCGGATAGCTTGCGAAGCGTTGCGTATCGCAGGGCAGATACCATAAGTATAAAGGATAACAGGATGAAAAGGGCAATGAGCAAATACACCGTTTCCGTCCCAGAAGGAACGTCAGGCCCCTGGTGCGTTGAGCGGTTCACTGTGTCCGAGGCAGACGCCAAGTTCACGCGGCTGCGTGCCGCGCTGCATCATGGGCACGGAACAGTTCCAGCTGGGACTTACACCAAGTTGACTTGACAGGAAAGGGTAAACATGGTATAATTACGCTATGGAAACACAAACATTCAAGATTTGGAAAACGACGCTCAAGAAGTTGCGATTCCTCTATGCTTGGACGGGCAAGAGCATGGTGTCCATTCTGGATCGCTTGGTAGCGCAAGAGCTTGAGCGTATTGAACGGGAAAGAAAAGCCACGGAATGATGATTCGTACCTACGTTTACCGCCTGTATCCTAGCAAGCCACAAGAACGATTGATGTTCCGAACGCTTGAAATATGCTGCCTGTTCTACAATAGTCTGTTGGAAGAGCGCAGGGATGCTTGGCAAGACGGACGGCGCAGCGTGGGCAAATACGAACAAATGCGCCGCGTCAAGACCCTCAAGGCAGGGAATCCTTATGCCAAACGAGTGCACAGTCATGTGCTGCAAGTTGCGGTTTCTGACTTGGACAAGGCGTTTCAAGCCTTCTTCCGGCGCGTGAAGGCAGGGAAGACGCCAGGCTATCCGAGATTCAAGGGTCGTGATCGCTTCAAGTCCTTCGGGTTCAAGGAGTACCGCAACGGATTCAAGATCGACGGTCGTCGCCTACGGCTGTTCGGCATCGGTCGGGTTGCCGTCCGCTGGCATAGGCGGATCGAGGGCAAGATCAAGACTTTGCGCATCAAGCACAAGGCTGGAAAGTGGTACGCTTGTTTTGCCTGCGAGGTTGAACCAGATCCCCTGCCTGAAACTAACAGGGCAATTGGCATAGACGTTGGCATACATCATCTCTTGGCGACGAGCGACGGACAGATATACGAGAATCCGCATTGGTACAGGGAAGGACAGGCAAGGCTGCGTCGAATCCAGCGCAAGGTATCCCGTCGTAAAAAAGGAAGCAGTAGGCGGCGCAAGGCGGTTCTTGAACTGCAACGCGCCCACGAACACATCAGTAGCCAGAGGATAGACTACATTCGCAAGGCAGTCCTTGCGCTGGTACGTGATTATGACACCATTGTCATAGAGGATTTGCGCATCAAAAACATGGTGCGCAACCATTGTCTGAGCAAGAGCATACTGGATGCAAGTTGGGGATACTTTAGGCAGCATCTCATGGACAAAGCGGCGGAGGCTGGTCGTGAGGTGGTCAAAGTAAATCCAGCGTACACATCCAAGACATGCTCAAACTGTGGCGCGGTCTTTATGAATCTAAAGTTGTCAGACAGAACAATAAAATGCAGTTGCGGATTGTACCTTGATAGGGATGTGAACGCCGCGATTAACATATTGCATCGGGCGGGATACGCCCGTCAGGCGCTAACGTGGAGCAACGGCTCGTGCGTAGCCTGAGAAGCCGCGCCAATCCATTGGCGGCGGAGTGTCACCGTGATCGAGATTTCGCCAGACGTCATCTCGCTCATTGGTTCTTACTACTTGGACAGGTACGGCGATAGGTTGGAGGAGGTTACTGATGACCGACGACCTCCGCCGCTTCCTGCTGCTGGCCTGCTCCTTTGCCCAGGTCACCATGCTCGCCCGCGCCATAGGCTACGAGGCCCCGTCGTGGGCCGCGCAGGACAGGCCCTTCGTCGCAGCCGCCATCAGGCACAGGATGCTGGCGCGAGACCTGACCGTCGGCGAAGTCCTGCTCGCTCCGGGCCAGTTCCCCGTCGCTTCCCTGCTGGACGCGGATCCTCTGGGCGAGGACATGAAGGTCTTGATCGGCCTGGCGCTCGACGCGCTGCTGGACGGCGACCCGCTGGCGGTCAGTCACTTCTGGTCGCCGGTGTACCTGGACGAGCTGCCGTCGTGGGCGCGGGAGGAGTGGCTGGTAGAGACGCCGGGAACGGTGCACAGGTTCTACATGCTGCCCTAAGTGGGAGCGGTGACCAGGATGCGGGAGGGGCATCCAAGAGACGGAAAAAGGGCTGCTAACCTTAAATATTTCGCTGTTTTCGGCTGTTTGTTTGACAAACAAAACACGATATGCTATAATATATACAGTTGAGCAAGCAAGAGACAGACAGGGAGGCAGAGAGATGAACTTAGCAACAACGCAAACAGGAGATACTGTCCAACTATTCAACGGCTGGAGGCGCAGCCAGGGCACTGTTGTGATGGTTAGAGAAGGTGGCCACCGGGGCATCATCACGGTCGCACCCCGGCAAATCCGTGGGAAGGATTATCTAGACTATGTGCTCTGGGAAGGCCCGTTCCCTACATTCTCCCAAATGGTGGCGGGGAAAGAGCACACCGGTGAGAAGCTCCAAGAAGCCTGGGACAAGGCGCACCCCGCCCAGGCTCCGCGCGAATGCGTCAGGTGCGAGAAACCCTTTCGGCCAGCTTGGTCAGGCCCAGGCAGCGCGGTCTATTGTGAGAAGTGCAATCCCCCAGTGCCCGTCAGCTCGCCGCAATGTCACTACTGCGGCGGTGAGGCGCTCGGCAGCGGCTTCTTTGGGGAGCCGGTATGCAATGAGTGTGGAGCGTAGGAGGCAGGACTGGAGACAGGACAATGACCAAGCGACACCGCATCACCATACAGACAATCGAGCGCATAACCGCCAACGCCGTTACTCTCCTCGAAAAGCTCATGGCGACGTTTGAGGAGACCATGACCTGGCCCGTCGACGCGCTGCGGGCGGCCCGCACCATCGCCGCACAGATTGAGGCTTGCAAGTCCTTGGACTGGACGCCGGCGGCGGTGACGGCAGCGGCGAGGGACTGGGGCTGGGTGCTGGATTGGGAGGCGGCATGAAAACAGTGAAAACTTTTAGGGAGATGCTGACACTTGGTAGGATTCGAGGAATGTACAACGAGGATAAGTTTGCCAGTCTTTCGGAGCAAGAACTTCGCGTTGTGCAGGAGTGGCTCTATGTGTTGCAGACCCGTGAAATAGACGTTATGGCCCGCGATGTGGCCCGTGCATTATTGAGGACAGAATGACATCATCTTCTCCTCCTTTGCGTGGCGCAGGATCGGCGGCGGTCGCTGGCCCTGCGCGAGGGAATCATACAATCGTTTGATTGGAGGTAAACGGAAATGATGAGATTGATGCTGCTAATACTGTGGAGGACTTGGACGCAAGGCTTCAGGCCCACGCTCGCCACCAAGAATCACAGACTGCCGACCAGGCGTTCACCAAGACTATCTTGGCGGGAGTTGCGGCACGAATCGTTGAATCGCAGGCAAGTGTGGCGCAAACCGCGACGACCATACTGATCTGGAAAGGAAGCGAACCATGACCAAAACGTATGAAGACACTGCTACCATTGTGATTGAGACTATGATACAGGAGGCCAAAGATCATGTTGCGAGAGCCGATACGGAAAGCGGCGGGAGAGGCCGAGCCATGATCAACGCGGGAATTGCACAGGCAAAGGCTTTCATCGCTATAGCAACCGTCTTGCAGGAGTGGAACCGGGACGGCGTGCCGATACTGGCGCTAGGAGAGAAGTGACATGGAAATAACGCTCAGATTCAGAGACGATGAGGCAGCCCGCTATCTCTGGCTCCTGCGCCAAAGATACGGTAGCGAGAGAGCTGGTCTCCAGAGGCTAGCAAGAGTCGCTGTCCGTGACGCAGCGGCGGCGCAGGCGAAGGAAATGCTGGCTGCTAATGAGGAAGTGGTGTTGAGCCGTGCCTACGATGGGTGGCCCTGTCATATTATTGATCTTAAAGGACGAGATCAAGAGGGAGAAGCAAAATGAAACATGTCACGTTTGATCTAGAAATCACCAAAGAAATCCCCGAAGGCGAAGACGACTGGAAGACCCACCGCCCCCTCGGCATCTCCTGCGCCGCCACGCTCACCAGCAGCGGCGAGACGCGGCTGTGGCACGGATCGCTGCCGGGAGGCGCGATATTTGACAGCGTCATGCTCCCGGCCAGGATGACGTCAGAGGAGTGCCAGGACTTGGCGTTCTACCTGTGCGCCATGTATGGCAAAGGCTTCCGCGTCGTCACGTTCAACGGTCTCGGATTCGATCTCGATGTGCTCCAGGAGGAGTGCGGCGGCGGCGAGTGGCTGGACAGCTGCCGCATCTTAGCGTTGGATCATATTGACATGGCATTCCAGATGCTGTGTCAGAGAGGCTTTATGGTCGGCTTGGCTGCGATGGCGGACGGGCTGGGGCTGGCGGGCAAGACCGAGGGCATGAGCGGCGCGTTAGCTCCGAAGATGTGGGCCGAGAGCCGCAAGGCCCAAAACGAGGTCTTGGAGTACGTGGCCCAGGACGCCAGGACTACGGCGGAGACATACGAGGCGCTGCTGGCGCAGAAGAAGCTCTGGTGGATGACGAAGAGGGGCACGCGCACCAGGTCACCGTGGGAACCCATCATCCTCAAAGACGGCGACGATGCGCGGCTGCTGACGGTGGCGGAAGCTCTGATGCTGCCGGAGCCAGATGTGTCATGGATGGATGATCCGTGGCCGAGGAGCAAGTTCATGGGGTGGACGGAGGATAATGATGTCAATACCGCTTGATTTTGAGGAAGCGCGGGAACACATGGCTTGGGAGCCTGTGTTCAGGGGGATGCGAGTTTGCATGCGGGCGATGAGGGAAGCAGAACGCCAGGAACGGGAGCGAATCCATGTTCGGTGGCAGCGGCACTGGCGCACTCGGCTGGCGGTGCGGTTGCGTGCCTATGCGTCCAGGCTTGACTTGCCAGAGCCGTCTTTAGACCGTTGACGGTTCTGGAGTCCAGAAATAAAGAAGCTCAGCGGCGCGTAATGCTGAGCTTCTTCAGGAGAACAGATGAGCGGGAGAACCGCTCAAGGACAGTGTAGTCATTGTACCACAAACCAAAATAATTGTCAAGTTAGAAAGGGAGTCTGAAATGCAAGCATTGATCGCCAAGTTACAAGATATAGAATCAATCCAAGAGGAACTGAAACCCAGCAACGATGCTCTTGACGCGCTCCTGAAGGATTTTGAGGATGAAGAAGCACCTCTTCGTCAGCAGCTGGCTAAAATTGATGGGAAAAAGACCAGGCTTTGCCAAGAATGGGAAAAGGCGACGGAAGACTTGCACCGTCGCTTGGCTGAGATGGGCAGGGAAGCCGAATTCCTGGCTCTCGCTGCGTGGCAAGATGACGCCGAGGAATTTGGCGGAAAGCAATCTGTAACAGTCAACGGCTGGAAGGTTAGCATCACCGTTCCCAAAAAGGAGAAGCTGGAAGTCCTTGATCCAGCGGCGCTCGTATCCTTCTTGTCTCTGAAAGAAAGGCTGGGTCTGGTCAAGCTCACCGTCAGGCCGACTTCCGACTTGCAGGGATGGATCAAAGGCGAGGGCGATGTCCCAGGCGTGGTGCTCAGGTCTCCAGCATCTCCATATGCGAGGGTGAAACAGATACAATAGCCAATTTGACAAATAACTAAACACCTGCTATAATATAGTCAAACAGAATCAGGCGCGTAGGAAGGTACACAATGAATATCGGACGGCGACAGATGAACTCAATTTTTGGAAAGCAGTGGCGGCTCGATCCAGAGCGTACTGCCGCTTTCACGGAATGCATCCAGGCAAAGATGACAGCATTACTCACGCTTGGCTACAGTATTGACGATGTGGTAACGTGCCAGAGCATTGTTGCTGGTCTTTCGCGCAAGGAAATGATAGCACAGCTTGGTGGAACGCAGGCTGGCCGTGTTCAGCACAAACGTAACATAGGGTATGGTATTCTGAAAGCGGTACTAGCTCCATGTCGGGCATATTTGACCGACATCATGACGGAACCGCTACCAACAGAACCATTGACCACGGACGAATTTGCCTGCTTCCTGGGCTTTCGGAGCACCGCGCACTGCTCGGTGATAACGCGGCTGCTTCCGGCGGTGCGGCACGGCGGCGATGCGCTCAAGAGCTTCCGAGAAGGAGCGGGCGACCTGCCGCTGCCGACGAGGCTGTCGCCGCGCAATGCCTATAAGAATCTAGACGACCAGGGGCGAAACTCTCTCCCGTGGTCGCGGAAAGACGAAGTGATATTCGCCCTGCGCTTTCCCGCCAGCGGATTCAAAGGCTTGACCCACGCCGCGATAGCGGGGCGTGTGGGTCTTTCGCGCCAGTCGGTCATAGCGCACGAGCAGAAGATGCTAGTTGACCTCGGTGTCAGCAACAAGGTGCGGCTGCTGTGGCCGCCAGAAACCGTGAAAGTCTGGCGGGACTGGTACGTCAACGTCAATCCATAGAACGACTAGTGAAAGGAGAACAGACAGTGAGCGAGGAAGCAAAAGCAAGCGGGGGACAGGAACAGAAACAAGTGCCAGAGAAAGACAAAAGCGCGGGGGAGATCTTGCGAGAACTGATAGAGCCAGGACATCGTGAGGCGACTTGCATCGCATTTACCACCTTCCTCTTGGGCGGCGTAGAAATCAATTTCACCATGCGCGAGGGGGCGACCGCCGAGGGCACGAAAGCGCTGCTCTTGGAGATGGGCCATGTGAGCAAGTGGCTCAAAGAACTGGGCGCTGGCCCGGTCTTGGGCCGCGATACCCGCGAGACGATAGCGCGGTACGCCCGCCGCAAGGACGACAAGCCGCAGGAAACAAAGCAACCTCCCGCGCTGTCTGCCTCCCCTCCCCCCGCACCGGCCCAGGCCGCGCCGCCCCCGCCAGCAGCGCCGGGAACCACGCCGCCAGCGCCGGGGCAGGCTGCCGTGCCAGCGGTGAACGTCAACAAGGTGACGGTGGAACCTATTGATTTCATTCGCATCACTGCGCCTGACGGTAAGGCCGTGGTTGAGTTTCGACGTAAGGGACGTGACTTTCCGGAGGTGCGCTGGCAGAGAGGCGGAGCAAAGCTGCTAGAAGTTGCCCCCGCATTGGCAAGCGCCGGATATGTGGCTGGACACTTTGATATTGAAAGTGTGGGGCAGGAATACCACATGCCAATGAAGGTGAGTTGGATTCCCAGCCCGAAGAATCCGAAGTGGCGAGACCTCACCAAAGTTGAGCTGGTGCAGGCGGCTTGAGTTTCTGACGCTGAATCGCGGTCAGGCCAGACCACGAATTGACGTGGTAAGTTGCCTGGAATGGACGCATGAGTACGGAGCCATCGGGCAACCGGTAACGGGATGTGTGGGTAAGGGCTGGCGACGTCCACCACCGACCGCGAAATAGAATAACACAGCCTTGGCTGAAGCCCTGCGGTCACGTGAAGGGCTATATGAGCCTAAAGAGGCGGTGCGATCAGGGGGTTTAAACGTACCGAAGTCACTTCCGCCCCTGTGTTATTCTAGAAAAAGGCTGTGGCGGCGTGGGCACAACTACTGATGCACTCACGGCTCCCACACGGAAGGGGAGCGCCCGACGGGGACAGGCAGGTGCGAGACCTGCCCGCAGCCTTTTCAGGAGAACAGGAGAACGAGGGATGTCCTACAAAGCTACGGTAACAAAGATACAAACGAGGCCGCACCCGAACGCAGACCGCATCCAGCTGGGACTGGTGCTCGGATATCAGGTTGTCGTAGGGCTTGACACGGAGGACGACGAGGTTGGTGTCTTCTTTCCGAGCGACGGCCAACTGTCAGAAGCATTTGCCGCCGAACATGATCTTGTCCAGAGAAAGAATCCCGAGACGGGAGAACGCGAAGGCGGCTTCTTCGCCAAGAACAGGCGCGTGCGGGCACAGAACTTTCGCGGCGAGAAGTCTTATGGCTTCTGGTGTCCGCTGGATTATTTTGAGTTTACGGGCACGAATCTCGCGAAGCTCAAGCTGGGCGATGAGTTCAACGCGCTCAACGGCGTGCCGATCTGCAACAAGTACATCACGCAGGCGACCGCCTGCGCCGCCGGGAACAGGCGGATCCGGCATCGCCGCGAGACCAAGACGTTCCCTATGATGTTCGACGTCAAGCAGTTCCGCGCCTGGGCGGATCGCATCCCACTCGGCAGTCTGATGACCGTCACCGAGAAGATGCACGGCACATCGCACCGTATCGGCCACGTCTATGATGAAAGCGAGCGCCGGGGCTTAGTTGGCCGTCTGTACAAATTCCTGATGAGAAAGCCGCTGCTTGAACGCGGCTATCGCTACTTATCGGGAACGCGCAGAGTGATACTTGAAAAATGGACGGGAGATTCTTGGTATGGAGATGAAGCATTTCGCGTCAACGCTACTCGGCGGCTGATGGGCAATCTTCACAAAGGCGAAGTTGTTTATGGCGAGATCGTGGGCTGGGCTGGGGCAGAGACGCCTATCATGCCTGCTCACGATACGACGCGGCTTCGCAACAAGTCTGTACGGGAGAGATACGGCGACAAGATGTTCTACACATATGGCTGTCCTACCGGGACACAGGCGTTCTACATTTACAGAATCACGATGAACAACGAGGACGGCGTAACAACAGAACTTCCTTGGTGGGCTGTCAAGAGGCGGGCCAGCGAACTTGGCGTAAAGTACGTCCGTGAAGTCGAGCCGCCATCTTTCGTCAATGAAGAGAGCGACAGGGAAGGACTGATGTCTCTGGCCGGGCTTTTGGCCGAGGGGCCGTCGCTGTTCGGAGATCATATCCGTGAGGGCATCGCGATACGGATCGAACACGAAAAATGGTTTGGCATACTCAAAGCCAAATCATTCACATTTGGCCTCTTGGAAGGGTATTTGAAGGAAGACGAATCGGTGATAGACAGGGAGGAAGCGGCATGAACGCTAAGACAACCCTGCTTGTCATAGTCTGCATCTCCCTGCTCCTCTTGGCCTGCGCCCTGTCCGCGCCGCCGCCCTGGGCCAACTACATCGTCACCATAGACGGCACGACCCACTACGCCGCCAGCTGCTACTGGCGCGGCGACGAGCTGAGCCTGGTGACGGCGGAGAGGCAGGTTGTGATATTTGAGATTGGCGACGGAGTAATAGTAGAGATCACCAAGATCGTCGGGGACGAAACCTAGTTCTGGAATCCAGAACGAACTATGCCACTTGGCACATACGAACGAAAGGAGAACAAATGAGGACGACATTCAGGCATTACAGGGTGTACAGCAACAAGCGTTACCGACCATCTGCTGACACCATCTTGGCGCATTACCGGTCTGGCAAGGATGAGAACGGCAAGCGGTTAACCCCGTGGGAGCCTATGCCGAGAGGCGGCATGACTGTCTGTCTCATCCTTGACGACGGTGGTCAGGTGATCAACACGGGCGTTGCTCTGTGCAGCAGGAAAGACAACTTCTGCTATCGGACTGGCAGGGACAAGGCCCGCGACCGTGCGGAGGAAAGCGAGGCTATCGCCTGGCCGTCGTGGGCCGAGGATTTTGTGGTAACGGACGGACACGGCTACACCATCATCACCAGCTTGTCGGACGCTGGCATCGGCACGTTGATGCTGCGTTGCCGTCCAGAAAAGCGTTTCTCGGCAGTTGGCGGATAGGGTCATGAGCAGACAGCGAAAGCCAACGCCGCCGAAACGAATTGCCAGCACCAAGCGGCGGCTGGCGCAGGCGCGCGAGCTTCTGGCCTGGTACGGCCCTGGGACGGTGCAGCACATTCACGCCACGCGCGAGATGGAGAGGCTGGGGCACGGAGAAGCGCCTTCGGTCTTCCAAGACCTGCATGGGAAGTTCGGGTAGCAATCCCGCATCCCTGCCAGCGAGACGGAGAAAGAAACAGAGGTGGATAGTGGAAGAAGTGACGTATTTTATCATCAGCGCCGATGGGGATGGAGACATCCGCATCACCAGTGAAACCAGGGACGGCTTGCTAAAACGACTGAATCCAGACGAACACGGAGACATTGAACTCATGGCAGCAGACGTATTGGCGGCTCTACCCGATACCATAGACGTACAGTATTGGGATGGCCCGTTCGCTCTCATCATCAAGGGCGAGATCGTCACGCCAAAGGCCAAAGAGGTCGTCACGCGATTCGAGATCTGATGCAACGGTAGCAACCCCGCATCCCCGTCAGCGAGTCCAGTCTAGGCTTGTGGCGGAACATCCTGAGAGCAGGTGCTGCAACGTCAGAGGCAACCAACAAAAGGTGTATCAAAGGGAACGACCAGCAAGACGACGAAGACTAATTCACCGCCAGGCGGGGATGCGGGCAAACAAACAGGAGACAACCATGCCAGACGAAGAAACTTTCAGGGACAAGAAAACCTCCGTGCCGGTGGCCTGCCAGCATTGCGACAGGACATTCTGGCACGAGACTGAGAAGTGGCCGCCGCCGGTGCTTTGCGGGGCTTGCAGGGCGCAGGCGTCGGGCACGGCGTTCGACCGGGCGATGAAAGAGCTTTTCAACGCCTGATGTCGGCAAACGGGGATAACGGAATGGGAGGAGTGACGATGCAAGAATTATTTGGGTTCTTATCCGCAGAGAAATTAGCAAGTGCAATAGCAGCATGGCGGGAGATGGAGAAGCGAGCCAGGCAAGTGGAACCTCAAACATGGGCTATCGCATGGGTGTTAGCGCCCGTTGATGGTTTGGATCGTGAGGCGGGGATGGCGGCTCTTGGGCTCAACCCCATCTGCGGCCACCCGCTGGCCAGCATCGTCAGAAGCGTCAAGGGCACTTGCCACTGCGGCGAGTGCGAAAAGGAGGCGGGGTGATCGAACGAATAATAGATATCTGGCGAATCTACGATTTCCAGAAACCAAGCGACTATGCTGTCTGCATCACTACCAACGGCTTCGTCAGAAGTGACGGCAGGGCGGTCATGGGTCGTGGCACGGCGGCGCAGGCCAGCGTCCGCTTTCCGAGACTCGCCAAGGAGTTGGGTCGCACCATGCTGGACGACGGCAACAAGGTGCGACTGCTCAGGCCGGGCTTGATAGCCTTTCCCGTCAAGCCTGTGTCTGACATCAGTGATGGACAGAACGTCGTCAAGAGCCAGCGCAACAGGTACATCAGGGGCAGCACCGTGCCAGGATGGGCGATGAAAGCATCCCTGCCGCTCATAGAGCAGTCGTTAAAAGAGCTGGCCGAGTTGCAGATGTGGGAACGATGGACGCAAGTCTACCTGCCGCGCCCCGGCTGCGGGGCTGGCGAGCTTGACTGGGAGAGCCAGGTCAGGCCGCTGTGCGCGGGGTACGGCGACTGGCTGGTGGCGGTTACTAACGAATAGAGAGGAACGAACATGAAACGCGCGATACTACTTATGCTGGCAACGACCCTGTTGGTCGGTTGCATACCGAGTTCGTCGGCCCAAGAGGTCACGCCTACATTTGCCATCTTTCTGTCCCTCGTCTCCAAACAGTCAACGGTCATGCCTACGGCCACGCCGATAGCCAGGCCGACCGCTTTGCCCATGCCGACTTTTACGCCACATCCTACCCTCCAACCGACGTATGAGTTGCTCAACGGAGATTTTGAGAACGGCAGCGACGGCTCGTGGACAGAACACGCCTCGATCCCTCTCATGGGTCGCGAGCTGATCATAGCCTACTTGCAGTTCGTGGGGATCGAGCGCATTGAGGGGTACGGCAGGTGGTTGGGATGGCTAGGCGACAGGGGCCGTCTTGACCCGCCTCCCTGGGAGTGCGTAACCGTCATTGAGCAAACGGTGACGGTTCCGTCCCGCGCAGTTTTCTGCTTTGAATACCTTGTCTATTCGGAAGACTTGCAGGACGAGGGGGGCGATGCGGTTGAGCTGCTTTTCGATGACGCCGTGCTGGCGTCTTGGGATGTGATCCGTTCAAACAGCGATTCTTCCTTGAGCGACTGGCATGAGGTGTGCATTGACACAGAGAGTTGGTGGGGCGAGACTGTCGTCCTCCAGTTCAAGATGGTCAGCGCCTTCGCTTGGCAAGGGGATTTCTATTTGGACAACGTAGAGTTCAGGCAGAGCGAAGTGCTGGATTGAACTGTGACGCAAGCGAGGCTAATTCAGCTGTCACTGTGGCAGGCACTTAGCGACAGGCGGAGGACGACGATGCGGGAAAGAGCGGACATGAGCAGGCGCGACCTGGAGATCGCGTACCGAACGGGAACCGTCAGCCGTGGCTGGTTCAAGCGGGCGGCGCTGGCGCAGGGCTGGACGGCTGTTGAGGTGCGCGGTTTTGAGCGGAAGCATAAGCAGATGCACAAGCAGGCGAAGAAGGCGAGGAGCAAGCGATGAAATTCTTTACAGACGGAGACCAGTTGGTAATAACCAATCCTGCGTGACGGCGACGGGGACGAAGCTGGAGCGGGAGAGGCAGGGACTGGCTGGTAGTAGTCATCATTGCGAGAGAAGGGTGGGCATGAAGATCAATTTAGTCTTCAGCGACTGGCGGGACAGCGAGGGCAACCGCGTCTATTTCACCGGGGCTGGAGCCCAACTCTCTGCCGGCGACTTTCACGCTGGGACGACTTTCAGTTGCGAGATCGATCTGGACGAGGACAGCGCCGCCGACCTCCGGGACGCGCTGGAGGCGGGCTACGTGCCCGTCTTCTACGCCGTGAGGAGGATGAGTAGCGGCGGCGACTGGGCGAGGCTGGAACTGAGGCTTGATGCCGGAAAGGAAAAATGATGGGTACACGGTACATCATAAGCGTGATATGTCCCCGCTGCGGGGTGCAGGATGACGATTGCTACTACGCGCCCACCTGCGGTTTCGTCACATACGAGTGCGTCTGCGGAAACGTGATAGACCTGCTGGAATACACAGGTCTCTCGCTTGAAGACGCGTCCAACGCGGCGGAGATTGAGGCGGAGATCGAGCGGTGCGCGCGCGCCGCCGTTTCCGGATTCCAGAGAACCGTCGAGATGCTGCTGGCCGTGCTGCCCGACAGCATCCGTGACGACGATCCGACATGGGAATACTGCTGGAACGAGCTTTCGGGCGACGCGCAGGAACAGGTGAAGGATGCCAGGCGCGAAGCCTTGCGGTTCTTGGGACGGCCAGAGCCCGAAGCCAGTTGCCCTGACTGCGGCGAGCCGTGGCCCGAAACCGAGACGATTCGGGCGGACGGAAGCCTGGGCTGCCCGTGTCAGGGATGAAACTGGGGCTTGATGACTGAATTGCAGGACACGCTGGGATGGCTTGGGTTATGGATATTGCGGTGCTTTTTAGAGCGTCCCGATCACGCTCGCGGCATTTCTGGCGCAGCACGGTTGGCAGCGCGTTTCCCGCTGGCGATGGGAACGTTGGAGCTTGGAATGAAAACTAAGTTAGAATTTAGAATCTTGAGGCACGAGCACTTTCACAAAAACACTGTCTATCTCGGCATCCGACTGTTGCGGTTCCTAGGCCGTTCGTTTGCGGTGAGGATACCGATATGGAGATAGAGGGGCTGTGAGGGGCGAGAACTGGGGCTTGACGAATGAAAACCATAGTGATAGAAGGGAAAAGGAAAATGTTTTACATCATGTTTGACAGAACACGAGTCGTTGGCATAGGGAACGAAAAGGCAGAGACGGTACTCATGTTTACTGAACATACTTCTCAAGAAGTTGGGGAATCGGTTTGTCGATTTCTCAACGGGATTGAAAGCCGTGAAGATCTATATTTGATGATTGTAAGGCATCATCCAGATACAAATGCCTGGGTGATCGATGAGGATTCCAGGCACCATCTAGAGGAGGATTCCCATACCGTATTTGAGTTGCAAGTTGCAACTATCAGGCCATTAGTTCGAGCCGCAGCCTGTTGCCTCTGATGCAGGGGCTAAAACTGGGGCTTGACAACTGGGCAGAGAAGCTAGAAAAAGGAGATGACATGATCAACTTGGCAGGATGCGTCAACTGCGACAAATTCATCAATTCGGAACTGGCGGGGGCGGGAATTGCCGTTGAGCATATTACGGAAGCGCATTGCTCCGAGGTTCCTTATACCCTGACGGGCAAGCTTGGCAAGTACACGTTTCGCAGGGCTTGGTATTATTGGGTCGTCAGGGGTGATGTTCCGCTCGCCGTCGCTCAAGAACTTTATGCAAACGAGATTGGCAAAAAGGATGTGCGCGTTGTCGGGCATTGCGGTCGTCCGCCGCCAGAAGATTGGCTTGGCGGTTATCATATTCAACATGATTGGCCTGAGCGCCCAAACTCAATTCCTTTCTATCACATTGATAGTCAGGCGGGATTAGAGCTGTTTACAGCCATGTTGAGAAAACACGGTCTCGTTGGAGAGGTTGAGCAGCCAGGGCTGGAGCCAGAAGCTGGGGCTTGACAACAGATTCAACTTGTGATATAATATTTGTAGGTGGGAGTAGCACACCCACCATGATTAACAACTAGGCAGCAACGCACTAAAGACCTTCTGAGTTTTTCTCAGGCGGTTTTGGCAGTGTTTTTCCTGTGCTGGAAAACACGCAAGCTGCTGCCGAATCGCCAAGCCGTCTGAGAAAAGGGCGGAAGGTTTTTATTTGAGGAGTGGCAAAAATGGAATGGGAAGAGGCTTTTGAAATCTTTTTGGCCGCTCAGAATTATGCCAAAATACAATTGGAAGAGGCAACCGAATCTGATAAACAGTATTGGCAAGGTGTCAAAGACGGCTTGCGTAAGTGCTATGCCATTTTTACTAACGATCCGGGTTGGATGGCATTGGGCGGTGGCTCGCCCCAGGAACGGCCAGAAGCATACAGGGAATTCGCTCGCTGCTAACCCCGCTTGACAATGATGCCTTTTTTGTTGAATAGGAGAAAAAATGTCAGACCGACAATTACGAGAAATTGGTCAGATGCTTGCTCCTTATGACTTGTTGTCTATGCGAGCAGTCGCTTATGACCCAGTGACTAAAGAGGAATATTTTTGTCTCACTCGCAAGGATGGAACTATTTTATCTTTAGAAGACTTCCAAAAATTATCTGACATAGTGAGGAAATTTTACGACTGTAAGGCAGATACAACTCGTTACAATCTAATAGCTAAGTGGCGCTATTCTTATGACGATCATTATAAGAATAGTCAAGGATGGGATGGGATTTCTCGACATGGATATGTATATGTGATGGAATGTAACGGTATTTACAAGATCGGTCAAAGTGTTGATGTAGCACAGCGCAGAATTGCAATTCAGTATGGAATGGGCAAGCCAGTCAAGATACTCTACATATTAGAAAGTTGTGACATGGAAGTTGCTGAATCTCATCTACAAACTTGGTTTGATGAAAAGCATATAACGGATAAAAAACTAGTAACAAATGAATGGTTCAAACTCAACCAAGACGATTTGGATTTTATACATTGGCTAAAACGGGAGAATTTGATAGACGGATGAACAAAAGGAGATCGTAATGGACTACCAAAGCCAGCAAGACTTTTTTGCATGGGAAGCAGCATCGCGTGATACCATAGACTTCAAAACCGTCTACGTAGACATGGCAGACGATTTGATGGCAGGCTTGTTACTCAGTCAATTGGTCTATTGGCATCTTCCCACAAAGCACGGCACATCAAAAATGCGAATTTCCAAAGAAGGTAACCTGTGGGTCGCCAAAGCACGCACGGAATGGTGGGCAGAGACCAGGCTGAAACCGAGACAGGTAGACAGGGCAGCCAAGATACTCGTAAAAAAAGGACTTGTTTTCACCAAGAAGTGGCGATTCAACGGTTCGCCTACCACACACTGGCGCATCAACTGGAATGCGTTTCTCCCGTCGCTCAAAAGAGAGTCTGAAAGATGGAAGAAAAATTGCAATTCACCAAAGCGTGAATTACAACAAACTAAAGCGTTACTTACAAATGACGAAACGGTAACATCCTTAACAGAGACTGTAGCAGAAAGTACAGCACAGATAGATCCGCCCGCTCCAAAATTCCCAATTGGCGAACAGCAACAAGAACAAGTCACCAATAGTGAACCGTTAGAACCACAACTCTCTATAGCCCATGAGCCATTCTTGCCCGAACCACCATTTGATACCGATCCAGCAACATCTGACGACGAAGATGATGAAGGCGTGCCGAGCATGATGGTGCTAGCCGAAATAGATCGCGAGTTACAGGTTCTTGAGCAAAAATACGGCATATCCTCCGGCGACCTCGTTGACAACGGCATCGGCATAGATGCTCCTGTCGCTGGCGGCATCCTTTCCAAACCGCACGAATACATGCCGGACCACGTCTCCCCTCCCGGCGAGACACTGCTGGAGAAGCTTGAAGAACTGGGAATGTCCCAGGGCGAACTGGCCCGACGGATGAGTTGGCGCGAGGAGACAGCCAGCGAGGTTGTTCAAGGCAAAATGCCCATCACCCCAGAAATTGCTCTGCGACTTGAACAGGTGTTGGGCGTTCCCGCCGCCTTCTGGAACAACCGCGAGCGGCAGTACCGCCAGCACCTGGCCCAGAAAGAAGGGCACGAGCAGGCACAGGTCGCGGCAGAACAGCCTGCCCCGAAGCGCGACTACCTCACCGACCTGTTCAACCACGCCCGGCGCGAGAAGCCCGGCGACAGCGACACCCACGTCAGGCCGCGCCACTGGGAGAGCGTCTCCGATGCCGAGTACGCGATATGCCAGCGTGTCGCGCTCCTGTGGTGCGGCGGCAGGCTCCCGTTCCCCGGCAGCATCGAGGCGCACTGCGGCGCAGCGGGCTGGCTCTTGGAGCTCAACGGCGGCAACCTGGGCGCAACCATCAGGGCGCTGGATGAGTATCACAGGCATTACGAGGCCGAGCGGATGACCTTCACCGTGGCTGGTCCGAAGAGCCTGGTTTCCGTGCTGCCGGCGTTCCTGGCGGCGGAGGGCGGCGGCGGGGAGCCTGGGGTGATTCAGGTGGGAGGATAGCAGATGCAAAAGCCACCATTTTGGCCCACAAACCCGTATCCAAAAAGCATCTTTCCGATGTCGGAGGGGCGGTACCTGGAGATCGTGCCCGACCCCGAACTGCGCACCGCCTTGAGCGGCATGTTGGGGCGGCGGTTTTGGGACATCGCGTCGGAGGCGATATGGGAGGCGATGCTTGCTGCCGAGGATGGGTGGACGGAGGTTTGGCCGGTGGAGCCAGGGCGTTACTGGTTTTATAGATGGCGCTGGAAATATCCGCGTCGCGAACCAGAGATGATTTTGGTGAAAGTGTATAGGACGATGAGTTCCATCGCCTACGTAGGCGATGGGCACTTCATTTACGCGGGCGCGTTCGGCCTTTGGAAGAAGGCTGTCTTGCCAGAACCGCCGGATCTGTCGGGAGAGCTGGCGCAGAGCAGCGGCGGGGAGCCTGGCGTGGTCAGGGCGGGAGGGTAGGGGGATGACAGCGTTTGCTCTGACGAAAGGAATGGAAAAAGCACTCATAGCAGTTGCAGGCGGCATCAGCAGATATGGCGGAGAGGATTTTTGTAGATCGTGCGTGACAGGCGAGAAACAAGATGTGCGCAGTTTGAACGCGCTGCGCAGGCGGGGACTTGTCGTATGGGTGAGCACAAAATACGCTTTCAGCAGTTTTTTGGAGCTATCGCTGACTGAGGCGGGTGAAAAACTTTTCAGGGAACTTAGGCACAGGAAATGAAAAAGCTCACTCACGGCGAACTGTTTGCTGGGATCTCAGGTTTTGGATGGGGCTTTGATATGGCGGGGATCGAGACGCTGTGGCAGGTCGAGACGGACGCCAGGTGCAACGCGGTGCTGGCGCACCACTGGCCCGATGTGCGGCGGTTCGGAGACATAAGGAATGTCGGGAGGCATAATCTTGAACCAGTTGACATTGTTTCGGGGGGAATTCCCTGCGTTGGCTTCTCGGTGGCTGGACGACGTGCTGGCCTGGCAGGAGAGCGGTCAGGGCTTTGGTGGGAGATGCTTCGAGTTATTGAGGAACTCCGCCCGACATGGGTGGTCATCGAAAACGTCCCTGGCCTTCGCTCGTCTTGGAGCAGCGCAGAACCGCCGCCTCGTGAAGCGCAGGTTAGAGACTTCGATCAAAGAGGTGACGCTGAAAGATGGGCAGAAAGTATGGCGCGCGACTGGGAAGTGGAAGAGACGAGCGATCTTGAAACCATCCTCGCTTCGCTGGGGCAACTCGGCTATTGGTGGGTCTTCCGGAGCCTTGATGCTCAATACTACAACCTGGCCCAGCGACGCGAGCGTGTGTTCATTGTCGGACGTTCTGGAGACGTGGGAGGATTGGGGAGCGCGCAACCAGGGCAAGACGTTTCAGGACTGGCAGGACTACCTGCAAAAGTTCTTTTTGAGCCAGAGAGCCTGTCGTGGGATTCTGCGCCGCGCAGAGGCGAGAGGAAAGACGTTACCGCCCCACTTAAAGCAAGCTCTCCTAGCCGTCGCGCGGGTGGAAGCTGGCCTATAGCGGAGGAGTTCGTGGTGACTGACGGCTATGCCCTGGCGAACTTTGGGGAATATCGTCAACAACCAGGGACGCTCAGGGCCAGCGGCGGGGATGCGGGCATGGGAAGCGAGGTGCTGGTCGTCCGAGACGATATAGTCAAGCACGCTCTGTCTGGACACAACCAGCGCAACGACCCTGACGGCGAGCACTTTGTCGTTCAGGGGTTGAGCGGGAACCAGCAAGGCGAACTCAGGTTGACGCCGTGCAGCAGCCCAGTCTCGGCTGGCGGGGGCAAGCCGGGACAAGGGTATCCTGCGGCGCTGGTGGCGTTTGACTGGCAGTCTGGCGGAGATGTGCGGCTGAACGTCTCCAGCGAGCGAACGTCGGCGTTGCAAGCGAGCCAGACACCAGCAGTCTTGATGAGCATGGGAGTTCGTCGCCTTACCCCGACGGAAGCGGAGCTACTTCAGGGCTTCCCGCGAGGATGGACGGATGTAAGCGGAACAAGCGACACGGCGCGTTATCGGCAACTTGGAAACGCTGTCGCCGTCCCCGTGGCCCGCTGGATCGGGCGGCAGATCGCGGTTTGCCACAAGGAATCTATGCTAGAAAGGAAAGAGGATCATGAGAAGTAAGTTGTTAAAGGCGTTAGAAGAAGTATCGGAACAGTTAGCCGAGTGGCATCTGAATAATGGGTGTTTAGATACTAGAAACACCACGCCTCATGAACAAAAACAACTGGAGCGCCTTGAGTTAACTCTTGAGAATGCTATCGTTGAGGCTGGCGGTGAATGGTAAAATGAAGTGGAGAATGAGATGACAGGCATACAGACGAAGCCGGAACCCCACTGCCCCAGTTGCGGCGCGAGGATGAGACTGCGCAGGCCGAAGCGGCATCAGGACTGGCCTCCATTTTGGGGCTGCCCCCAATGGCCCGACTGTCGCAGCGTGCGGCAGATCGGGGAGGACGGGAAGGCGGAGGAGGATTAGCTTGACGGTAAAATTCTTTGCCGTTCACGATCTGGTCAATCCCGACACCGGAAAGACCTACAAAGAAGAAAATTTGGAGAAGCGGCACGACATCCCGATCGGCACGCTGGTGGAAGTGAAATGGGACGAGTGGTTCGGGGGAGGCGCTTGCTGGAAGATACACGCCCGCGTGTGGGTAGTGGCTCACAGGCGGGATTGCGACGGTACGCCGCTCTATTCCGTCAGCCAATGGAGAGATCCGTCGTTCGCGATGCCTGACAGGGCGCATCATGGGCTTGGCGAGGAGTCGTTGACGCCGATGGAGATTACCAGCGAGTTGAGATTTGGATGCGATGCGCTTGAATGGAGGGAAGATGAGTGACAAAGATGCAGCAGCGACCGGCGGAGCTGAGGCGGAGGCAGAGGCGCGCGGCGAGCCCGTCGTGAGGATCCCCTGCCAGGTGTGGTCAAGAGTGGTGGGATTTCTTCGCCCGATTGAATCTTGGAATGTGGGCAAGAGGCAGGAATTTGAGGATAGACGCGTCTACAAGCTGCCGACACAGACTTGACAAAACAGAAGTAACATGCTATAATATAACAGACAGCAAACAGGAGAACAGAAAGGACAGACAGAATGTGTGACAACTGCACCGGCGGACTGACTTCGTTGGACAACGGCTTCGGCCAACCTGAATACTGCGAAAAGTGCGTCGTCGGCCTTGGCCTGGCGATGACTTCTCTCGCCAAGAGCATGGTTGAGACGGAACAGGCGCGGGCAGACCGTGCGGCGAGGCTGACCGACCCCTTTCATGTTGCTTGCCGCAAGGCCGCCAAGCAACAACTTGATGGCTGCATTATGGAGCACGACCGCCTGGAGGCCCTGTACCTGGCCCTGGGCGGCCACAGTGCGACGGCGGCGGCTGGATGAAACGGAGCGACGGCGACTTTCGTGCCCTGATCCACAAGCCAGACGACCTCGCCACTAGCCTGATACAGTGGGCCGAAAAGGTGCAGGCCGAGCCTGGTATAAAGTTTGGCGTTCCGTCCGTGGACAGGAAGATCATCCCGTTGCGTCCTGGCACATTTGCCGTAGTCTGCGCCAGGCCAGGGCACGGCAAGTCCAGCTTGCTGGCGGTCATGGCGAAACGGGAAGCTGCCAGCATCACGGCGCGGGGTATGGAGGAGAGCGAGTGCGTGGTTTTTGTCACTTGGGAAACCTCTGCCGAGGCCCTGGCCGCTATGTTCCTCACCTGCGAGGGTCTTAGCATCTCCGACATTGCATGGGGCAAGGTCGATCTCAACACATTGAGCTATCATGCGATGCGGCGCGTCACCTCCCCGATTTGGGTCATCGGTCACGGCATCGGGCGGGCCGGGAAGCGAGTTCCTCGGATGACGCCCGAGGTCGTCTACCAGGCCATAGAGACGATGCACGAGGACTATGGCCGCAAGCCCACGTTGATCCTGTTCGATTACATCCAGATTGTGCCCGTCCAAGGCTTCCGCGACCGCGTGCAGCAGGTCACGGAAGTCCCTTTCCGCCTGAAGGAGCTGGCCCTGCGCATCGGCGTTCCCGCCGTGGCGGCGTCGCAGGCGAACAGAGACGTAGACGGGCGTAGGGAGAAGATACCAGAACTCCGCGACAACCTGTGGGCCTCCAGCGTGGAGCAGGTCGCGGACCTGGTGCTGGCGCTGTGGAGGCCCTGGCAGACGAAGGATGATTCTGCGCTCGCCAAATACGACGAGTTCGTGGAGATTCGCGGCACGCAGTTCCCGATCACCGAACGATTATTTGTGATGCGGATGCTGAAGCAGAGGGGCGAGGCGGGGCGGCACACATGGGCGCTTCATTTCGATATGCCGTACCTGAAGCTGGCGGAGCTGGAATCGGACGCTGAAGAGAAGTGCGGCGCAAGCAGGGTTTGGGAGGACTAGAATGGAAATCGTGATGAAGCACAGTTCGGTTACGGAAACGATATACCGTCTTGCAGAGTCAGAGATTCAAGATATTCTCATAGAGTCTGTCAAGCGATCTGAGGATGTGCCTGGTGGTGGTGAGTGGGTGTTTACGTGGCGGCAAAGCCAAATGCACGGCGGTCTTGTGATTGAATTGAAAAGGCTGGTGAAAATGGAAAGTGCAGATGACTGATTGGAAAGTTAAGCGACCGTCTTTCACGCTACTGCTTGATGGTTCTGTCGTTGAAATCGTGACGCCAACGCTACGCACTTGTTTTTCTGGAGATGAAATACTCAGATTGCATGATGCGCTAGGATGGGTTATTGATAAGCTATTGCAACTCAACGGCGGCATGCAACGACCAAAAAGCAGTGGCTGAAACTGGCGGAGCTGGAGTCGGATGCTGAGGAACGATGGAAAGGCGGTGAGATGTGAACCGAACGAGCATAGAATATCTTGACTTCACCTGGAATCCAATAGCCATGCGATGTAGTAAGGTCTCGGAGGGATGCAAGCACTGTTGGCATCTGCGCATGGCCAACCGGATGTCTTACAATATTGTCTTTTGCCCCACGGTGAGGGCGGCCTACGCTGGTGATGCGCCAGTATTGGTTGAGTTGAGGCTGCACGAACCATTGAGGCGAAAGAAGCCTGCTGTCATTGGCGCGCAATACATGGGTGACCTATTTCACGAGGATGTGTCTTTTGGAGTTATAGGTGAGATTTTCGCCACGATCATAGCAGCTGAATGGCACACGTTTCCGATCCTCACGAAGAGGCTCGAAAGGATGCTGCAATTTGTAGTGTGGTTTCAGGAAAAGACAAGCCTGAGCTTGCGTTCGTTTCGGCACATCTGGCTCGGCGTCTCCGTTGAGAACCAGGCCGCAGCCGATGCGTGCCGCCGGGATTTTGAGGCTACCCCCGCCGCCGTGAAGTTCGTTTCTTATGAACCCGCTCTCGGCCCCGTGGATTGGACAGGATGGGAGTTCATCGACCTTTTGATTTTTGGCGGTGAGAGCGGGCCAGGTGCGAGACCAGCACATCCCGACTGGTTCAGAAACGCGAGGGACTGGGCGGGCAAGCACGGGATTGCACGGTTTTTTAAGCAGTGGGGAGCGTGGGCACATATACCCGCTGACGCCAGGTATCCCTTACCACAGAAATTACACTGGTGGCCCGATAGAAACCTGATGGGGCGCGTCGGCAAGAAAGCCGCTGGCCGCCGCCTTGATGGGCAGAAATGGAACCAGATGCCGAACGGAGGACGACCATGATTGACCCCATCGGCTTTATCGAGTCTCATTTCGGCATCCAACTCAAAAAGGTCGGGCATGATGAGTGGGCAGGGAGTTGTCCTTGGTGCGGGGGAAAAGACCGTTATCACATTTGGGAGCGGGGAAATTACTGGTGCAGGCCCAGCCCGGAGGAAGGGCATTGCGGGCGCAAGGGATGGGTCGACGACCTGGCAGGAGCCAAGCGCCCGTCCCCCGCCGACTTGATGGAAATGCGCGTTCGGACGCTAGAACGTCAGCAAAAAGACCAGGAGAAACGCTTACAGGCAGTAGAGAGTATGGCGCACAACAAAGACCATTTAGCATATCACAAGGCCGCCGGCGTGACGCCCGGAGCCTTGGACTGGTGGCTGGCCCAGGGCGTGAACATGGAGTCATTCTACAGCTATAGCCTCGGCTTCTGCCTCTGCTGCCCGACCGACGTGGAAGGCAGGGCCAGCTACACCATCCCAGTGACGGGCGCGGGCGGCGAGCTGCTCAACATCCGCCACCGACTGAAGGGCGCGAACAGCGGCGACAAGTACAGGCCGCACATGGCGGGCCTGGGCCTGCAACTGTTCAACGCCAGCGTCCTGAGCGAGAACGGCAGGGTGGCGCTTGTGGAGGGCTGCAGGAAAGCCATCGTCGTCGGGCAGGTTTTTCCAACAGTAGCACAGATGGGCAAGGAGGGGTTCGACGAGGCATGGCTGCCGATGTTCCGTGGGCACGACGTTTTCGTGGCGCTCGACCCGGACGCCAAAGTCCAGGCGTGGCGGCTGGGCAAGATGCTGTCGCAGGCAGGGGCGGAGAAGGTGAGGGTGGCGAACCTTCCGATGAAACCCGACGATATGCTGGTGGCGGGCTTAACGGCGCGGGAATTTGAGACTTTCTTGAGGTTGGGGAGGCCGGTGTAATATGACGGCTGATAGGATTCTTGTCTGGAGTTACGGGGGTGGTGTTCAGAGCGTGGCTATAGCCGTGCTCGTTGCTTCAGGAAAGTTGCCGTGTCCAGACCTCGCCGCCATTGCCGACACCAGCAGAGAAGGAACAGCTACTTGGCAATATCTGAGTAAGTATGTACTTCCGCTTTTGTCGGGAATTGGATTACAAATAGAGATTGCGCCGCACAGCTTGGCGACAGTAGACCTGTATGCGCACAATGGCGATCTGCTCTTGCCGATGTATACCGCTAGCAGCAAGTTCCCGACTTTCTGCTCCTCCGAATGGAAAGAATATGTGATGATGAGGTGGGCGCGGCAGCAGGGTGTTAAATCATGCGACGTTTGGCTGGGATTCAGTCATGACGAGATTCGTCGTGCTAAGCCAGGTCGGAAAAAGTGGTTCAGACGCAAGTTTCCGCTCATAGATTTGATGATCAGTCGGGCTACTTGTTGGCAGATTATCCAAGATGCAGGCTTACCGATACCGGCGAAGTCAGCTTGTTGGTGTTGTCCTCACAGAAACAATTCCGAATGGCGGTATTTGCGAGATGAGCAGCCAGATGATTGGGCCAAGGCAATAGGTTTAGAGGAATTAGTGCGCAAACAGGATTCGGAAATATGGCTGCATAGAGATCGGGTATTATTGCCCGACGTGGATATTGATAGCGGTAATTTTCAAGATGTAGGACAGTGTTCGTTAGGATATTGCTTCGTGTGAAGTTTCTGGAATCCAGAAAGGAGAATGGCAATGTTGAAAGCATTGTGGCGTTCATGGTTCGGGCCGAGAGTAATGCCTGGGCAGAAATGGACTTTTGATGATTCTGACGAGAAGGACAATCCGTTTCGGCGTGCGTCTTTCTGCATCAAGGTGATCGATGTCAAAGGCCGATGGGTATTATACCATTTTGAATATGGCAGTAACAGATCGTTGCGGATCGGCATATTCAGGTTTTGCTACAAGCTGTCGGTATAGTGATTCTGGAATCCAGAAAGGAGATAGCGATGTCTTTTGATGTAGATGCTTTCATGGCAAAAAGGGCGAAATTTGATAGGGACTGGGAGCTCAAAGAATGGGGGGCGCTTTGTCCATACTGCGGCGCTGATATGTTGGACAAACTGAAAGAATCGGCGCATGACTGGGAGGGCTGCGGGTATGATCTGCCAACATCAACGGAGTTTGAGTGCCTGGCTTGCGAGGAAGTGTTGACTTTTGATTTAAAATGGACTGAACCTGCTTTGTGGCACGCTTCATTAGCAACGCCAGAGAAGGCAGCGATGTGATGAAATATCAAGTCGGTGACAAGGTAGTCTTCGTGCAATTTGTGCCTGGTGCTGCTCACAAAAAGACAGTGCTCGTCGTGACTCTAGTCAGTAATACATACGTATATTGTGAAGATTTGGCGGGGGACGACATACACGTTTTTGACCGCCAGCATCTTCATATTGACGGCATCGGTTGGCTAGAGTCCACATCAACACAACCGCTCCTGCTCCAGGGCCACAGCTACGCCCCAGGCTCGCTCGGTGATGTGCTGGCGGCGGAGGAAGCGGAAGGGCGAGTGGTTGCGGTCGTGATACAGCACAGGGGGGGATGGGCGGTTAGTCCTGGCATAGACAAGGAGGAACTGGATGAGTGACAGCTACGTACCAGGCTCGGTAGAATTTGGCGAACCCGCCACCTATGGCGGGCGCAAGCGAATTTGCGTCAGCGTCAGGCGCGAGGATTACAATTTCTCTCACACCGTCCTGCACCTTGTTAAAGAAAAATCAGGGAGGTGGGGTTGGACGGTCGTAATGCCCAAAAAGACGATGCCCGCTGGCAGTTCTTGGACTGTTGCGCCAGAAAGGAAATTGTGCTGCCCGATCAGCCTGAGAATGGCGAAAGCAAAGTCTACGTGGCTCATAATGGCAGCGGGCAACGACGACAGGCTGGAGAGCCTGAGAGCGGCAGAGACAGTGCCAGAATGGGCAGCGATCAGCGATGCGAAGCCGCCTCATAACGGCTCGCATCCGTAACCCTGCATCCCTGCCAGCGAGGCCGTCAAACCTCGCGGCGGAACAGAACGAGGCAATCAGATGTCAAAGGGGAACGACGATAAAAGTAGCTTTTTATTCATCCGCTAGGCAGGGAGCAGGGGGACGGCGCGCATCGTGTCGGAGCGGTGCGCGCTCATGGCCCGGCACAAATGACCGGGCAAAAACGAACAGGTACTCGGTAAAAGCAGCATCAAATTCACGGCAGGCCAGCAAGCACGCCCGCTCGCAAGAGCGCCCCGCAGCCGGACGCAGGGCCGGACACGGCTTGCCATTCTCGCCAGAGCACCAGCCACGGCAAGCGTGGTGGTGGGGGTGGCGGGGACAGAAAAGGGCAACAAGCCTCGGCGGCAAGGTGGGGGCCGGTGGAATTTAAGGAGGTTAAATGATGCGTGTTTTCCAGATGATAGCAACAGACAAAAACCACGAGTATTTTGAGTCCGCATTGATTGACGGGGCGTACCATGTTGCAGTGCAATATGCGGGGCCACGGACTCTTTGCGGAATCCAGCTAGATGGCGAGGACGGCGTAGCCGATGGGGAAGTAATTGAAGGAAAGGTTACTTGCCGTGGTTGTTTCTTGCTGATTGAGGAAATAAAAGCAATGCTGGAGAATAGGGATGATGAACACAACGATATTAGCCATAATCTCAACCGTCTTGCTCCTCGTCGCCTGGCGGCTGTGGCAGAAAAGCGGCGCGACAGACAAGCATACAGTTCAGCAGGGCGTCCTGCTGGCGGCTGTGACGGCGGCTTGGTTTTTCAGGATAGTGTTAGCGTAAATGGATGATAGGAGTGAAATGGAATGGTCGTCATAACAGTAGTGCACGATTCGCTGCCCGAACGGTGCCCGCTTTCGCCAGCCCACGAGAGCCTGGTCAACAGCCTCGACCGGGCATGGCCTAGCGACATCGCGGCAGCCCTGTCGCCTGACAGCCTGCTTAACATCGCCCAGGGGTACGAGGCGTGGTTCGCCGCGTACCGCCAGCGGGCGGAGCGGGTAGAGCGGCTTGACCCGTGGCAGATAGGTTCTCTCCTGGCGTGGATGGATGAGCTTGTGGCGTGGCCCTTGCCGAGCGGCAAGCAGCGTATGATATGCCGGTTCGCCGCGTTCCAAGATTGCGGGTACTGGGACGACATCAGCTTCAGTGACTGGGCCTCCATGCTGACGGGGCGGGCTTACGGCACGTGGTCGGCATGGAAACGGTGCGTCCAGGTGTTCCGGCACACGGCCATCGGGCGCGAGTGCCTTGAGCGAGCGGGCGTCGATCCGGACGACGCGGGGCAGCTGGCGGAGCGGGTGAACATTGATAAAGCAGCGCGGGCGGCAAGCAGCGCAGTGCACGGCTTGCTGCAAGGCCATCAGCTTGAGACTCTGACGTCGCCGGGCTATACCACGACGCAGCACCGCCATGCCATGAGCGTGACGGAGCCGGAGTGGAACCAGGAGCAGGAGCGGTTCGTCGCGGACGGGAGCGCGAAACCTGAACTCGTCCTCGACGGTTCCTGGGTCATACTTTTCTACGACAATGGGACTGGCGAGCGGGTGCGCGTCCCAGTGCTCAAGTTCGCTGACGGCGACGATCCGGTGGCGGCTGAGTGGCAGGCGCGGATCATAAAAAAGATGAGGGTTTCGGTGAGAGGAGATAGCAGTGATTGATGACATTGACTTTAGGGGGGTGTTTCTCCTGATGGTGCTTGTAGGTGCGGTATTGAGCATCCCGATGCTGTTTTTTGCAGAGGGCGAAGGGGTTAAGATTCTGTCGTGGGCCGGCGGCCTGCTTCTCGGCGCGGCAGTGGGCTTGTGGGCGATGGATGCCTGACCTTAAATTTTTCCTGTGATGCCGTAAAATGCTTGACAAATCTGGTATATTCTGCTATAATATACATAGGTTGAGCAAGCAAGCAGACGGGAGACAGAGATGATAACACTAGACGCAAACTCAAGGGACAGGCTGAATCGGCAATTGCGGCTCTGGAAAGAGGAACTGCGAGTTCATGGTGCTAACGGTACTGGTCAGTCAACCATGACGCAGAACGATATTGACCGATTGATAGCCAGTATTGATGGGTTGCATAGGGGCATTGAGCGACTGAACCAGGAGTACAGACGCATCGTGGAGCTGTAGGGGGAGATAATGACAATAACTGAACATTGTCAATCAATCATTGAATCAGTGCAAAAGATAAGAATGCTCTGTCGCGATTTCCCAGTAAGTGACCTCGCGAAAGAGGCAGGTCTACTAAAAGCCGATACTGAGTTGCAGGATTTGGCGATTCTTCTTGGGGAGATCGCGGAACATGAGCAGCCAAGAGAGATAAGAATGATTGAAAAAGAGTATACTCAGGTCTTGAGGATATAGGAGTTATAATAATGGCAGACCTAGAAAAAGCTAAGGCTGTTGCAAAGCAGTTCGGCGGCGAGGCGCAGGCTAACAACTTGGTGTCTTGGTCAAAAGATGATCGCCAAGACATCGCTGAGTATTATGGTGCTAAGAAGTGGTCAGATATTTCTGTTGAGCATCAGACCATCTTGTTTCTTGCATATCGATATGGAGAGCGGTTGGAACGCGCCAAGTCATTTGCCCAGCAGTTGGTAGTTGAGTATACCAAAGACTGGGTATCTGAAGACTGGGAAGCATCTATTTATCGCGAGGCATATATGATGGAACAGCTTGTAAAGCGGGCTGAAGAGATGCTGGATAAAAGCCCAGATCTTTATGGCGATATATTCAGCGCAAAGTTTGCGTTTGAACGCCACATGGGATGGTGAGGTAACTATGCTGGAAAAAGCCCGACAACTCTGGCAAGAACATCGTCAAGAAATCCCGTTCTACAGCCGCCCCCGCCGCAACGGGTTCGCGCAGCGCGTCAGGAACCTGGCGCGGAAGCTGGACTGGGCGGCGGGTAGCAGTGACATTCTAGCATGCATGTATCTGGACGCGGTGGCGGTGAAGATGGGGCTGGTAATCGGAGAAGCAGCATGAGCAAGGAACTGAAAGCAGCAGCGAAGGTTGCGGCGCAGAAGCGGATTGACGACCTTCTGGAGCTAGAAGAGATTCTGCTTTCGGGCGAGTGTCTGAAGGATGCGTTGTTTCAGGGTCTCGTCGCGGCGTTTGAGACGGGTTTCGTGGCTGGTCACATGGCGGGCAGGACTTACGCTTATGTAACTGTTGAAACATTGTTTGCGGAATTTATGGCAGAATTCGGTTTATTTGAGATTGGAGGGACATCTTGATTACAAGAGCTAAGAAGCACGAATATTTCAACCATTTCGTGGCGCGGTTCGCGCTTGAGGGCATCGGTGGTGGTTACGGGGTAACAGGGCGCAAAGTTACAGGTCGGAGGTTGGGCAAAGCAAAGAGGGCTATACTAGCTGATAGTGCGCTTTGGTCAGACATCCTCATCCGGCACAGCGGGTTTAACATCACGCCAGAGGAGATGGCAGAGCGCCAACCTGATGTGTATGAACATGCCCTTGGCAACTTTTGGGGCATGGTGAACAGTATCATGGCTGAGGTTGGTATCATTTAAGATTGGAGGGAACATGACATACACGATTACGCCACTATCAAAAGAAGCTCTGAGACTCTGCGGTCAGTTGAGCAAAGCCTACCACGCCGACTGCGCAAAGCGCGACATCTTGGGCCGTCCGTCTGGCGATGCGGCATATCAGCGCAAGAACCGCCGCATCTGGCGCAAGGCGTGCGACCGGTGGCGGAGGCGGGCGGGTATGAAGATTGCGCATGAACAACTGATAGTTTGAAGAGGGAAAGAGTAGAGGGAGATGAAGAAGAAGATTTGGGCACAAATCAGCCACAATGTTTTGTTGTTGAAAACATTCACGCTTGATTATTTGGAGTTGATTACTGGTGATAAATGCGAAGAAGTTCTTCTTGGGCTAGAGCAAGAGGGTTTAGTAGAATTGAAGGATGGATCTTATCGTTTGACATTAGACATTGATAAGCGTTTCGGTTTATTGGCGCGGGTTAGAGAAGTAGAGAGAGAGATGGATGAACTATTCGGTTTTCTATCAGTTGACGAATTAGCAGGCGCGATAGCAGCATGGCGTGAGATGGAGAAGCGGGCGAGAATAGCGGGATACGTCTGGGTGTTAGCGCCTGTTGATGCACTGGATCATGTAGCAGGGATGAGGGCAATAGGCGAGGATGATGAATGAGCAGACCGCCTTCTGGGGCCGCGCCGGTGTACGCTGCTCCTGCTGCGGGCGCGGACTGACGCACCCCGTCAGCGTGGGGCGCGGCATCGGGCCGGTATGTTCTGGCATGGGGTACAACGTAAATGGAGGGAACAGCGCGATGAATGAGGATAGTTTTTGTGACTTGAAACTGGTAGGAGTACCGCTCACGAACGGCATCGTCATGGAGTTGGCCGACACCGGCGCGACAGTGACGAACGTTCCTCACCTGGTGGTGCATCATTCGCCTACCGGCTTCAGCTTCGGGTACGGCGGCAGCGGGCCAGCAGACCTGGCGCTTAACATCGTTGAGGCCGTGCTGCGACGGATGGATTACCAGGGCGAGAAGACGCGGTGCTTTGACGGGCGATGCTTCACGCTGGCCTACCGGCTGCACCAGGAATTCAAATGGGAGTTCGTCGCCACCGCGAGGGGCATGGGCGCGGCGATCCCTTACGAGACAGTTGAGGCATGGATCAGGGAAAGGATGATTACAGATGGGCAAAGCGCAGACCAGGCATCAGGTTCTTGAGGTCGGCGACGTCATCCGCCACCGTCGCCGCCAGCACGTCCGGCGCAAGATAATCTCGTTTCAAGAGGGACTGCCGTGGACGTTCCGCTTGGACGCACAGGAGCGGTTCATGAAGGGCAACTCCATGCTCATTACTAGGATTGAGGAATGGGAGCTGGCCGATGGCGAAGCGTAAGAAAGCGGCGAAACGACGCCACGCCAAGACCACTCCGCTCCACGTCTGGACGGACGGCATTGAGGGTGATCCCTGCCCGCTGGCGCAGTCGTCCGTGGCTGGCCGCGCCGGTCGGCGGCTGATGCTGGCCGACGGGCTGTGCGCGGCGGGGCTGGAGCACAAGCAGTGCCAGTGCCTGATCGGGTTCGGGCACAATGCTACCGTACTGTGCGGGCATGTGGGGGCGGTGAGTGACTTTCATGAGAGGAGATTGGCTCATGATTAAGGCTCAGGAACGATATGCGACGATCGCCGAACTTGGTAGAGAGAATGTTGCTGCGGGCATCCTGAGTTACGGTGAATTTATTGAGAGCAAGCGCTTCAGACAGGTTGCGCATGGAAAGCAGGTAGAGATAGAAGATATTCACCCTCTGCTTTTTCCGTTCCAGAAAGACGTGACGGCATGGGCTATCCGCAAGGGCCGATGCGCAATCTTTCTTGATACCGGCTTGGGCAAGACCCTCTGCCAGCTGGAATGGGCGCGACTCTTGGGCGAGAAGACGCTGATTGTCGCCCCTCTTTCAGTAGGAAGGCAGACGGTACGAGAGGGGCGAAAGATCGATCTGGCCGTGCGCTACGTCAGAAACCAGGCAGATGTTGACGATTCCGCCAAGATTTGGATCACGAATTACGAGATGATTGGTAGCTTTGACTTCTCGCAATTCGGCGCGGTAGTGCTGGATGAATCATCCATTCTGAAATCCATAAGCGGTCAGACGAAACGCAAGTTGATCGAAATGTGCGCCAATGTGCCATATCGTCTCTGTTGCACGGCCACTCCTGCGCCGAACGACCATATTGAGCTTGGCAATCATGCCGAGTTTCTCGGCATTTGCTCGCGCTCGGAGATGCTGGCGCAGTTTTTCGTCAACGCCAATAAGGAGCATACCTATTACATCAACGGTACGGCATACCGCAAGAAGGGCACTAACAAGGCGGGCACAGAATGGCGATTGAAACACCATGCTGAGAATCCTTTTTTTCGTTGGTTGTCATCATGGGCAATTATGATGATCAAGCCGTCGGATTTGGGATATGATGATGGCGGTTTTGTTCTTCCCCCACTCAATATCCATACGCACTTTGTAGAGTCGGACTACAGGCCCGATGATCGGCTTTTCTTTACGTATATCAGGGGTATACGTGAACAGGCGCAGATTAGAAGGCATACGTTGTCTGTCAGATTGAGCAGATTAGAACAATTAGTTAATGGCGGTGATGAACAATGGGTCATCTGGTGTGGGCTGAATGAGGAACAGGATGCGTTAGCGGAAATGTTTGGAGATGAGAGCGTTTCTATTCATGGTTCACTGCCAACGGAGGAAAAGATCCATCGGCTTGATCTTTGGCTAGACAAAAAGAAAAGCATCCTTATAAGCAAACCTCGCGTGCTGGGATACGGGCTCAATCTGCAACAGGCGCATGAGATGATCTTCTTTGGTCTAAATTACTCTTGGGAACAATATTATCAATGCATCCGCCGCGAATGGCGTTATTTGCAAGAGCATCCCGTCAACGTTCATATCATCTTGGCTGACATCGAGGACGGCATCTATCATAACATCATGCGCAAAGATGCGCAGGCGCGCCGCTTGCGCGAGCAGATGATCAGGCAATTAGAGGGTTTTGAGAAGGAGGAGTTGGGAATGGTCACGCCACTGCAAGAGGAGTATCGAGAGGACAAGATCACGACGGAAAATTGGACGGCGATGCTGGGTGATTCAAGCGAGAGGTTGGCCGAAATCGGCGACGGTTCAATTGACCTGTCGATCTATTCGCCGCCATTCGCCGATCTTTATACTTACACTCCTAGCCTTCGTGATCTGGGCAACTCGCGCAATTGGGACGAGTTCTTTGAGCATTATTCCTATATTATCCGCGAGGTTCTGCGAGTAACGAAACTCGGTCGGGTAACGTGCGTCCATACCAGCGACATCCCTGCCCTGGCGCAGAAGGACGGGTACATCGGCATCAAGGACTTTCCAGGCCGCGTCATTGCGGCTTACGAGGCCGAAGGCTGGATTTTTCACGGACGCATCGTGATATCAAAGAATCCTCAAGCTCAGGCGATCCGGACTCATTCCAAGGGATTGCTTTTCGTGCAGCTCTCAAAGGACAGCGTGCACAGTAGGCCGGCGCTTCTTGACCAGGTGCTCGTATTTCGCAAGCCTGGTGACAATCAAATCCCCATAACGCCGGTTGCCAACCGGGAGATGGACAACGATCTCTGGATAAAGTGGGCCTGCGGGATCTGGCATGACATCAACGAAACTAACGTACTTCAGCATGGGTACAAGCACGGACGGGCGCACGATGATGAAAAGCACATCTGCCCGCTGCAGCTGGAAACCATAGAGCGGTGCATCAAGCTTTACAGCAATCCGGGAGAGACGATATTGTCCCCCTTCGGAGGAATTGGATCGGAAGGTTATGTGGCCGTGAAGCATGGTCGGCGGGCCATACTGATCGAATTGAAAAAATCATACTTTGATGAGATGGTCAGGAACTTGCAGAAAGCGGTCAGTGAGAAGGGGCAATCCCTTTTTGAGTTCGCAGGAGTAGAAGTATGAGCGCATCAATTGAAACGAGCAAGCTCCACATCCTCGGCCTAGATCCCGCCTGGGCCAGCCCCACCGGATGGGCCGTCCTAGAATACCCTGGCGACGAGATCCTGGGCTTCGGCACGATAGCCGCCCTGAAACACAGCGGCAAAGTCACCGAATCCGTCCAGATGCAGCGGGCGGCCCACCTGTCGCTGGAACTGCGCAAGCTGCTCCAAGACGCTAGGATAACAGCCTCTGCGTTCGGCGCGATGCTCCATGTGGCCTACGAAGACCCATCGCGCTGGCTCTTAGCAGCTGCCAGGGAGCGGCGGGCGAGGCGCAGGCCAGTGAGCAGCAAGTCGCTCTTGGCATACGGCTACCTGCGCGGTATCCTCTGGGCCGCGTGCGCCGACTTCGGCATCGTGCCCGTTCCGATGGAGAGCGAGAAGGCGCGGCGAACCGTCCTCGGCGGTCTGCATGTCCCGTCGCAGCTGCACGGCGCAGCTCTGAAACTGTGCGGCGATGCGGTGAAGGCGAGGGCCGTCGCCGGGGTGGCGGTGAGGTACGGCGGAGATGATCCGCTGGCGTGGCTGGAGAACAACGAGCTGACTGACCATGAGGCGGACGCCATCGTGGTCGCGGCGGCGGCAGGATCGCGACTGATACAAGAAGGGGGTTTCGCGCTATGAGCAACGGAAAGAAATGGGAAGTCTTGATCAATATCCAGGTCACGCTCCATGTGGAAGCTCCAGACGAGAGTGGCGCGGAAGCGTTGGCACATGACGCTCTCAGTCGCCTCTCTGCATTGCCAAGATGGAAAGGCATCGTGACATTGGCGGACGACTGGCGAGATTTAGAGAGCATTACAGAGTTGACGGATGGCGAGCTGACGGGCAACGGGGCGGACGTCATCGTCGTCGCAGGGGCCGCTGGGACACGGCTGATGCGGGAAGGGAGTGAGGGATAATGGATGGAGTTGACAGGCGACAGTTACTGCACGACGAGGCCGAAGAGTCCCTAGATGCCTACTACCGTCGCCACGCCGCCCGCTCCTGGCAGGAGTACCTCGCCAGCAGCCCGGAGGCCCTGGCGGAGAGGGCGGCTGAGCGGCTGCCGCTGGAGGCGGAGACCGTAGCAGCGGTGGAGACTTTGTTCAAGAGGCACTTTCACAGGCCGGTAGAAACCGTGCTTGAAAGACACGGCTTCCTCTACCGCGATCTTTGCTATGAGCACCACTGCTCCGAATTCGACGAGCTGCCGTCAGCGTCTAGGTGGCGGGCATCAACCTGGCACACGGTGGAGAAGGTAGGTTGTGAGATGTGCGGAAAGGATCTGGACTGATGAAAGACGTGCTGAGTTACGCAGAGTACAAAGATGTTGTAAATTGCACCACGCGACCTCGGAGTTATCAGGAACTCCTGCAAGCCGCCAGGTGCGAGCTTGCGCTGAAGGTTGGCGAACTTGAGGAGCGCGCTGTCGTGGTCTCCGACTGTTCCGGCGGCTAGAGGATGCGCTAGAGGCTGGTCAGCAGGGAGGCCGTTGGAAACACCAGGTTTACCGTGACGCCACCGACTATGACGATTTGGACGAACTGGACAGGCTCCGAGAGTTATTTTCAAACTGGCCCGATGTGAAGGGCAAGCCAGGGGAAGGGTACTGGTGATGACATAACGTCTCAATTGGAAGCAACTGGTGCAGGACTTGGCGGAAACGTGCGAGATCCTGTATTACGTCACGCAAGAGAACATTGAGCGCAGCAATGCATATCACATCATGGAGACCGAGTTCACGCCAGAATGCGTCATCTGTCACCCTGGCGACTTGGAAAGAATCAGGATGATGGGCAGGCCGTTGGTGGACTTGCGCGAATGGAAACCTGTGCTTCGGCCTTTCAAAGCCTAGAGCACAAGCGGATGAAAACGCGACCGACTTTACAGCGTGGAGGACAAATGATGACAGGGCATAGGAAAAGATGGAGAGTGATAGGCCGCCACAGGTGGGTTGCAGGAGCACTTATCTCAGAGAGCGTGAGCGATGATGATACAGAGCGTCGGTTCACAGCCACCATCCGTGGCTGGCGCAACTGGAAGATATATCAAGGCACATCAATGCTAGGCTATTTGCAAGTGATAATCAGGATTGTTCGTGCTATTTGTGTTCAGATAGATTTGGAAGGTGAACACTGTGAAGCCATGATGGCGGTCAACGAATACAGTTGCGATGCTGCCGAATTAGAAAAACGGGCAGAGGTGTTTGAACATCAGGCGAAAATGACCCAGATCATCGCAGATCTCCACGCTGAATTAGAAGAACGGGCAGAGATATTTGAATACCCTATTTCTGAATCATTCGCCAACTGGCCAGCTATCAAGAGCGAGCCAGGAGAGGGATACTAGTGATGGGCTTTCACGACAGGCGAATCAAGGTCACTAAGGGCCAGTTCAAGGCATTGCTCAGGTACGGCATCGGCTGCGGCGTCGTCATGATGCACAACGGTCCGAACGAGGTGTACTCTGTTGAGTTCTCCCTTGATAGGGAGGGACAGATGCGGCGCGTGGCGGACGGCGGCCTGGTAGACCTGAAGGCGAACGTTTGGGGCGACGATGACGATCCGTGGGATGACCCAAAAACGAAAAGAGGATAAGGTGAGCGACATATATCGAATCAGCTGGATTGGAATAGCAAGGTGGCTCCTGAAGTCTGGCAGAAGCTGTGCCAGCATTATGGTATTGACTGTGAAACTTCCATAGATAGCAACGGGTTCGTATCGCCAAAATACAGCCTGTCTGTTGATGACAACCCCGTGACTTTCAAGCGGATGTTTCCTGACGTGTCTTGCCGAGTTGGGGAGGAAGTCTCTACCACGCAGGGACTTGAAATAGTCAACACGCTTTTACGAATAGAGCAACGGCTTGAGCGGCAAGCGATCGCATCACCACGATCAGGATTGCCAGCAAAGCCGACCTATGAGAGTGACGGCATGACGAGAGCCGCCATGCCTGAATGGTTCGTTGCGCACATCAAAAAGATTGAGGTGTGCACCGACTATTGCACGGTGGCATTGCAAGACGATTTAGACGATGGCTGGCATATTCTGGCCATCTGCCCGCAACCTGGGCAGCGGCGACCTGATTATATTTTGGGCAGGTTGTAGAATGAGACGACCACTCCGAGGCCGCATGAACGCTACGCCCAATGCGAGCCGGACGGAAGCCATGCGCGGCGGCAAGACCTGCCCCCTGTGCGGGGGGCCGATGTCCAGAAAGAGCAGGTTCTGCGCCGGATGCGCGCCGAGATTCAAGAGCTTCTTGCGCGAGGTCTATAAACGCGACGTCAGGACTGCCGGCGCGTCCCCGGCAGCAAGAGATCGCGCTGCGGAGGGCAAGCGGCGCAGGCTGAAGACGCTGGCCGTCCTCAGGGGCAACGGGCCGACGGCCACTCCCGACCTGGCGCGGCTGGTGGGGATGACGGCAAGGGGAGTGCGCGAGCAGCTGAAGCGGCTGGGGGCGGACGGGTTGGTTGATTGCACGCATGAAGAGAGGAGGCATGTATGGGAAGCGATCAGGAAGGACTGAAACCGAGGCCGGGGCAGAAAGTCGCTGTCACGGTCGGCGGGCGCAGGATTGAGGGGCAGCTGCTGCATCCTAAGAAGCCGGGCTGTCCCGGCGGGGCTTGGGTCATCGTCTTTGACGACGGCATGGCAGAGGTGTTCGGGCAGGCGGAGATGGAGGCGGCGGGATGAAGGTCGGTAAAGATCGTTTCGGTCAATCTTTGTATTGCGGCCCCACTGCAGTGCTTGACCGTCTTTGTGTCTGGCGGTCATGTTTCAACGAGCACGATTGTGGGCATACCAATTCGCAAGGCGAGTGGGTGCGGGATGGGCGCTGTCTCACGAGGGACAATCGGGGTTGCCCCAATGATAGCAAGTTCCGCGTCTGTTGCGACAATCCAGAATTCGCACCAATTCGGCGCACCCACCGGCACAAAGTTTGCCGCAACTGTGGATTGAGAGTGCCAGTTGAAGTCATTCGTAGCATGATGAAGGAGCAATAATAGAATGAACGCATGGTTCGTGGCAGGATGCTTGCTTTTCGTCGTGATCATTTTGGTTGCGGCGGTCTTGTTTATCTGGTGGAATCTACCCTGCGCGGAGGGCGATTGAGATATGAGCACGGTGCTGGTCGCGTTTTGTTGCACAGCGTTCATTACGGTTTGCCTCTTGGCGATTCTCATCTACTCGCTCTGCGTCGTGGCGGGCAGCGAGCCGCCGCGCCAGCCCAGGGCTTGACAGGAGGCGCGAACCGTGGTATAATTTAGATGGATATCAAAATATTTAAACAGGATGGCCTGCAAAGCGGGCGCGGAAGCGAAAACGGCCCGTCTCCCTATCAGCATTATGGCGATACTAGATTAACCATCAGAAGCAGGCCCAGGTATGAACAAAGGCGCAGGTCTTGACAACCTGTGCCTTTGTGGTATAATGGTAGCATGACGCAGGGCGACGTTTTAAGGTTTACCATTTAGGCAGGAATATAGTGACCGTGAATTTTCCGATGACATTTGACGCAAACAGTAATGCCGTTGCTGACCTCAAATCTCAATTCGGGATGATCTGCCCAAGATTTTTTATGGTGAGCTTGGAACTGGCCGCCTCGCTGCTTGCAATGTTGGCAAACATAATCGTCGCGTTCAAAAACCGCATTTCGCCATTCGCGATACTCTTTCCAACGGCGTGCTCGTTGATTTGGTCTATGTTCTCCGCCTTTCCAACAGGGATGGTTTTTGCCGCGTTGCCAGCAGGGATTGTCTTTCATGATTTCATACCATTCTGGCGTACTAGTCGTTTTCTGGATAGCTGCACGCAGATTAGACAAATAAATCGGGTTCTTGCTCCGAAATTGAGCGCCTATCTGCTGTTTAAGTTTCCAGCTTGGCCGTCGGCTTCTCTCTTGGATACTCTTAAGCCACCTGGCTTTATATTCTGGATCTTGATACCTCTCAAAGTTGCGTTGGCGTATTTTTTCTCTGGTTTCTTGCGGGCATGGTCGGTAATGAGTGCGGCGATAGGCAGTATCACAATTGCGGCATCTGGAAATAGTATCATAGGCTACAAGCTTACCGCAATCAATGCATTTGTATTCTACTTTTACCTGTTCGCGATAACAAGCAAGACACAACCTTTTCTTGCGTTCTTTCTTGGGCGCGACATATTGCCCGCAGATATGACAATGAGTGCGTTCGTATTTGCAATCTTTGCAATATCGCTGCTTGCCCGTGATAGTTTCAAATGGTTCTTTGCAAATTTCGCAATGTCTGAGCATAGATTACCTCAACAAAGAAGCCCTCGCAGGCCAGCGGCGTTATTGTTCAGGTAACACCCATTTGAGCCTTAGAGGGCATGATGATAAAACAAAATCCGCTTGATGGGCTACTGTTACCTGAACGAGCATATTATAAAAGATTTTATAGAAAATGTCAAATGACGAAAAGGTTTTGAGAATTGAATATGTCCGCTTGAACGAAGCTATTGAGCTTCTTTGGAAAAAGAATCCGAAACTTCACGCGATTTCAGACTTGGCTGAATCGTTCAAAAAACACGGATTCAGAGATGCTCCGGCTTTTGATACTAATCTCCAAGAAGGTGGAGCTATCGTGGACGGCAACGGGAGAGTAGAAACCCTGAGATGGATGTACGACCAGGAGCAAAAACCTCCCATCGGGATCATGTTAGATGACAAAGACGGCATGTGGTATGTGCCCATTCAGTTCGGAGTAGATGCGCCCAGCCAGGCGGCAGCGGAGAGCTATGCACTTGACTGCAATTTGCTCGTTATGGCGGGCGGCAGGGACTTCACCACACACGACTACGCCAGGCTGTGGGACGAGGAGCGGTACGTGGCCCTGCTGCAAGACCTGGCGCGGGTAGAGGAGCTGCCGGTTGGGGTGGACGGGGACGACCTAGACGCGCTGTTGAGCATTACACCAAAAAGTTCCTCAGAGCAAGGTGAAGGTGAGTCTGATGGAAAGAGGTGGAATGAATGTCCTAAATGCGGTCATAGATGGTTGAGGGGTTGAGATTGATACATGACTAACACCGACTTTCTCTGGAATCCAGAAGCTCCTCTCGCCCGCTGCCCCGGCGAGACGGCGAGGGCCAGCGCCGCCTTGCAGGACTACATCGGCATGGGGCCTGGCAGGTCGCTGCCGCTGCTCTGGAAACGTTACTGCAATGTGTCAAGAGCGTCACAGGAGCAGCCTCCGTCGCGCCGCCTGCCGACGCTGAAGACGTGGTCTGTCAAGTACCATTGGCAAGACCGCCTCGCCGCTTGGCAGGACATGCAGCGGCTGGAGCGCGAGGCGCTGTGGCGCTCCCGGCGCGAGGAGCAGCGCGAGTGGGAATGGGGCATGGCGGACAAGCTGAAGCGGCGCATAGAGGAGATGCTGCGCTTTCCGCTGGCCGAGATGACGAGAGACGAGGACGGCGCGGTGACGGTGGTCAAGCCCGTCCGCTGGAGGCAGGGCGACATCCCCCAGTTTGGCAAGGCGGCGACAGAGCTTTCGCGGCTGGCAGCGGCGCTGGAGACGGAGCGCAAGGCGGTTGAAGTCAGCGGGACGATGCACGGTTATGACATTATAGAGATAATAGTCCATGACGACAGCGACAAAGCACCAGTTTCAGCTACCGATAACGACAGAGCAGAACCTTAAAACATTCATAAACCTGGCCTTTGGCGTCAGCATACCCGACACGCAGATATGTACCAACCACGCCACGCCCTGGCAGGCTTTCGCAGACGCGTACTTCGCTCGCTCGCCGGTGGCGGTGTGGAAGGCGAGTCGAGCCTTCGGGGGAAAAAGTCTGCTGCTGGCGCTCCTGGGACTGACGGAGGCGATAACGCTCAAGACTGACGTGAACGTCTTGGGCGGTTCCGGCGAGCAGGCGCGGCGGGTGCACGGGTACATGGAGGACTTTTGGGAGCACGACAGCGCACCGAGGCAGCTGCTCGCGTCCGATCCGCTGAAGCGGGAGACACGGCTGGTATGGGGCAACAAGATACAGGCGCTCTTGGCTTCGCAGACATCCGTCAGAGGGCCGCATGTTCCCCGTTTACGACTTGACGAAATCGATGAGCTAGACATAAAGATACTGGACGCGGCATTAGGCCAGACGATGAGCACAGGAGATGTTCCTGCGCAGACCGTACTCTCGAGTACTCATCAATACGCCGACGGGACGATGACGGAGGTGCTGCGGCGGGCGACGGAGAAGGGCTGGAAAGTTTCTGAATGGTGCTGGCGCGAAACCGTTGAGCCGCACGGTTGGCTCCCGGTGTCAGAGATAGCGCGAAAGCGAAATGAAGTTACGGCGGCGATGTGGAATACAGAATTCGATCTGCAAGAACCTTCGCCAGAAAGCCGGGCTATACTGCCAGAAGCAGTTGAGGCGATGTTCAAGCCGCAACTAGGGGTGTATGAAGGGCGTAACGGAGAGTACATAGAGATAGAGCCGCCGCAAGAGGGGGCGCGATATTCGACCGGCGCGGACTGGGCGAAGAAGGTTGACTGGACAATTATTGTCACGCTCAGGAAAGACGTGAAGCCGATGCGCCTGGTGGCATTTGAGCGGATGGGCCGGAGGCCGTGGCCGCAGATGGTGAGCAAGTTTGACGAACGAGTGGCCCGGTACAGCGGAGACGCAGCGCACGACGGAACCGGGCTTGGCGACGTGGTGGACGGATACATGGCGAGCGATGCGACGTCGGTCATCATGGCAGGCCGAGCGAGGTCGGACTTGCTGTCAAATTACATATCGGGCATTGAGCGCGGGGAGATAGAATCGCCGGTGATAAAGTTCATGCAGGGCGAGCACAGGTATGCGAGCGTGGATGACGTGTACGGCAGCGGCAAGAATGCATACCTCCCCGACACGATAGCGGCGGGGGCGCTGGCTTACGGCGGCGGCAGCACATGGAGCTTCGGATGAGAGAAGGGAAAGATGAGTGAGCGCGGTTCATTCGTGACCGAGTACATCTACTGCAAAAAATGTTTTGAGGCGGCGCAGAAGGTTCTCTTGGGCGAAGAGAAATATCTGCACAGTTGCGTGATCCCTGCGGGCGATGGCTTCATGCCGATCATAGCTGGCAAGATCGGGGGACTTGGGCCGGGAGATGAATTCATCAATTTTGACCGATACCTTCTGCTGCCCCTGAGTGAGTCCATCTGTCACGAGATGCGCATAACCATACTGGCTGACAGCGGCCAGGCGATGCTGTTGGTATTGCCTGGTGAAGGATGTTACAAGCTCATTCACAGGTCTATGTTTCGTTATGTAAGTGGTAGCAAGGAGTTCATAGACCATACTGGGGCCTGGGAGAACGTCTGGAAATGAGAGAAATCATAGGCAACGTGATACTGTTCCCGTTTTTCGCCGTCGGCTGGGTGGCGCGGAAACTGCGCTCAGCCTTCGCCCTGATGCGGGACGCGATAATGGCAGGCTTTGGCGAATGAGCATTCTGATGCGGATACGACAAATCAGGGCAGTGCGGGAAGCGCCAACGATGGCAGTTAAGGCGTTGCCTGTCGCATGGCCCGCATGGAGAGAGGGCCGACCAGCTTGGAAGCTCATTGACTATCAGGCGTATGTGGCTGATGGGTTTAATCTCAATACGTTAGTCTATTCTGCTATAATGTACAAGGTCAGGGCCATGACGCTTGCGCCTCTCAGGGCCTGGACGGGCAGCTATGAACAGCGCGAGCCGGTAGACGTGGACGAGCCACTGGCCCAACTGATAGCGAGGCCCAACCCGCACCAGAGCTGGAAAGAATTTCAGGGGCAAGCCATCGTTTACCTCAACATATCGGGCAACAACTTTACACTCCTAGACAGGAAGCGCCAGGGAGAACTGCCGGAAGCGATGTATAACCTGCGTCCCGACCGGGTATTCGTCGTCCCCGGCACGGTAGACGGTCAGGGCATAATACTGGGCTACATCTACGTTCCCGAAGGCAAGTCGGCCTTTCTCAAGTGGGACGACGCACAGCGCAGGGCGGCATGGAGCGAGAACCGCGTCTTCCCCATCCTGCCGGAAGACATGATGCACCCCAAATTCCCCAACCCCGGCGACCCGTTGGAAGGAATGGGCGAGGGGATGCCCCCCATGTCTCCGGCGGCCCGGTCGATAGACGTAGACAACGCCGTTACTCACTTTCTCAAACTCTTCTTTGACAAAGGTGTCATGGTTCCCGGAATGATAACTGTCGAGGGCAGCGTAGACGATGGGGCTATAGCACGGGCCAAAGAGAGATGGAAGGAGATATACGGCGGCTATAAAAACTGGGCTGAGGAGATATTCGTCTCAGATAGGTCGGCCAAGTATGAGCGGGTGGGGTTGACCTTTGACGAGATGGGCTTTGAGGAGATAGACGAACGCAACGAGTCCAGGATCCTGGCACCCTTTGGTGTTCCTCCCATTCTGGTGGGGGCTCGGGTAGGACTAACCCGCTCCAGCTATGGCAAAGCCTATGAGGAAGCGCGACGCGCCTTTTGGGAAGACACTATGCTGGCCGAGTCGGGCTGGTTTGAAGATGAATATAGTTACTATCTCCAAGACGGCAACATCTTCGTCGCCTTTGACTACAGCAGGGTCCCCGCCTTGCAGAAAAACATACCACAGCTAGTAGAATCGGCGCACATGCTATGGCAGATGGGCGTCCCTGCGAACCAGGCCACGGACAAAGTGGGCCTGGCCCTGGGTGGTATACCCGGCGGCGATGTGGCTTACGTCCCGCTGGGCATGATTCCGTCCGGCATGAGCGTGGAGCCGGAGACGACGGAAGAAGGCGCGCCGGAGGCCGAGGACGACACACGCAAGATGCTCCTGCTCCCAGCGGCTAAAAAAAAAGAACTGGCGGTTTGACGTTTCGGCAGAAGCAGGCCATGCACGCCAAGGTGGACGCCATAGCGAGGAAGTGGGATCCGAGGTTCTCAAAGGCGGCGGCGAAGGCGTTCTGGCATGACAAGCGCGAGCTGGTGAAGCGGATGCAGGTGAAGGCTGTTGAATGGACCGTCATCGGCAGGAAGTGGGACGAGTATTTTGAGGATTTCGCCGACGAGTCGTGGCGCGAGGAGTTCATGCCGCTGGTTGAGGGCCTGGTGGCGGAGCAGGGCGAGAGCTGGGACGCCATGCTGGGGATGCGGTTTGACGTCCGCAACTGGCTGGCCGAGGCGTGGCTAGAAGATTACATGTTGGTCTTTGCCCAGGACATAAACGATACCACCAAGAAAGATGTGTCGTCCATCTTGCTGGACGCGATGCAGCAGGGATGGGGCATCGGCCAGATGAGTGACGGCTTGGGCCTCTTGTTCAACAAGTACATCAACGACAAGGGGGTGGACTGCTCGCGCGAGGACTTGTCGCAGGAGGAGCGGTGGTTCTGCGACAGGCAGCCGAGGTACAGGCGGGACAGCATATCGAGGACCGAAACGATGCGGGCCAGCAACTCAGGAAGTCAGGCGTTGTTCGGGGCGATGGGGGCGGAGAAACGTGAATGGTGGGCGACTAGCGACGATAGGACACGTGACAGTCATCTCGCCGCATGGCAGGCATATAGCGAGGGGGGCAGCCCTGGCCCGATCCCGATGGGCCAGCCGTTCATAGTGGGTGGTGCGAGGCTGATGCAGCCAGGCGATCCAGCAGGGCCTCCAGGCGAGACGATCCAGTGTAGATGCACCGTTTTACCTTTCATGGACGCTTGGGCTGGCACAGAGGCAGAGGTAGCGGCGGCGCGGGCGGACATGGACGCAGAGGTCGCGAGGCGGGAGGCTGAGGCGGAACGGGAAGGCGGCGGGTGACAGCAATTGATGGGCAGAAAGCAGATGCGTCAGAGCAGCAAGAGATGATAGGGGGAATGCTCGTTCCTCCTGACATAGCACGCAAATTTCTCAAAGAGATGGAGCGCCAAGAAGCAGGCGGCGGCCTGTTGGGCCTGGTTCTTAAATTGTACTTGCCGATGCTGGAAAAACAGGGTGAGGAGGAAGCGGATGACGACTGAAGCTGGACAGGAACAGGACAAGCAAGACTTGCCGCAAAGCATATTCGGCTTTCCCATAGTGTGGACTGACGAAGTTCCGGCGGGAAGAATAGGTCTTATTGAACTCATTGAGTTCACGGATTGGCGATCCTATGTCAGATTCAAACTCAAAGAGGAAGAACCAGAGCCGGAGGGCAGCGAGTGACAGCAGGACACAGATACGATTTTCTTGATTTGGCCTTGAGGGCGTTTGAGACAAGGAGCGATGCTGACTTGATACTTTATCTACAGTCACTTCTCAGCGATATAAGGTTCTTGGCTGGGCATGAGAATTGTTCAGTGATAGGAGTTCTTGAATCCCCCGTAACTGGGGCAGAGCAGGGGAGCGGCGAGTGACAACCGAGGCTGAGCGACAACAAGAATTCCTCGACATCGTTCTGAAGGCAGAAGAGACGGGGGACAAGTCAAAGCTGGCGGCGCATTATTGGCGGGAGCATTTTCCAGACTGGAAATGGTGGCTGTTTGGGCCTGAGAATCCGGTTCCGCTGCCCGACGACGGAAGGGATGAGGCGTGAAAATCTTGGGGTATGATTACAAACTGATTGAGGACGGCGACGACGATATAATCGGCGCTTACGGGAGATTCCATGCCAAGCGACAGATTCTACAAATAGCCGAGGGGTTGACCCGCCAGCAAAGAGAATCTACAGTCCTTCATGAAGTTTTGGAAGCGCTTAACTTTCATGGCAATTTAGGACTCAACAACAAGGTCATAATGCCCCTTGAATCGGGACTGTATCAGGTCTTGACAGACATAGGCATGGACACATCGTTGCTCACGAAAGAACTTGATACAGAAGGTAAGGCGCTGTCACCAGAGACAAAGGCGGAGCTGGATGGGCTCAACTAGGATGAGCTGGAAGCAATCATACAATGATATGGCTCAATGGCTACAGCAACGCGGATACGCCTTTTATCTAATTCTATGGCTTTCAGCATTAGGCATACACTTGGGGAATTGGCGATTCTATGCCATTTTAATCCCAATGATTATCTTGGTAAATTGGAAGTGCAAAGGTGAGTGAGACCGTTGACCTCCGCTGCCGAACCTGTGACGTGCCTTTCGCCACTTTACAAAACGGCGCAATTGTGGTAGAATCAAGACACCATGGTGAACGCCACACCAATGCCATATCCATAGCTGATCTGCTAGCCTCCGTGTGCAGGCCGGGGCAGCTGCAGGAGGTGCTGGGGCTGATTTACGAGTTGAGGGAGAGGTTTGGGGATGATTGAAACAGATCTTGAGATCTTGACAGGCTTAACAGAATCAATGAGCCAGCAAGAGACAGGCAATGGTTATCTCATTCCTTGTAACATGATAGATGAGTTCATTGAGGAAATGAAGCAACAGCCGAAAGACAGACTGTTTTCAGAATTTATGGCTGAAAAAGGCTTTTTACTAGCCACGAGTTGAGGGAGAGGTTTGGAAATGATTTCGGAGAATGAGCTTCTGGAAATGAAAGCTAAACTCTCGGCAGACGTTATAGATGATGCGGAAGAATTCTTGACATGGCTGGTTGTACAAGGTGTTGAGTTGATAGATGAGGTTTTATCGTATCGTCATAGAGGCTTGATGGCTGAGCAACAAGATACAGTAGCAACCTTAAAGTTGAAAAGCCAAGCCTTTGAGGTGAGCCTGGGCATTGCACTGACGGCGCTGACGCATTACAGGCGCAGCGGAACCTGGTCGCACATCGCGGCTGATGCTCTTGAGATCATCAAGAGGTGTTTGCAGGGAACGCAGGTTGACGCAGAAATACCCATCGCCGTATCCGAAATGTTGCAGAGGTTTGATGGAGATGAAAATAACAGATGTGGTAGAAATCAATCCCATGCGGCCAAGAGAGGTTGTATATGAATGTGGAAATTGTGGACTTCTATGTCCTCGTGACGGATTGATAAGATTGAGTCCGAGTTTTGTGACTTCCTCACACCCAGTATATGCGTGTCCGCTTTGTTATGGTTCTGTCATTATATGTGAGTCTTCAGCAGTAGAAAAACAAGCTAAAATCCAACAGATTATTGATAGGCATAAAGGATGATTTCGGAAAAAGAACTTCTAGAAATGAAAAGTAAGCTCTTAGCGGATGTGGTGGCGACTTCATACGAGCGGGATGACAGCCTAGATTATATTAGATTGGGACTGGCGGCCAAGACCGCGTGGTCCGAAATAGACTTTGAAAAAGTAGAAATTTATGAAGTTCCGTTTGACAAAGATCGTTTTGATGTACCTATAGTACATGACTTTCCTGATAAGGCGTTTAACAAACTCTTCAATACTGTTGGGCCTACATCTTACTGGCCAGAAGAAGTTAACATGCGACGTTGGCGCATCGGAGAGACAGAATTCACGATGGGATGCACTTCTAGTTTTGACAAGTTATTGATAGGCATAAAAGAAGTAGAGGGGCGACAGTGATAGTGAAACTCAAGCGCAGACCATTATGGAAACGGATACTGCTATTTCCCCGTTCGTGGTGGCAGCATTGCAAAATTCTGAGGCAACATTATAGCCCATATCACAGTGGGTTTTGGGCGAGCGTGTTGGCCCGACTGACATTAAGAAAATGAGAGTGAAGTAAGTTAAAAACCCAACAGCAGAGCGACCAGAGCGCCCGACCTGAGTGTCAGAACCTGCGTCAGTACCGGCAGGACAGAACGCCCCAGGATTCGGGCGTTTTTTGTTTTGTGGGGTGAATCTATGGACGGCGGCCATACGACGGCAGACATGGAAAAATATCGTTATCATTATGTGTTCACGCACCGAAAAGTTGAACATTTGTGTTCTCATTGCGGATTTGAGGCGCTCTTGTTTGAGAGCTTCATGGCAGAATACGAATGTCCCGTATGCCGCATAGGAACGTTGAGCAGGGTGCCGAACATTACTTTTGGGCCAAACGTGACTTGGGGGCCAAGCGAGGTAAAATAAAATGGAACACAAAATATTCCCAACGGCAAGCACGAAAGTCATTGACGAAGTTAAAGGAATCGTGGAGCACGTCATCACCGTCTTCGGCGTGCTGGATCTCGTAGAGGACATATCGCACCCCGGCAGCTGGACTAAAACCCTGGCGGAGCGCGGCGACAAGCTCCTGGTGCTGGACATGCACAACACCGATTCCATCAACCGCGCCATAGGCACGCCCATCTCGGTGAGGGAGGTCGGGCGCAACGAGCTTCCCCAAGAAATACTCGCCAAATATCCGGAAGCCACCGGCGGCGTCGTGGCACAGACGCAGATGCTCATGGATACGCCGGAAGGCAAGGGGGCCTTCATTCGGCTGCGCGACAAGGCTGTGCGGGAATGGTCGTATGGCTACGATGCGCTTGACGTTGACCGTTCTGTAGTCAAGAATAAGGACGGCGACGACGTCAGCGTCCGAAACCTGCGAACCGTCAAGGTATACGAATACGGCCCGGTGCTGTTTGGCGCAGTTCCGGGAACGATGGTGACAGGCGTGAAAGAAAAGCCGGACGATGAAGAGCAAGAGCCGACCGAGACCAAGCCCGCTCCAGAAGTGACGGAGAACACGATCCGGATACGGGTGCGCGCTCCGGGCGACTTCCAGGAAGACTCGTTCAGGACGATCACCATCGGGGACGAAGATGACGGGATTCAGGCAGTGATAGGGCGGTTGGAGGACGAGACCACAACCACGACCCAATCCTTCATATTTGATAAGGAAAAATTCACGACTGCTGAAGCCCAGGCATGGGTGGACGAGCACGAGAAGCAAGCCGTTCCGGTTGAGGCAGAGAAAGCAGAGCCAGAAGCAGTGCCCGATAAAGAAACAGGGACGGATGAGGAGGAAAAAGGTGCGACAGGGACAGCGAAGGCGGTCGACCTGACGCAATACGTGGCGGATGTGCGGACAGCATTTGAGGGTCAATACAACCCTCCGAATGATATGTGGCGATATTGGGTCATGGCGGTTTATGATGAATACGTAATCGTGCAAAACAACAACGCTACTGACGGCGTTGAATTTTACCAAGTAGGATATGTCAAGACGGAGGACGACATAACCTTCACGCCGCAGGGCGAGTGGATAGGCGGCGAGTACGTCTTTGTGCCGCACGATGTCAGTCCCGAATCAGAACTGGCGCGGGACGCAGAAGGGGACGAAACGAAAGCTGGCCGCGTACTAGCAGGCCGCAACGAGACGCGGATAGTATCGGCGCTGCTGACGCTGATTGACGTGCTGGATGACGCGGGGATAGAGCTACCGGGATTCGAGAAGAACCCGGTAATTGTAGTACCAGAAGAGGAAACGAGTGCACCTGTCAAACAGGCCGCGAATGACGATAAAGAGGCCGGGCCGATTGTTGACGACGAATCACCCACCTTGCGTGAGTTGGTGCTGAAATTGGAGATCGAAAACCTGGCCGACTGGCTCAAAGAGCAGGCTGAGTCATTGGCCAAACTCAACAAGGAGGTAACGAAATGAACTACAAGGACAAACTGGGAGAGGCAACAGTCCTCTTGGAAGAGATCAAGGCGTTCGGCGAGGAGCCGTCCGCCGAAGACATGGCCAAAGTGCCGGAGATGATGGAGAACTATCGAGGGCTCAAATCTCAGGCTATGCAGTACAGGGACATCCAGAACGCGGCCGACGAGCTCAAGAGCATCGCTGGCCTGATGCAGGCCGAAGACCCGAAACCGAACGGTAGTCAGTTCAAGTCCTGGGGCGACTTCCTGTACGCGACCTGGCAACATGCGGCGCAGAAAGTGCTTGACCCCCGGCTGAAAGGGTTTAAGGACGATGCGCCGTCCAGCGAGACCAAGCAGATGGCCGAGGCCGTCGGCGCGACCGGCGGGTTCCTCGTGCCGGTTGAATTCCTGGCCGAGCTTCAGTCGGTCATGGCCGAGACCGCCATCGTTCGCGGGCGGGCGACCGTCATCCCGATGCGGCGCAGGCAGCTGAACATCCCGGTACTGGACCAGACCGGGACGGCGGCAGGGCAGCCTCACTGGTTTGGTGGTATGCAATTTTACTGGCTGGCGGAGGCCACCAGTAAAACCATCACCACGCCCAACTTCAGGCAGAAGACACTTGTGGCGCACAAGCTGATCGGTTACACCAGGGCGAGCGACGAGCTGCTGGACGATTCGGCGATCTCGTTGCAGGCGTTCCTGGCCGGGCCGATGGGCTTCGCTGGCGGAGCGGTCTGGATGGAAGATTTCGCTTTCTTGCAGGGAACCGGCGTAGGCCAACCGACGGGCGTCATCAACGCGCCTGCGACCATCGTCGTGCCGCGACAGACGGCAGGCACCATCACGTTCGTAGACGTGGTGAACATGCTAGCGAACTTCCTGCCTGGCGGCCAGGGGATGTGGGTCATCAGCCAGAGCGCGATGGCGGCCATCTTGCAGCAGTCGGGGCCGGCGGGGAATCCGAGCTACGTGTGGATCCCCAACGCCCGCGACGGCGTTCCGGGCAACTTGTTCGGCATGCCCGTCGTGTGGACTGAGAAGCTGATGACCATGGGCACACAGGGTGACATCCTGCTGGCCGACTGGCGCTATTACCTCATCGGCGACCGGCAGGCTACCACCGTTGAGAGCACGAAGTTCGACAGGTGGCAGTTTGACCAGACGTCGTGGAGGATGGTGCATAGGGTGGACGGCCAGCCGTGGCTGTCGCAACCGTTGACTTTGCAAGACTCTACGACCCAAATTTCACCTTTTGTCATTTTGGGCGACGTTGCAACATAACATAGCCTGTAAAGCAATGGGCTAAACAGACAACACGGGCAGGGGGCTGAATCAGTCTCCTGCCCATCAACAGGAGGTAATAAAATGCCGAGTTACACGGAACGATTCACGGAAGTTCACGAACCGCTGGCCACGCTCGCGCCCATCACGGCGAACGGAACGGTAGGCGAGCACAACACTGGCTGGGTGGACATGGAGAACTATTACCGGATGATCATCCTGCTGAACATCGGCACCCCGGCGCAAGGCGCGACCATCAACATCGATATTGAGGAAGCGACCAGCAATGCCGGAGCGGGAATCCAGAACATCGCAGGCAAGAGCATCACCGAGGTAGTGGCAGCAGACACCGAGGGCATCATAGCCATCGAACTGCGTGCCGAGGAGCTCGCGATGGGCTATAGCTTTGTCAACGTCGAAGTGAGAGTCGCGGTTGACACCTACACCTACGGCCTGTGGGTGTTCGGCATGATACCGCACTACGCGCCCGTCCCGGTGACGGCGTGGCAGGAGATCGTAGTCTAAACATCTCATGGCCTGGGTCGGCTCCGACAGCGACCCAGGCTGGCGAGGCGATGCCAGTGCAGGTAGAATTGCTGAAACGCAAGTACATCTCCGTGCGGGGAAAAGTGCTAGAATTCCCGGCTGGATCGACGGTTGACATCGGCCGGCAGATGGCACTAGAATGGATCGCTGCTGGGGACGCAGTCAACCAGGAACCGGAACGCGAGGCGGCTCCGAAAGCCCCGAAGCCCAAAAGGCAGAAGGAGCAGGCAGTGCCCGCCGCAAGCGGGCAGGGCGCGGCGCGAGTCCGGCTGCTGACCATAAAGCACATCTCGGTCGCAGGAAAGCTCCGGCCTTTCTACCCCGGCGACTGGGTCAGAGTGGGACGGCAGACGGCGCGGGCGTGGATCGCCGCTGGGGAAGCTGATTATCCCGGTCTGGACAAGGTTGAGGCCATCATGGGGAAATGCAAGGATTGCGGCGTCCTGGTACGGGGAGACAAGAAGGCGGCGACGCACATCCTGCACAAATACAAACAAATAAAAATCACTGGAGGGAGACTGCCGTCGCTCCCGTTTGGGCGCACGCTTCTCTGGAATCCAGAACTGAAACTGACAGCGGCCCAGGCGGCAGTCGGCTTCTCGCGGGTGGAATCCACCGGGGCAGGCTATGATGCCTGGGAAGTGGCGGCCATGCTGCTGAGTGACCGGGCGCTGGCGGCGCATTACGGGCCGAAGGAGGAGAAACAGAAGACGGAGGCCGTGGTCGGCGACCTGCGGATACCAGTCTACGACACGCGGGCGGTGTGGATGCGCAAGACAGACACGACTCGGCGGCTTATAAAAGCGTGGGCGGCCGAGATAGAGGCGGGGGCCAATGAGGCGCACGCCTTTCTGCGTGCGCTGTATTCCCATCCGGTGCTGGTGTGCACGCTGCCAGCCGGGTGGGTGGGAATCAGGTGAAAGGGGAAGACGATGTGGTTTAAATTTAGAGATTGGCTCGTAGGGTTACTCTGGTGTTGTTCCACTGCTTACGTCAAGCTATCAGAAGTTATTTGGCATAAAGATGAACGTGGTTGGTACTGGACAGCCCCGGTTCGTAGGGGTAAAAAGAAATGCCATACAACCGGCAATTATTATTGTCTGGAAGAAAGATTGGCAGAACCAGATAGCACTATGGTAAGAATAGGATTTGGGAAAGTAGTATATTAATTAGGAGAGGACGATGGGCCTAGCTAGCGTAGAAATATCGGGCGTGCTTTGGCAGGACATAATGACGATCGGCTGGGAGGCCGGCAGCGATAGGATCGTCAAATGCACGGAAGGGCTGCCTGAAGATGCCGTATGCAAGAGCGTGTTTTACAGGCAATGGCCAGCAATAAGCGGCTTGACTCCTGCTCCCACTCCCAGTTTGGTTTTTGTATTTGAGCATGAGGACTTTGACGACGTGGAGCCAGGCGCGCCGATTCCAATGGTGAGCATCGTTCATCAGAGATACAGAGGGTGAACGGACGGGGTTTCTGCTACATTGCCTACGGCCCCAATGCCCGGCGCGAGCAGGCGCAATCGGTATGGATGCTGCGCCAGCGGCACAGCGAGCCGGTGATAGTCATCGGCGACAGGGGCGTGCCGTGCGGCGCGAACGGGGGGCTGGCGGGCAGGTGGGCCAAGACTAACCTAGACTTGCTGAGCCCGTACCGGCTGACGTGCTACCTGGACGCCGACACCAGGCCATACGGAAACCTGTCGGTCGGGTTCAAGATGCTGGAGGCAGGCTGGGAACTGGTCATCGTGCCATGCGCGAAGCAGGGAGCGGACGGGCTGTGGCACTTGACGGAAGAGGAACGGGCTGTGACGCTGGCGGAGACGGGGCAGCCGCTCATGGTCAACAGCGGGGTGATGTGGTTCCGCAAGTGCGGGCGCATCTCCAGACTCTTCAGAACTTGGCGCGAGGAGTGGCTGCGGTTCAGGGACAGGGATCAGGGCGCGCTGCTGCGGGCGCTGGAGCAGAGGCCGGTCAAGATGTGGCTATTGGGCCATCCGTTCAACGGGGGGTCTGTAGTGGCGCATCACTTCGGGCAGGCGGCGGAATGAACCCCATCACCATCGTCATCCCGACGCTGGACATGGCACGCGGCGAGAGCACGGGAAAGATGGCATTGGCGACGGCGCGGTGCGAGGCGAAACTGATAATCTCGCATGACCTGAAGCGGACGGGATTCACCAAGACCTGCAACCGGGGCATGAGGCGGGCGGATGCAGGAAGCGACATCTGCCTGCTCAACGACGATGTGCTCACATTCCATCACGGCTGGCTGGCGACGCTGCAGCGGGCGCTCTACCACAAGAAGGATTTTGGCATCGTCGGGCCGAGCGGCGGCAGCAGCACCAACCCGATGCGTGGGGGTTGGCTGGGCATGGAGGGACTGCAAGTGGTGCGCCACATGCCTTTCTGGTGCGCGCTGATAAAACGGGCACTCATTAACAAAATAGGACTGCTAGACGAAGCGTTCATCCATTATGCCTCGGATTCTTTCTATAATGACTGTGCAAGAAAAGCCGGGTTCAAGGTGATATGGTGCAAGGACGTTTACTTGAAACATCAAAGGCACGGTTCCAAATTGCAGAGCAAGTGGAAGAAACGTGACCAGGCGCTGTACCGGAAGCGGCGGCGCAGGTGAACATCGTCGTCTACACTGCCCTGTTCGGTGACATAGACCCGCTATGGTCTCCGCTGCCCGTCGCCATGCGGGGGGCCAGGTGGGTGGCCTTCACTGACAGGGAACGCAGGTCGCAGGGGCTGTGGACGCACGAGATGGCGGCGAAATGGCCGAACGTGATCCTGGACACGCATCGGGCTCACAGCAACCTCGGCTGGGAAGTGAGGCCGGTAGAGAAGGTGCGCAGCAACCGGGGCATGGCCCGATACCACAAGATCATGAGCCACCTGCACTTTCCCGACGCCGATGCGACGATATGGATAGACGGCAATGTGAGGCTGCGAATCCTGCCGAAGCAAGCGATCAGGAATTGGCTGGGGAAGCGGGAAATGGCGACGTTCAACCATAATGACAGATGCTGCCTGTACGACGAAGCGGCATTCTGCGTCAAAAAGGGGAAGGGTTCGAAGATCGAGTTGCAGCGTCAGGTCAGGGCTTACCGAAACGAGGGGATGCCGACCAAGTGGGGGCTGGCCGAGACGAAATGCCTCATCCGCCGGAACACGGCGCGGATAGCCCAGTTCAACGAAGCGTGGTGGAGCGAACTGCAAAAATTCAGCATACGGGATCAGGTGAGCTTTCCATACGTGTGCTGGAAGCTGGGCCTGCGGTGGGGGACGATTCCCGGCAGGGCAGGCGAGCCGACTTTTCCGGGGACGTTGAATCTCGCGTTTTGGCACACGAAGCACCAAAAACCTTAAAGAAAGGGAACCGAAATGGCATTGCCAGACTACATAATCATCGGCGCTCAGCGGTGCGGGACGACCTCGATGATGCGTTACGTCGGGGTGCATCCGAGGGTCAGTTTCGTGGCCCGGAAAGAAATTCACTTTTTCAGCCAGCGCTACGGTAAGGGGAAGCACTGGTACGGGCAGCAGCTGGGCAAGCGCAAGACGGGACTGCTGTGCGGCGAGAAGTCGGCGGACTACATGGTCGATCCGAGGGTGCCGGAGCGGATAGCCCAGATGATTCCGAGGGCGAAGCTGATCTGCCTGCTGCGCAACCCGGTTGACCGGGCGCTGTCGGGCTTCTACCTGGGCATCCATCTGGGGCGCGAGAAAGGGAAGTTCCACGAGGCGATCAAACGGAAGCCGAGACAGAGGTTCGTGGACTGGTGGGGGGCGGACGTGAACCAGTTTCTCCTGCGGGGACAGTACGCCGAGCAGCTGGAGCGCTGGTTCCGGCACTTTCCGCGAGAGCAGGTGCTGGTCATCAGGTACGAGGATATGGCGGAGAATACTCAGAGGGAGTACGGCAAGGTGCTAGAGTATCTGGGCCTGCCCGCGTTTGAGCCGAAATTCATACAGCACGCGCAGCTGACGAAGAAGGGAATGCACTGGGCGACGCGGCGATGGCTGGCGGAATATTTCAAGCCGCACAACGAGCGGCTCTATGAGCTGCTGGGCCGGGACATGAGATGGAACGAATGAGTGTCTGCATCGTTGTGCTGGGCGGTCACCGGTGTGGCACGAGCGCGGTGGCAGGGGTGCTGTATCATCTGAGTGTGTTCATGGGCTATCGGCTCTTGGGGGCGGGGAGGTACAACGTGAGAGGGCACTGGGAAGACCGCACCTTTCTGGAGCATCACAAGAAGATCGTCGGAGGCGTCTTGAGATGGAAGAAGCCGAGAGTGAATTTCGAACCCTGCCGGCAGGCATACGGTCAGCTGGTGCGGCGGCGCGAGGCGGAGCACAAACTATGGGGATTCAAGGATCCGCGCACCATTTTCGTGTTTCCTCATTTTCTGGAGGTCGCGAAGTGCGAAGTGCGGGTGATCAACATCTGGCGCGATCTAGAGGCATCGGCGCACAGCATGTGGAAGCGGCGCGGCAAGAAAGCGACTTCACACGTCAATGTGGACTTGGATGAAGCGCGCGAGATCGCGAAGCGATACCGGAGGAAACACATGCAGGTGTTGAAAGCATGGGAAGGAGAACGCCTTGATCTCAGGTACGGACGGTTATGCCGGATACCGGGGCGAGAGGTGAACCGAGTAGCCGCGTTCGTGGGCGTGCCGCCGAAGGGTAAGGCGGTCAGGTTCATAGATCCGAAGCTGAGGCACTTTTAATGAAATGACATCTCAAATATTTGTCCTATGTGCTTCGGCACAAGTGGTATGTGTTTCTCGCTGCTTGTAAGTTCGACATCCCGTGGTTGGGCCTGATTCACGACTGGAGCAAGTTCAGACCCTGTGAGTGGTTTCCCTACGCTCGGCATTTCCACAATCCAGATGGCACGAGCAGAGAGATTCGTGATGAGACTGGTTACTACAAACCTACTGACACTGGTGACGTCGCGTTTGATTTCGCTTGGCTGCTGCATCAGAAATGCGGCCGACATCATTGGCAATGGTGGATTTTGCCAGAGGATAATGGCGGTGTGAAAGTGCTTCCTATGCCTGACTGTTACCGTCGCGAGATGCTTGCCGACTGGTATGGTGCTGGCAGAGCGCAGGGAAAAACAGATACTCAAGCGTGGTACGAAAAGAACAAAGACAAGATGCAGCTACACCCTGAAACGCGCCGGTGGCTAGAGGAGCAGATTGGATGATAAAACTCTTCAGCCCAGGAATCGGCTACTACGCTCGCCAGATCATGAGCGGTGTCCCGTTCGCCCTCGCGCGGTACGGGGAAGGAGAATGGAAGCCGCTCGTGCCAGCGATCCCGTTGCGAAAGAAGTCGCAATACTGGAACAGGCCCGAAGAGCGGGCGAAATTGCAGAAGACGCTGATTGAGTGTTACCGGGACGAAAACTACAAGGTAGCGATGTGGCATCAGAGACACATCGCCAAGGAAATGAACTGCCAGGCTGAGTTGGAGGCATGGATCAGAGAGAACGTACCGCTATGGGTGAGATGGTACAATGGGCGAATATGGCGGACGACGGTGGAACGGGATCAATTATACCCGCTGATACACGCGATGCAAGAACAAAAGCTACCGATCCTGCTAGTGGGGCCGAGGCGGATCGCACCGATAAAAAAGGTTGGATTCCCTGTGGCACGACACATAATAACCAACACATCGCAAACGTGGTGGGAACGAGATGAGATCGAGAAGAAGATACTGGAGTTCGGGAAGCCAGCGTTGATCTCGTTCAGTGCCGGCTGTGCGACGAAGGTGCTGATCCATAACCTGTGGCCGGTCATCGGACAGCATAGTTACCTCATTGATTTCGGGGCCATGTGGGATGGCATGTGCGGGCTAATATCACGGGGGTTCCACAGGAAGCTGACCCCAGCACGGATACGGAAGAACCTAGAAGGCCGATGATCAAACTGTTCGCACCAGGGATTAAATATTACGTGCAACGAATCAAGCAGGGGCCTTTCGCGTTCAGTCGCTATCACGACGGCGAATGGAAGGCGATAGTGCCGGGAATGGCACCGCTGCTTTTTCCGCCCCAGCGGATAGTGTGGAGCAAGGAAAAAGAATGCGCCATATTGCGCAATGCGGTTCTCAATTGTCACCGGCATCCGAATTACCTAATGGCCATGTTTACCGAAATCGCGCTGCCCCAATTCCGTCCCGTTCGGAAATGGATCGCAGCGAACGCCCCACCGTGGATAAAATGGCACAACGACAAAGTATTTGAGAACGCGGCGCTGGCGGGGAGACTATTCCCGCTGATGAGAGCCGTCAAGCGGCAGCCGCTGCCGATGATGGTGGTGGGGCCGAAATCCCTGGCCGGGCTGCCTCTCAACATCGTCCGCCATGTGATTACGCCGGGGGCCAAATCCTGGCCTCGGCTGTGGTACGAACGTGGCAGGATCAAGAGGGAAATACTGGCTTTCGGCAAGCCTGCCTTCATCTCGTTCAGCGCGGGCATGGCAGTAAATGTGATGATTCACGAACTCTGGCCGGTCATCGGACGCCACAGCTACCTGATCGACTTCGGCTCCCTGTGGGCAGGACTCATGGGGCGCAAAAACAGGGGATGGCATCGCAGGCTCCACAGGGACAGAGCAAGAAAGAGTCTTTACGGAAAATGAGCTATTCACATCACGGATATGCAGAATCTTTGGCCGAATTCGGAACGCCTCGGCATCTGGTTCATAGCGGGGGATGGGTGCTAGAACGAGAAATCCCAGACACGCCGCACACGGACGCGATGGGCGTTTATCCCCTGTTCTGCTGCCGAAACTGGAACGGCTTGGCAAAGGACATAGAGGAACTTGGCGACCTGGTGAGCCTGGTACTGGTCGCCGACCCGCTGGGCAACTATGAGCGCGGCGATCTAGACACCTGCTTTGATTTTGTGAGGCCGTTCAAGGAACATTTCGTGATAGACCTGCAAAACGTACAGATATGCAAGCACCATCGGCGCAATATCCAGAAGGCGAAGAGAGAAGTATACGTTGAATTATGCTCTGGGCCGCTTGAATGGTTGGATGATTGGGTACGGCTGTACGGAGAGCTGGTAGAACGACATAATATCCAGGGCATCGCTCGGTTCTCGCGCACGTCTTTCAGAAAGCAATTACAGGTTCCAGAGTTGGATATATTCGGGGCGATACACGAGGATGAGGTGGTCGGGATGTCGCTGTGGTACGTGCAAGGCGGCATAGGTTATTATCACCTAGGGGCATCAAGCGGAAAGGGCTACGAGTTGGGGGCGTCATTCTCGCTGTTTCAGGCAGCCATTGAGCTTTATGAGGATAGTTTATGGTGGCTGAACCTGGGGGCTGGAGCAGGCATAAAAGGCGAAGAGGACGGATTGACGCGATTCAAGCGGGGATGGACGACCGAGACGCGGTCAGCATATCTGTGCGGCAAAGTCTTGAACCACGAAATTTATCAGGAACTTGCAAGCAGTACAGACGGCGGGTTTTTCCCGGCCTACAGAAAGCGGGACGGATGAGGAAGCTGCTGGCGGACTTGCTCGGATTGGAAGAGGCAGAAGATTCACTGACCATGCGGGACGTGGACATCTGGGACTCGTTGAAACACATGGAATTGATAGTCTCAATTGAGAAGAAGGCGGGGATCGAACTGACGTTTGAGGAAATCGTGACCATGCAGAGCGTTGGCGAGATAAGAAGAGTCTTGGAAGCGAGGGGAATAGAGTGGAGCTGAAGGGCAAGCGGGCAATCGTCACCGGTGGGGCGCGGGGCATTGGGAAGCAAGTCGCGTTTCGCCTGGTGTCAGAAGGAGCGACAGTAGCGATTCTGGATAAACACATAGCAGGATCGAGCGGAGATTTTCACTTCATGGCATGTGACGTTTCGGTGGCCCAAGAAGTGCGGGAGGCGATATCTAGGATCGACGAGGCATTAGGTGGGATCGAGATTCTGGTAAACAATGCTGGAGTCATGTGTAGTGAGCCATTGGTGAGTGTGAAGGATGTGAGTTGGGTAGACCGGGTTGATAGATGGAATCAGGTAATAGAGATCAACCTGAGTTCAGTTTTCTACGTCACTGCTCAGGTCGTGGGTAGAATGGTACGTCATCGGACGAAGGGCATAATAGTAAATATCAGTTCAGTATGTGCAGCGGGGAACGCAGGGCAGTCGGCATATTCGGCATCAAAGGCAGGAGTGAATGCCTTGACAGCAACATGGGCGAAAGAACTAGCGCCGTGGGGCATCCGGGTAGTGGGAGTGGCACCGGGCTACACCGACACAGCAGGAATGCGACGAGCAATGAACGATGCATTCTTGAGCGGTATCGTACGCAAAGTACCGTTGAAGCGGTTGGGTACGGCAGATGAGATAGCAGACGGGGTTTTGTGGGCCATCAAGAACGATTTTTTCAATGGGAAGACATTAGAACTGGACGGGGGGCTGGTGTTGTGAGCTACGCGTATAATCTCGGTCAGGCATTTGAAAAAGTCGTTCGGCAGATACCGGGCAACACAGCTCTATGGTTTACTCCCACAGACCAGATTTGGTATCACAGTCTGAACGAGAGAGCCAGCCAAATAGCTCGATTCCTGTTAGCCGAGGGCATCAAGAAGGGTGACGTAGTGGCTATCAGAGGCGAGAAAGAACCTAACGTCTACGCCAGCCTGCTCGCCTGTCTCAAGATAGGAGCTATCTACGTCGTCTACGACCCAGACAGCCCACAGCCCAGATTGGACAAGATTTTTCAGACCTGTCGTCCCAAGAAGTTCCTTCCCGTTGCAAGATGTCTGGATCATGGCCGGGAGAACCTGACCGACCAGAATGTGACTGGAGCTGACCCAGCGTATATCATGTACACATCGGGCAGTACTGGGATGCCCAAGGGCGCAGTCATGACCCACGCCAACCTGCTGAACTTCGTAGCCTGGAGCGGGGAGGCCTATGGTATAAGTCAGAGAGCAGTCTTGACTGGTCTCAACCCTCTGTACTTCGACAATTCCGTCTTTGATACTTACGCGTCGCTGTTCCACGGAGCGACCCTGGTTCCCGTGTCCAAGAAGTGTGTCACCGATCCTAAGTGGCTATGCAAGGTGATCGACCAGGCTGGATGTACTATTTGGTTTTCGGTTCCTTCACTGCTGATCTACTTGGATGCTATGAAGGCTCTGGATGGGCAGAATTTTGGAGATATAGAGCAATTCATCTTCGGCGGGGAAGGGTATCCGAAGGCCAAACTTAAAAAGTTGTATGATGCCTATCCAGACGCTCGTTTATTCAATGTGTATGGGCCAACAGAATGTACCTGCATCTGCTCATCCTACGAGATAGGACCGGAAGACTTTGAGGATCTGCAGGGCTTTCCGCCTTTAGGGGAATTGATAGACAATTTTGACTACCTAGTCTTAGACGAGGAGCTTTGTCTGTTGGGGCCTCAGGTCGGGCTAGGCTACTACGGTGATTTGAAACGAACGGCTCAGAACTTCGTCCAAAATCCATTCAATTCAGAGTATAAGGAAACAGTGTACAAGACTGGTGACTTGGTTCGTTTTGAGAAAGGTGCATTGTACTTTGTGGGCAGGGCAGATCAGCAGATAAAACACATGGGCCACCGGATCGAGTTAGGAGAGATCGAAGCAGCACTTTGCTATCTGGATTACGTATCGGAAGCGGCAGTATTGTATGGAGAGAATCGGATCGTAGCGGTAGTGAGTGCTAGGGAGGATGGAAACGTTCGGGAAGATTTGAGGGAGGTACTGCCTGGCTACATGATTCCGTCACATTTTCACCTGGTCAAAGGGCCGTTGCTCAAGAACGCGAACGGAAAGATAGATCGGGTACGGTTGCGAGAGACATATCTATGAAGAACTTAATCATCTTCGGCACAGGCAAATACGCCGAGGTAGTTGCTCACTACCTCTTGGCCCAGGGTCTGTACCGGATAGCAGCGTTCACAGTTGACGCGAATTACATCTTGAAAGACTATCTCCTGAGGCGACCGGTGTTGCCGTTTGAAGGAATTGAGGAGAAGTTTCCACCCGCCGAATATACGATGTTCGTAGCATTGGGCTACCAGAACCTGAACGAGCTAAGAGCGGCAAAGTACCGGACAGCAAAGGCGAAGAGGTACAAATTGATCAGCTACGTGGATCCGAGGGCTGCGGTTGGTGGGTCAGTGGGTGACAATTGCCTGATCTTGGAACACAACAGCGTTCAGCCAACGGCGCGAATAGGAAGTAACGTATCACTATGGGGTGGAAACCACATCGGACATCATTCTGAGGTAGGCGATCACTGTTTCCTGGCAGGACAGGTGACAGTAGGGGGGAATACAAAAATTGGGCAACGTTGTTTCATAGGAATGAACGCCACCATCGGACATGGAATTACGGTTGGCAGAGAGAGCTTCATCGGTGCGGGGGCGTTGATCACGAGAGACACGGAACCGGGTAGTGTCTTCATTGCACCGAGTACGCCTAAATACCGGCTGGACGCCCGGTCGTTTTTGAAGCTGCGGGGGGAACTGTGAGAAAAGAGAGCATTTACGTTTGTCCAGGCACACAGTCAAAGCTTCAACTAAGGATTTTTGAAGCGATAGAAGACGAGGTGATTTCCGGAGTTTTGATCTCGGAAGAAGGGATCGGGTATCCGATAAATGATGGGGTTCCGAATCTTTCGTATGAATTGGCAGAACAAGACATGCAGGCGCGGACGTTTTACGACGGACGGGTCGAGGCTTATGACCGGTATTTGCATCTGACGTTCAAGACGCATGAAGTAAGCGAGCAAGGAAGTCGAAATAGATTTGTGGATGCACTTGAATTGCAGCCGTTGGATCGTGTATTGGAAATAGCCGCAGGGACGGGCAGGGATTCCGAGATCATCGCGCGGCGGTTAGACAGGGGCGAGTTGTGGGTACAGGATATATCGGCCGAGATGCTGGACAGGTGTCGGGCACGACTGGCAGAGACAGCAACGGAATTCTGCGTCTCAAACGGCTGCTACCTGCCATATCCAAACGGGTATTTTGACGCCGTCTACAGCTTCGGAGGGTTAGGGGAATTCTCTGATATCAAGCGAGGTCTGGCAGAGATGGTACGGGTAAGCAAGATTGGGGCTAAGGTCGTAGTGGGCGACGAGAGCATACCGCCCTGGCTACGTAATACTGAGTTCGCCAAGATTTTAGTCACGACGAACAAGCAGTTTTTGGCAAGAGTGCCACTAGAAGAGATGCCCATTGAGGCAAGAGATGTCCGGCTGCGATGGGTGATCGGGGGCGTGTTCTACCTGATAGATTTCAGGGTAGGAGTGGGAGAACCGACTGCCGACTTTGACTTTGAGATACCAGGAACGAGAGGGGGAACGTACAGAACGAGATACGAAGGGCAGCTAGAGGGCGTGAAGCCAGAGACAAAGCGGCTGGCCGAGCGCGCAGCTGCTAAGGGAGGCATCAGTCGGCACGAGTGGCTGGACGCAGTTGTCCGTGAAGCGGCGCTGAAGGATTTGGGCGTATGAAATGGCAGAAGCGGGGCTTGATATTTTCGCCGCCGGGCGGATGGATGCAGAGCCATGCACAGGTTCCGACGCCGCTAGTGTGTGACGACTTTGTCCGAGTTTACTTCTCGTCACGGCCCAAGCCTGGTCTCAGCCTGACCACCTTCGTAGATCTCAATGCAGACGATCCCGCCGAAATTCTCTATATCAACCCAGCTCCCATCTTGGAATTGGGAAAGCCGGGTACATTCGATGAGCATGGGATCATGCCAAGTTGTGCAGTGAGGACGCCGAGTGCGATTTTGTTATATTACAGTGGTTGGTCGAGGGCTGTTTCGGTACCATACATCAACTCAACAGGATTAGCCATCAGCGAAGACGGCGGCAGAACATTCAGGAAGATGGGTGAGGGGCCTATCTTGGGCCAGAATTTGCACGACCCGTATTCGGCGACGAGCCCGATGGTATTGAGGGAAAGGGCGGTCTGGCATATGTGGTACGGATCTGGGAGTGGCTGGATCGAGATTGACGGTAAATACGAGCATACTTATGGCATCAGGCACGCACGGTCGAGCGATGGCATTACGTGGAATCCAGATAGTCAAATGACTATTGAGCCGAGGTCAAAATACGAGGCGATAACGCGCCCATACGTCATCAGAGGAGCAGACGGTTATCAGATGTGGTTCTGTTATCGTGACAGCCGGAATTTTCGTGATGGGATAGGTTCTTACCGGATCGGATATGCCTGGTCTACAGACCTAGAAAACTGGGAAAGGGCAGACGAAAAGGCAGGAATCAGCAAATCGGTCGCAGGATGGGATTCAAAGATGGTGGCATATCCAGCGGTCGTGAAGGTTGACGGGAAGATGCTGCTGTTTTACAACGGCAACGATTTCGGCGCTGGCGGATTTGGATATGCGGAGGTGGAGGATGTTCGTGACGAGAGCACACCGAAATGACCCGGTGAGAAGAAGGCACGATAGTCTGGACGCTGAACATTGGGACAAGTTACAGAGGATCATTGGCGGATTGAATTTGGCAGAAATAATGCAGAGTTTCCCAGCCTTCATCAGACGGCGGGACTTGCCTCGACTATTGGCTCATTACGAAATGTTCAGAGAGATAGTAGATCTGCCAGGCTCAATAGTTGAGTTAGGGGTATACAGGGGGAGCGGTTTTTTCACATGGGCCAATTTCTTGGAGACGTTTTGTCCGGGCGACCGAATCAGAAAGGTGTTCGGGTTTGACGACTTCCAGGGTTACTCCAAGTTTGCGGATCAGGACGACGGAGTACAGGAATATGTCAACAAGTTGAAACATCATCTCATATCAGATCGCTGCGCGATCAAGGAGCTAGTGAAGCTGCATAATGATGACAACATCTTGAGGGGGGCGGAGCGGTGCAGGATCATTGAGGGTGACATTTGCGAAACAGTTCCAAAATTCGCGGTCGGCGCAAAAGGGCTAAGATTGTGCCTGTTATATATTGACACGAACCTGTACGAATCTACGAAGATAGGACTAGAGTATTTTTATCCATTGGTAGTACCGGGGGGGATAGTGGCATTTAACGGGTATGGGCAACAGCCATGGGAAGGTGAGGCCAGGGCCATTGAGGAATTTTTCGGAGAGAGGCAACCAGTTATGCGTAAATTCGCTTTCTCCACGATCCCGAGTGCATATTTCAGGAAATTGCCATGAAGCTCATGAGTCGGCCAAACATACCGAACAGAGAACGACTGTTTGGGAGGATCGAGCAGGCGCTGGACGATCGGCGGCTGTCAAACGACGGGCCGTTCGTGCAGGAACTGGAACAGCAGATAGCCAAGCTGCACCAGGTGAGACATTGCGTGGCTGTGAGCAGCGGAACGGTGGGATTGGAGATAGCGGTTCGGGCATTGGGGCTGGAGGGCGAAGTCATCTTGCCATCGTTCACATTCATAGCGACGGCGCATGTGCTACAGTGGCTGGGAATCAGGCCGGTCTTCTGCGACGTGGCAGGGCACAACATAGATCCGAACAGGATCGAGGAACTGATAACGCCGCGCACGACGGGCATCATGGGGGTGCATGTGTGGGGGCGGCCTTGCCAGACAGAGCGGCTGGAACGGATAGCTAGGGAACACGATCTGCAGCTGTTGTTTGACGCGGCGCACGCTTTCGGCTGCTCGCATCGGGGGCGAATGATAGGGAGATTTGGTGACGCCGAAGTGTTCAGCTTCCACGCGACAAAAGTCTTTCATACATTAGAAGGCGGGGCGATCCTGACCGACGACGACGAGGTGGCAGAGAAGGCGCAACTGCTGCGGAACTTCGGGTTCCTAGATTACGACGATGTGGTGTGCCTGGGAATCAACGGGAAGATGAATGAGATCTCGGCGGCGGCGGGCCTGACGATGCTGGAGCAGCTGGACGAGATCGTGGCGGCGAACCTGCGAAACCACAGGCGATACCAGGCAGAGCTGGAAGGGCTGGAAGGCATCAGGCTGGTGGAGCACGACGACGACCAGCGGAACAACTATCATTATGTGGTGATCGAAGTGGACGAGGGGAAAGCAGGGATAAGCAGGAACGATCTGATCTACGCGCTGGACAAGGAAGGGATCGTGGCCCGGCGGTACTTCTATCCCGGCTGCCACAGGATGGAGCCGTACCGTTCCCTCCAGCCGCACGCAGGACTGCTACTGCCAGAGACGGAGCGACTGGTTGAGCGCGTGATGGTGCTGCCGTCGGGGACGGCGATAGAGGAGAGAGATGTGATACGAGTTTGCCAGGTAATAAGGAGCTATACGGGATGCTGAGGCGGCCAGGGCTGCAATTTTATGTGGACAGAATTAAATCGGGAATCCCCTTCAGTCTGGCGAGATACGGAGACGGTGAATGGAGCGCGATCCTGAACGACAGACGCCTGCGCACAGGATCGGGCAGCCAGGCACTGAACATTCCAGCCTTGCGGAGAGACCTGAGACGGGGCATCACCCAGCGGCCCAAGACAGACAACTACTTCATGGCATTGCGTGAGAGTTCAATAAAGAGATCAGTGAAACAGTGGCTGAACAAGCACGCGGGCGGGATACCGTGGCACGACTGCACGGTATTCTACAAGGCCAGCAAGAAAGGCTGGCTGAACCCGCTGATAAAGGCGTTCCGAGAGAGTGAATTGCCCAAGATCGTTGTGGGGCCTCCGTGGCTGCACAAGGTCAACCGCATATTCCCGGTGGCGGTTCACGTCAGGATACCGGCGCGAGATTGTTACACTGCGAAAAAGCGGATCGTGAAGCAGGTGCTGGCCTTCGGGAAACCGGCGATAATCAGCATCTCGGCTGGGCCGACGGGAAAGGTGCTGGTTCGCGAGCTGTTCTGGCAACTGGGCCAGCAGTCGTTCATCATTGATTTCGGTTCGCTGTGGGATGTGTACTGCGGCAGGCTAAGCAGGCAGTATATGCAGACGATGACGACAGAAACGATAGCGAAAAACTTGAGGAGGTAGATCGTGGCTGACATAGTGAGAAGGCAACGAGAGGCATTGCCCCCAACGATGAAGGTGCGATACAAAGACATGGGCGACGGAATTTGCGCCCTGGTCATAGCAAAGGAGTAGAGAGATGGCAGACATAACGAGAGAGATGGGCGGAGCGTTGCCGCTAGACATGCGAACTACATACAAGGATATGGAGGACGGAACACATGCGATAGTTCGAGCTATTGCTACTCCAGGATCAGCAAATGTGAACGCCAACATCCAAGTCGGGGATGTTGATGTAAGCAATGATAATCCAGTGCCTGTAAGTGGCGTGGATGGAGCTCTCACCGTCGATCAGGCAGTTCACGACAACCTGAACGCGAACGCCAACATCCAGGTTGGGGACGTTGACGTGAGCGATGATAATCCAGTGCCTGTAAGTGGTGTGGACGGAACTCTCACCGTTGACCAGGCAGTTCATGACAACCTAAATGCAAACGCCAACATTCAAGTCGGGGATGCCGATGTCGCTGTCGGCAACCCTGTGCCGGTACAGACCAACGACACCAGCCTGTGCATCGTCCAGACCCCGACGATCACGGCGGGATTGTACGCCAGCGGCGATGCGTTAGGCGGCCTGCTAACGTTCGCAGATGCAGCGAGGCTGGCTGGAGGAACGGGCACTATCATCAAAGTGGTGATCGTAGATGACGATCAGGAAATGGCCCCGATTGATATTGTATTCTTTGACCAGGCATTCACGCCTATCGCTGACAACGCCCCCTTCGATCCGTCCGATGCCGACATGCAAAATTGCGTTGGATTCATTGACGTAGCCGCGACCGACTATGCCGATTTCGTTGATAACAGCGTGGCGGCAAAGGGGAGCGGGTTGAGGATGCCGTTCGCATTCGATCTTGTGGGGACGAGCCTGTTCGCCCAACTAGTCGTCAGGGCGACGCCGACGTATACGGCTACTGATGACCTTACTGTAAAACTCACGATTAGCAGGAACTGACAATGCGGGACATAGCGTTACCAGACGGACAATGGAATGTGCAATACATGCAGCGGGTGTTGGCAACTGACCCAATGGCATACTGGATGCTGGATGAGAAGCAAGGCAATGTGGCCCACGACGTCAGCCGCAATGAATTCCACGGTACTTATACTGGAGTGACGCTGGGGCAGCCGGGGGTCGGGGATGGCAGGACATGTCCGTTTTTTGATGGGGCAAATGATTTTGTCAATATCTTCAGTGCTGGACTGGCTGCGGCCTTTAATGGTGCTGAAGGTTCGCTAATGATTTGGGCCAAGGTATTTAACATCGGTATATGGACTGACTCAACCGTGCGCATCGCAGCTACGCTGACAGCTGATGTAGTTAATAATTATCTAAGTCTTGGTCGTTATGCCACAAATAACAGATTGCTTTCTAGGTATAAAGCCGGGGGCACGTATAAAGATAGATCTGCAGGACCTTTCACTGATCTCGGTTTTATGCTGCTGACAATGACGTGGAGTGATAGCAATAATGCTGACGAGCTTAAATTTTATTTCAATGGTTCTCAGGCAGGTGTTACTCAGATTGGCTTGGGTGCGTGGGCTGGAGGTCTTAACGCCACCGATTGTGTCATCGGCGCGATAAACACGGCGCCTGTCAATGTGTGGCACGGCTGGCTTGCCCACAGTGCTTATTGGAATAGGGTGCTGGCAGCGGCACAAATAGCAGACTTGGCGGTGATACCATGAACTGGCACGGATACTTTGTAGTCAAGAGGCAAACTATCGGCGCGGGCAACTGGGCCGCACTGCAAACCGTCTTTGAGAATATGGGGACGCTGGACTCGCGCTTTCCTTGTTACAACAACCATCGACGGACGCGGCTTGATGAGGATGCCGTGATCTATGAATCCAGGTTCAACACCGAGGAGGTGTCCGTCGTTGCGTTCAAGCAACTGCTGGCCGACGAGTTTGGCGTACCAGTTGAGAACATCCAGAGCGAGATCGATTCCGTGTCTTATGCCGGTGGCTCAACGGCTGTCTGGCAATTTCTCTACAGCGACGTCGAGCGATTCAAAGTCGAGCGCTTTGGTGATGGCGGCTCCAACTGGCAGCAATCCGGCGACGAGTGCCGTGGTTACTTGGCGCTGTATCAAGAGGAGTGGGATTTAGAGCCGTGAGGATAGGCAATGAGGGCGGAGATGATAGACAGGAATTTGGCATGAGAGTGTCTTTGTGCATGATAGTCAGAAACGAAGAGAAGCTGCTGGCCCAGGCCGTGGGCAGTGCCGAGGGCCTGGTCGACGAGGTGGTGATAGTTGACACCGGCTCGACAGACCGGACGGTAGAAGTTGCCGAAGGGCTGGGGGCCGTGGTCATCACTGGCGCAGACAGGATGCACAAGGGCGAGTCAAGAAACAAGGCCCTTGACGCCGCAACGGGCGACTGGATCGTCGTGATGGACGCGGATGAGCTGATCGTCGATCCCGTCGGGCTGCGACAGTTCCTCGAAACGACGGACGCGCAGGGCGTGTATGTGTTAGAATCAAACATCAACGGCAGGGAGGAAGTGACGCTCACCTGGTCTCGGATGCTTGTCTGGCGGCGAGGGGCGTTCCGGTACAAGTACAGAGCGCATGAGATACCGCTACCGACGAACGGGTGGGGCACGACGGTGTGGACAAAGTTCCTGTGGGAGCACAGGCCACCGCCAGAGCGACTGGCATGGAAACCAAAATATTTCCTGGACAGGCTGTTGCTGGATGTGCAGGAAAACCCTGGCGAACCACGACCTCTCTATTACGTCGGGCGACAGTATTATTATGCAGGCCAATGGCTGAAGGCTATTGAGATGTTCCAAAAATATATGGAGCGGCCAACGCATGACGAAGCAGACGCTTGCGGCTTCATGGCCCGCTGCTACGCCAAGCTGAACGAGACGGAGAAACAAACGAGGATGCTGCACAGGGCGTGCGCCGCGCAGCCGGAGCGCCGCTCGTGGTGGGGGATGCTGGCGGAGATATATCACGCGCAGAAGAGAGACCGGCTTGCGGCAGGGCTGCTGAAATGCGCTCTGGAGATCATGCCAGACACCAGGAAATACGTCAACCCCGTGTGGTACGGGTTCCACATCCACGACCTGCTGGCGCGGTGTCTGTGGCAGATAGGCGCGGTGGAGGAGGGACTTATTCACGCCAGGAAAGCGGCGGAACTTGCGCCAGGTAACGCGAGGTTGGCGAAGAACTTGTCCTATTTCGAGGACAACCGCTGGCATCAGTGCCTGGACTGCATCCCGCAGCTGCGCGATGGCGGACGGACATTGTATGTGGGCGCGAATCGTCTCCGTGCGCCGGAGTGCGTCGAGCTTCTGCACAGGCTGGGCCATCGGCTGACGCTGCTGGAGATATTCCCGGCGAACGCGGGGCATTATAGGGGCGACGGCAGGTTCCGAGAGGTCATGGAGGGCGACGTCAGAGACGTGGAACTGGCAGAATACGATACCGTCTTCTGGTGGCATGGGCCAGAACACACTCCCATCAAGGATTTTGAAACGACCGTGAAGCGGCTGGAACAGGTGGCCAAGAAATTGGTGGTACTCAGCAGCCCGTGGGGACATTATGAGCAGGGGGCTGTGTACAGGAACAGTCACGAGGAGCATGTCGCGAAGCTGCTCCCGGCTGATTACGAGAGGCTGGGATACAAGACTGTCACTAAGGGTAATCTCGATCAGGTTGGCAGTCACGTCTTGGCGTGGAAGGTGATGTCATGAGCTTGTTGCTCGCTCAGGCCCCTGGGGTTGGGCCACAGGGGCCTACGGGACCTACAGGCCCGACCGGCCCGACATCGACAGTCGTTGGCCCGACGGGTGCGACCGGGCCGACTGGGGCGGGCACAACAGGTGCGACCGGCCCTACAGGCCCGACATCGACGGTTGCTGGGCCGACGGGGCCTACAGGCCCGACCTCAACTGTCCCCGGCCCGACGGGGCCGACTTCGACGGTAGAAGGGCCAACCGGGCCGACTGGGGCCACCGGGCCGACAGGGCCGACATCGACAGTTGAGGGGCCGACGGGAGCCACCGGCCCAACTGGCCCAACCTCAACGGTTCCCGGCCCGACAGGGCCTACTGGGCCGACATCGACGGTTCCCGGCCCGACGGGGCCTACCGGCCCGACATCGACGGTTGCTGGGCCGACGGGGCCTACAGGCCCTGCCCCAGCCGTAGCTGGTGCTGGTTATGCCTACGTCAGCATCGGTGTAAACAGTTGGGGTGTTGACCAGACGCCGAACTGGACAGGACTGCATACATTTGAAGATGGGGCTGTGATTAGCGCGGCTACTGCCGCCAGGTCGGTGCTGATACTCCAGACCACAGACGACGACCCCACCAACCCGATACTGGAGATTCAAAACGCTGCTGGCAATATATTAGCTGAGATACAAGCCGATGGAACATTGCAATTTCTACGCACGGCCACAGTGTGGAACGACATCTACTTTCCTATGTCATCGGGGAGGATTGGAGGAGCGAACCAACCCACTTGGGCAGCGTTCCAGGGAAATACTATGGAGTACACTTTTGCCATCAACGATTACATCCATCTGCCGTCTGGAGAAATAGCACACTCATATAAAGAAGGAAGTGATATAACGCTGCACGTTCACATAGTGCTCGATGGTAGTGATGTTGGAGACACAGATGTCAACTATGAAATTGAGTATACTATAGGTGATAAAAACGAAGTGATGTCCGCAGCTGCTATCATAACTTCTGGTGACTATACGATAACTGGAGGACTAGCGGATAGGATGCACCTATATATCCCAGTTGGGACGATAGTTGGTACGAACTTACTGATACAAGCATCACTGAAGATGCGATTTAGAAGAATTGCCCTGGTTGGTGGAGGCAATGCACCGAGCAACGATCCATTCGTCACGATGGTTGGCGTGCACATTGAAGAGGATACAGTTGGTTCTCGCACTGAAACAGCTAAATAGAGAGGCACATAATGTCATTTCAAGAACAACCGTCAGTAACCCGCAATCCGGTGATACGCGAGATTGAGATCGTCATGTTCCGCACGACTGAGGAGGAACATCCAGAAGGGCCACAATCTATGCGATTTCGCATTACGATTAAATGACCAGTACGGCCTCCAATGAATCATCTACACGGCAATCTGATACCGCATTTGACTGATAACATGAAAACCAACCTGCTGGCCTTCATGGATTGGATTTGGGCCAAAGCCGAGGCGGAGGTAACACCGTGACAGAGAAGCAAAAGACTGAAGAACAGCCAACCGAACAGAAATTCGACGCTAATGCAGCGCGTGAGCTGTTACAGGAAGAACAGGCTAATCGTGAACGGGCTTGTTCGGAAGCGATTCAGCAGGTGTTGAGACGACACGGCTGTAAAACATCTTTGCCGTGGCGCAAATCACGCCTGACGGTCGCATCGTCGCAGTATCTCAAATAAGAAGCGTGATAGCGCAATGATCAGTATTCACACACGAGGCAAGAAATGCCCAGCTTAACCATAGCAGTGTTTTTCACCAAAAACGACGGAGAACCGGCGACGGGCCTGGCGCTAGCCGACATTGACCTGTACCTGACGCGTCAGGATAGGCTGACCGGCGCGGATACGGTCATCTGGGACGGGACGCAGAACCCGACCGAGGAGATGGACAACGTCGGGGCGTACATCCGCATCTACGCGGATGCCAACTTCGACGATTACCACTATTTCCTGCGGGGGTTGTACACAGGCGCGGCGGTGCTGGACACCGACAACGTCATGGGCGCGGATAAGGGCATCTCGCCGTGGAGCTACACGGTGAAGACGCTGAGCCAGTCGGCGGCGAGCGTGATAGCGGCGGTGGAGGGTTCGACGGTGACGATGCCGTGGGCTACCTCATGGGATTTCAGCATCACGGGGCTGGGCGACCTGACGACGCGCGACACGCTGTACTTTACCGTCAAGCGCAAGCCAAAGGACGGCGACAGCCTGTCGGTGGTGCAGATAGAAGAGACCGCTGGGCTTCTGTTCATCAACGCGACGGCGGCGACTGTGGCGGGCAACGGTACGCTGACGGTCGACGACGCAGTGGCCGGGGATGTGACGGTGACGCTGGCCGTGGCGGAGACTGCCAAATTGAAAACGACCGACAATTTGCTCTATGATTTCAAGATGATAACGGGCGGGGGGCTGGCGCAGCTGCTGACGATGGGCAGGTTCAACATCAGCGACATCGTGACGGGGGCTATAGCATGAGTGCGTACACTACTTTAGCACAGTTGAAAAGCAGGATTCAGAAGACGAACCCCGACGCCGACGCCTTCCTGCCGCAGATCATCGACGCGGCATCTAGGGCCATCGACAGGTTCTGCAACCGGCCCGATGGGTTTGAGGCGAGCGACGCGGCGACGGTGCGGTATTACACCGGCAACGGGAAGGGATATCTGCTGATAGACGAAACCGTGGAAATTGAGCTCGTGTCTGTCAAGGAGTCGCCGAGCGAGACGACGTACACGGCCTGGACGACGCCTACTGCTCCGCTGGCCGGGGACGGGGACTGGATCCCGTTCTCTGGCGATCCGAAAGCGCCGGATTTCAACAGCCTGCCTTACGACTCTATCATGGTGGATCCGAACGGAAGTTGGAGCTACTTCACTGGCGGCAGGTGGCGGGGGCTGGCCGGTTTCAGGCCGTATGGGGCGGGGGTGCGGGGGTTGCCGACGGTTCAGGTTCTGGCGCGTTGGGGCTATTCGGACGACATCCCGGATGACATAAAGCAGGCGTGTATTATGCAGTCAGCGATTTTTTATAAAAGATTGCAATCGAGTGGCGCGTCCGTCTTGGCAAGCACGGAACTAGGCACATTAGAGTTTTACAAAACTATTGACCCGATGGTTGAACTTATTTTAGTGTCAGGCCGATATTTGCGCGTACCAACAGGCAGGAGATGATTAACCATACCAAAGCAAAAGCGCTGGGTATTATCCCAGCGCCCCATACCGTACCAAATCTTAGCAGGTCATATCACAGCGGACCAAACCGGATCAGACCAAAGCACACCAAACCCTTACCACAACGACTAATATTATACCACACCACAAGCAGGTTGTCAAATGATAAGTAAGTGGATATCTGTAGACGAAACTTTGCCAGAAGTAGGAAGTCGGGTAATTGGAGCATCACCTGTGGATGAGGATTGTTGGATGATACATTTTGGGAGAGTTATGCCAGTTCAAGATTTTGGAGGGCTAGTAGTTCTTGATTCTGGTCATGGATGGAATCATATTAGTCATTGGATGCTGTTGCCAAATCCACCACCTGATCAAGAAAAAGGCGGCCAGGTGAAGTTGGTCACTTCAGCGATTGCAGATAGGCAACCCTCCCAGTCGCACGCATAGTATACCACACCACAAACAGGCTGTCAAGTGATAAACGTAGAACTCAAGGGCATGAAGGAAATGCAAAAGAAGTTTGACCAGATCACCGCCGACCTCCACGGCGACCCGATGCGCGGCGGGATGGCGGAGGCGACGATGCTGGTCACGCGCGACGCGAGGCGGAACGCGCCGGTGGACATGGGCACGCTGCGTGCCTCGATAGTGCCAGAGGTGGTAGTGAGAACCACGACGGTGACGGGCATCGTGGGCAGCAATGTGAAGTGGGCTCCATACATGGAATTCGGGACCCGCCCCTTCTGGCCTCCCTGGCGACCCCTGTTTGAGTGGGCATCCCGCAAGGTGCGGGTGTCGGGCGGCGACGCAGGCGCGCTGGCTGCGGGGGCCAGGATAGCCATAGCGGCGCGGGGCATCAAGGCGCGAAGGTACTTGCAGTCGGCGCTGGAAGACAACGCCGGAAAGATTTTCCGAATACTGGGCGATGTGGTGGGCAGAATAGTGAGCAAATAATATGGCAATCTCAATCGGCGCATTATGCGACGCAGTAGCCACAACTTTATCAACCACAGCAGGACTGGCGACGACGCAGAGCTACGATCAACTGACCGAGGGCATGAACACCCTGCCGTGCCTGCAAGTTTATCCAGAGCGGTGGGAGGTCAGCGCGGACAGCGGCACGGACAGGCTGACGTTCGTGAAACAGTCGACGGGCGTGCCTGGCGTGAGGCAGACGGAACTGACGCTGCACCTCGACCTGTACGTGCGGCAGAGGAGCCAGCTGGACGAGGACTGGGGGGCGGCGGTTGACCTGGCGAGCGTGATGCAGGACAAGCTGGACGAGGAAGGGCCGTGCCCGCACTTCGGGGACGGGACATACATCCGCTCATTCCGCTACTCCGTGCAGCGGGTCATATTCGCGTACGCACAGACATCATACCTGGGTTTCAGGTTCACGCTGACCATGCGCGTGTTCTAGAGGAGGCGCAAATGATCTACAGAGTGCTGAGAAGGCTGGCCGTGGGGCCTGACAAAAACCGCTACATCGAGGCGGGTTCCGTGGTCAACGAGGATCGGTTCGGGCCGAGGATACGGGGCATACTGATCGGGAAGGGGATCCTGTCACCCGTCAGCGCCCCGCCGCTGGATGCATTCCCCGGCTGGAAGCTGCGGGCCGAGCGGTTCATGAAGGCTGGCTACGACGCGATTGACATACTGGCGACGGAAGATGCCGCGCTGGCGAAGGCGATCGGCAGCAATGTGCGCTCCATCCAGAAATGGAAAGGGGAACTCATGGAATTCCTGGGGCTGGGCGACGAGCCGATAGAGTTCTGCTGCGGGGGCAAGAGGGAAGTGGTGCGCGAAGAGCCTCAACTGGAGGCAGAAAACGTCACCGATGCGTATGAGGAAGAAGCGATCATGCTGATAGAAGAAGAAGAAACATTAGAGCCTGAAGAGCAGGCAGAGAAACAACAGGAGGTTGACGATGGCACAAACAGGTGATAGTGTAGCATTGGCGTGCGGACTGCTGGAAGTGTCGAGCGACTGCGCAAATTACCAAGACATCGGCGGCTCGTCCAGCACGGTGAGCGGAACCGACCAGACGCGGATGAGCGGCGAGTCGTACACGTTTGACGGCGACGGAGCGATCATCCAAGGGGGCAAAAAGGAACCGATGGAGTTAGTCTTTGAGATCGTATACTCAGAGACTGCTCTGGAAGCGTTCGAGTACGTGCAGGCGCTGTTTGAGGCGGTGGGCTGCGGCAAGCACATGTGCGCTCGCTGGTCGCCGGGCGGCGGCAACGGCGGCGACGCTCTGTACACGACCGACAAGGGCGTGCTGGTGAGCTTCACCTACCCGCCGATGGATGCGACGACTGGTGGACCCATCATGGCCGGGTTCACGCTGAAGGTGGCGAACATCACGGCTTCAGTAATCGCGACGTAAAGTGCTGAGACGCCGCAAGGCCAAAACGAAGCGCAGACACCGCAGGTTTGAAACGCCGAATGTGCAGGGCGATGACAGTTACGTCGTCGTTACCCTGCCGACCGTCGGAGAGGTGCGACCCATCGTGGAAATGGAAGCTACGGGCAGGGACACCTTTGAGGCGAAACGGGCCATCGTCACCGGCCACATCGTGGAATGGAACTGGGTCGGTGATGACGGTCGGTCTTTGCCCCTGCCGGTCAATGTCGATCAGCTGACGACGGACGAATACGAGCTGCTGATCGAGTTGTTGATTGGCTCGTTCGGCCACAAGGAAATATCCGATCAGTTGCTGGAAGCCCTCCACACAGGAGGCAAGCCCGCGCCGATGGAGTACATCTGGCTCCAGCTGTGCCGCGACGTGTACCACTGCTCGCAGACCGAACTGGAGAAGCAGCCGTGGACGACGGCCATGCTGGACATACGGATGATCGGCGTAGAAAACAAAGTCAGGCGGTTCAAGAGAAAGATCAGGAGGTGACATGGCGAAACGGAACAGCACCAAGCAGGTTGACAGCGAGGCAGTGCAGGGCGAAGGCAGTCACGTCGTGCTGCGACGGGTGAAAGTCGGGGCATGGCGAAAACTGAAGGAGAGGACGGCAGAACTAAAGGCGGACAACTTCGCCATCGATCTGGAGACGATTCAGGATCACGTTATTGAGTGGGACTGGGTGGACGACGACGGGAAACCGCTGCCGCTGCCAAGCGACGGTTCAATAGATGACTTGGATTTGACCATTGAGGAAAAGAGTTTTCTGATAGGAGCGATCTTCGGGCCTGGAGAATAACCGATGGCGAAACGCCAGTACACGGTAGAAATTGAGATCACGGCCAAAGACAAGGCCGCCAAGCCAATCTCTGGCTTGGCCAAGGGGGCGATGACCGATCTCCAAAAAGCGGGGCGACAGGCGTCGCTGGCCCTGCTGGAGATGGCTGAAAGCCTCAGCAAAGCAAGCAAGACGGATGCGGCTCGTGCCGCCTTGTCGCAATTGCAGCGTGTCATGGAGAGCGGCGAACTGTCTTTTGAGGACTATCAAGAAGCCGTTGACAGGACGCAGCAGTCGTTCGGGCTAGCCACCCCGGCGAGCAAGAAGCTGGCTGGGGAGATCAGCGACCTCACGAACCGTCTGGCCAAGGGCGACATCACGGCGGACGAATACGACAAGGAATTGCGACAGCTGACGAAGGGGCTCAAGGGCGTGGACAAAGCTGCCGAAAAAACCTCGGGCGTGATGAAGCTCATGGACGGCATCATGCTGGGGCTGGGTCAGCAAGTGATAAGTTTCGTCCAGCGCCTGCCAGGCATGGTCGTTGACTTGGTGAAGATGGGCGCAGCGGTAGAGCGCCAGACGAACGCGCTGGACGGCCTGGCGACCGCGGCAGGAACGTCGGGAGCGGCCATCGTGGCTGCCATCCAAGAGGCGTCCAATTTCACCATTGACCGCATGACGGCCATGCAGGTGGCGAACCGGGCACTGCTTCTCAACGTGGCCAAGACACCAGCGGAATTTGAGCGACTGACGCGGGTAGCGGTCAGGCTAGGCCAGGCAATGGGCCTTGATGCGACGACAGCCATAAACGATTTCGTGACGGCAGCCGGACGGCAATCCATAATGATCGCCGACAACCTGGGCCTGACGGTCAAGATCGGTGATGCGACTGAGAAATACGCGGAGCAAGAAGGCTTGCTGGTTAACGAGCTGACGGACGCTCAGCGCAAGATGGCGTTCCTCAACGCCATGCTGGAATCTGGCGAAGTGAAAGTGGCTGAGTTGGGCGAGGCTACGGGTGAGACCGCGAGCGATATAGAGATGTTGACAGCAGGTCTCAGTGACCTGAAGGTTGCCCTGGCTGAAACTGCTGCTGGCGCAACCAGTGGTACAGCAGCTTTTCTCGGCACAGGCCTGCGGGCTTCTGCCTTGTCCCTCAACGTCAACAAGCTGCAAAAAGAATTGCTTGCCCTGAATCTGGTCACCAAGGAGGAAGTGGCGGAATTCCAGAGGGCAGAGGCGGCATCCCGCAGGCAAAAGAACAGCACGGAAGAACTGGCAGAGCGGGTCAAGATGCTAGCGGCCTTGCAGAGGGAATACAATGTGTTGCTGGACGAACACAGTGCTTCGAGCGCCCGTGCCGTGCAGGAGCAGGCCAACTTAGATGCGTCATGGGCAAGGTTGGCAGGATCGTTGAAAGACAATGCTGATGAAATGGCAGGAGTGAGCTTTGAGGGGGCGGGACTGGAAGCGCGGTTGCGGCGCATCGACGAGGCAGTGGCGGACTATAATGAGTCATGGCACGCGGCGGAGCAAATAGGGGTGGAAGCTGAGCGAGCTATGGTAGACTTGGCGGATGGCTTAAACGAGACGGGGAGCGCAGCGTCCTGGGCAGAACGCAACGCGATGGCCCTAGCGAAGTCGCTGGAAGAGATAGAGACCGCTTCTGTCGCAGCAGCTATGGCGGCGCTAGACTTGGGAATGACTTGGAAGACGTTTTTTGACCGTAACGAGGAACAGGCGCAGGACTGGGCTGACAGACGGGAAGAACTGGAAACAGGACATGCCGAGCGATTGAAGGAGATACAAGATACAGGCAATGCGGAAATGCTAACCTCTGAGCAGGCCAGGTATGATGAAGAAAAACGGATGCTGGACGAATCGCAGGCGGCGATGCTAGAGGCTCAGAAAAAGCAACTGGGCCAGATGCTCCTGCAATCGTTTGAGGCATGGGCCAAGATGAAAGGCATCCCGGCAGACCAAATGCTGGAGATGCGCACCACGATAGCCGAGGAGTACGGCCTGATAGATAGCGAGACGGCAAACGCTGTCAAGTTCATGACGGCACAGTGGGAGAGGTGGGCAGAAGATACGAAACTGTCCACGGACGATGTGATCGACAACCTTGACCTGTACATGGAGAAGGCAGGGCTCGTAACCACCGAGGCGGGAGGTCATCTGGAAACCCATCAGAATGACATGGCGATCTGGCGCGAGGCATTGATTGACGACATGAGCCAGGTCAGCACCGCGATGGACGAACACAAAACCGATCCTCGCGAAATGGCCGACGAGGTTGAGGATGACACCAGAGGAATGACCGACGACTGGATAGCCTGGAAAGATTCCATGATCGAGGGAACCGCCAGTGTGAAAGGCGGGATGGACGGGCTGATAGGAAAGAGCGGGGAATACGCTTCAGTCACAACCGCAGATACTGACATTATGCTGGCCGACTGGCTGGCTTACCAGGTCGGCGTAAGCGGCGACATCGCTACGATGGAAACGGCGATGGGGGGCGCAGCGGTCAAGACGGGTGAGATGGCCACCGCGTCGGGCGAGCACCTGGCCGACAACTCCGGCGACTGGCGAGAGTGGGAAGGCAGCATAAGCAGGAGTGCGGCTGAGACGGTGGGCCATATGGACGAGGTGACTGGTGGGATTCACGGCGTCAAGAACGCCTTGGCAGAATTGCCTCGCGAGGTGAGGATCAAGATCATCGTTGAGCAGCAGGGCGGCATACCGGGATTGCAGCATGGTACGAGATCATTCGGAGGCGGCCTGGCGATGGTGGGCGAGGCTGGGCCGGAGCTGGTGGCGCTGCCGTCGGGGACGCAGGTCTGGCCAACGGGTTCGGGGCCGAGCCGGACGACGAACAACAACTTCAACATGACGGTCAACACGGGGGCTCCGTTCTCGACCGTGGTGCAGGACTTCGAAACGATGGCGGCGTTGGCGGCATGAAAAAAGTCATAATCACGATCATAATCCTGCTCTGCTTTTGGGGGCCTACTGAGGCCCAGGAACTTGACCACGTAATATATCTGCCTCTGATAAGAACGGGGAGCGATACTATGAGCGACTGGCTAATCATCATACCGGTAGAGATTCAGAATCTCGTGATCGAACCGAGTTTCGAGGATGGCATCACGGCGTGGACGGCGGCGGGCGCGGTCATAACGCGCCAGACCACGCAATCAAAATTCGGCGTCGCATCGCTGCGGCTGGTGACGGCCAACGCCGCCGCAAACGAGGGCGCGTACTTCAGCCACAATCCCGGCGGGGCGGGCACATTCACCGGCTCGGCGTGGGTGTTCGGCACGGGCGGGACGGCCAGGGTGCGGGTGCGAGACCAGACCAATGGGACACAGACGGTTAGCGCGGCGGTGATGCTGGGGGCATGGCAGCGGATCGAGGTGACGCACACGGCCGCCGGCGGATGCGCCGACCTGAGGCTGTATGTCGAGACGGATGTGCAGCAGAACATCACGTATTTCGCCGACGGTGCGCAGCTGGAAGAACAGGCCGAGGCAACCACCTACTGCGACGGCGACCAAGAAGGCTGCGAGTGGCTGGGCGCGGCGCATGGGAGCGTCAGCCAGCGGAGCGCGCAGAGCAGGGCGGGCGGCTTCATACGCGACTTGCAGGACGATTACCACTTCGACATCGGGCAGTTCATCTCTACCGGGATGCCGCCGCTCGACCTGTCAGTGGACAGTTACGCCATCCTGCCCGGCGGCGAGCTTAACAGCATCAAGGTGCAATCGCGGGTATTCACGCTGACCGGCGTCATCCGGGGGACGAGCACGGCGAACCTGCACGCCAACAAGCAGGACTTACTGAACGTTCTGAAGCCTGGGGCTGTGCCGGGCGACCAGCCGGTGCGGATCCGTTACACCGGCGCGGCGGTGGTGAAGCAGATCGCGGCGCATTACGAGAGCGGCCTGGAGACGAGTATCGTGGCCGAGATGGAGTGCTGGGAGCGGGTAGCGATAAGGTTCCTGGCCGACGACCCGTTCTGGTACGAGATCGGGGAGAGTTCGGAGGAATTGGACAGCGAGGACGGAGCGACGCTGCGCTATGTGACGGGAAGGCTGCGGAGCACGGGTCAGTGGGATGATCTAGGATTAGCAGCGAACCCGACCGGTGGGGGGACTATTTATGCCATAGCGCGCGGGCCGAACGGGAAGATATATTTTGGTGGCTCGTTCACGGGCTGGGGCGGTATCGCTGGCCGAGATTACATTGCAGCATACGATCCTTTCACGGACACATGGGAAACGGTGGGAGGCGCGTCTGACATAAACGCCACAGTCCGCGCACTAGCATGGTCGCCTGACGGCTATTTGTATGCTGGCGGCGATTTCACGAATGCTGCCATAAATCCCAATGCTGATTACCTGGCACAGTATGACCCATCCGCAAACACCTGGACTAATGTAGGCATTCCACAAGCAGGGGCGGCAGTTATAACATCTGCGAAAGCTCTTATATTCGGATTGGATGGAACGCTTTACATAGGAGGGAACTTTACTACATGGGCAAACGTAGCCAATGCTGATCGCATCGTTTCATGGGACGGAGCCTATGCAGCCGTTGGCGCAGGGGTAAATGGTGACGTTAGCGCATTGGCCATTAGTGGAAACGGGACACTCTATATAGGAGGCGCTTTTACCAATGCAGGTGCTGATCCTGATGCTGACTATATCGCATATTTGACTGGCGGTGGAACATGGAGCAACGTAGGCGGTGGACTGAGCGCAAATGTAAACGCATTGATTTTCGCATCTGACGGATCAACGCTCTATGTCGGAGGAGTATTTACAGATGCGGGAGGGGATGCTAATGCCGATTACATCACTGAGTTTAATGGGCAGATTTACAGAGCTCTGGGAACAGGCTTAGACAACAACTGTTACGCGTTAGGGATTGGGCCAGATGATATGCTGTACGCGGCAGGTTCATTCACTGTCGCGGGCGGGCTGACGGTAGATGATATTGCGAAATGGAATGGCAGTTCGTGGGCACATCTTGATGTGATTCTGCCAGCAGGGGCGAACATCGTAAGAGGGATGGAGCCGGGGCTAGCTGATCCGGTCGTGAATCAAAATTATGACCTGTGGTTGGGATTCGCGGTCACAGGTGCGGGGACATTCGCTGGTGATGTCACAATCACTAACGACGGCACAGAATCAGCCTATCCCAAAATCACTGTCTCCCGCATCGGCGGCACGTCAGCCATCTTGGAAGAAGTGCGCAACGAGACGACGGGCAAGGAACTCCTGTTCGACTATGCCCTGCTGGACGGCGAGACGTTGACCATCGACCTGACGCCGACCGCAAAAAGCATCGTGAGCAGTTTTTTCGGCCTGCGACCGGACGCCATACTGCCCAACAGCGACTTCGGCTCGTTCGCGCTGCAACCGGGCGACAACCTGGTGACATGCTTCGTGGCGACGGACGCCACGGTCGAGGCGTTCTTGTTGTTTAAGGATACCTACTGGTCCAACGATTGATTCTCTGGCGGATTTACTTTTCTCCCGTGCGATTTAGTGCAAGACTGTTCTTAAAAACGATTTCAGGGACTGTCTCATGGCTGGAAAATACGAACTTTGGCTCACAACCGACACGGGCCAGCGGCTCGCCCTGCTGGACAATGCCATCTGGTTCAGCGCGACCAGGATTGTGAACGGCATCGGCACGCTCAGCATGAGCCTGCCGGAATCGTTTGACGCGAGCCTGCTGGCTCCCGACAGGATGGTGCAGGTCTGGCGCGCGCCAGAGGGCGGCAGGCTGTCCCTGTGGCGCGTCTACTTCGTCAGGAAGTGGCGGTTCCTGACGCAGGGCAGCCGCCAGGTAACTCTGCTCTGGGGCCGCGACGGCAACGACCTGCTGCGGCGGCGCATCGCGGCGGCGTTCGTGGACGAAGCGCAGTCGGAAAAGACGGACTTCGCCGACGACATGATGAAGGAGATCGTGACGGAGGCGCTGGCCGACGGCGTGGCCCCGATACCGGACGCGGGGACGCGGGCATGGGCTGACCTGTCGGTGCAGGCCGACCTGGGCAACGGGCCGACGCTGACGCGCTCGTTCGCCTGGCAGCGGCTGGACAGGCTGATCCCAGCCATCGGGCGGGCGGCACGGGAGGCGGGCACGGAGGTGTTCTTCGACATCGTGCCGGTGGTCGCGGGCAGCGACAGCATCTCGTTTGAGTTCCGAACGTACACCGGCCAGCCGGGAGCAGACCGGGCGGGCGTGGTGTTCGACCAGGAGCGGGGCAACCTGAAGGAGCCTTCGCTGGAGTTCGACTACACCAATGAAGTGAACTACGTCTACGCCGGCGGCCAGGGGCAGGAGAGCGAGCGGGAGGTGCAGCAGAGCTACGACGCGGCGCGGTACAGCGTCTCCCAGTGGAACCGGTGCGAGGGGTTCGTCAACGCATCGTCGCAGGCAGAGCCTGATGGCGTTCGGGAGATGGCTCGGTCGTCGGTGGATGCGGGGAGGCCGAGGCGGCGGTTCGGGGCGATACCTGTGGACACAGAGGGGACGCGGTTCGGGCGGGACTGGGATCATGGGGACAGGGTGACGGCGCGGTACAGAGGATTCGAGTTTGACACGATCATCAGGGTGACGAACATAACCGTCAGGGACGAACATGAGACGGTCACAGCGCGGCTGGAATACGAGGATTGATGCCTGACGAATTCGATATCGGATTGAAACTGGAGCAGGACAGGATACTCCGGCGCATCGACGACCTGGAGATAGCGGAGTACACGATCATGCAGCTCGGCGACGGCGCGCCGGTGCACGCGGCACGCGAAGGCACGCCGTACTGGGACATGACGAACGATGACCTGTACGTCAACAACAATTCCGGCGTGGCCGGTGCGGGTTCTTGGACGCTCGTCAATACCGGCGCGGCGGGGCCTACAGGGCCGACCGGCCCGACGGGTCCGACAGGCCCAACGGGGCCAACCGGCCCGACGGGGCCTACCGGCCCAACAGGAACCGCTGGCCCGACGGGGCCAACCGGCCCAACGGGGCCAACCGGCCCAACGGGAACCGCTGGCCCAACGGGGCCTACCGGGGCCACGGGGCCTACCGGCCCGACATCCACGGTTCCCGGCCCGACAGGAGCCACCGGCCCTACCGGCCCGACAGGGCCTACCGGAGCTACGGGACCTACCGGCCCCACATCTACCGTCCCCGGCCCTACCGGCCCAACGGGAACCGCTGGCCCGACGGGGCCAACCGGCCCAACGGGAACCGCTGGCCCGACGGGGCCAACCGGCCCTACAGGCCCTGCTCCCGCCGTAGCTGGCGCGGGCTACGCCTACGTCTCGACCGGCGTGAACGCCTGGGCTGCCGACCAGACGCCGCTGTGGACGGGACTGCACACGTTCGGTGCAGGGCTGGCAATCAGTGCGGGCCAGGGCATCACGATGGCCGACGGAACATGGATTGGCGGCGGCGCGGGCATAGAGAGGATAGTCTTCGATCTCGCTGGCGGCAACATCACGGTGCTGGGGGCGAATTTTGGCGTCGGGGTGGTACCGATAGCAACAGCGACTGTAGACATCAAACTGGCTTCAACAGGAGCATTTGTACAGATACAGAGATCAGCGGCGGGTGGCCGTTCGCAGATCGTGCTTGCCGATGAAGCCGCAGCACAAATTTGGAGGTTTGGTCTTACAGGCGGCGGATCGACAAGCTTCACTTTTTACGATCAAGCGAACAATGCCCTCCAGATGGAACAAAACGGCAACATCTTGATGAATCCTGGCGGCTTTGTCGGCATTAAGGCATCCCCACCCGACCGCCTTTTCCACGTTGAGATCTCCGACGCAGTGACAGCCGCCGTCACCTATGCTCAGCGGCTGACGCAT